CAGTGCCGCCAGTGATTAAATTAGCCCCTGTTATATTGCCGGTTGCACTGATCAACCCGCCAGTGATTAAATTAGCGCCTGTTATATTGCCGGTTGCACTGATTAATCCACTAGTCGTGATATTACCAGTCGCAGTGATTAGTCCAGTAGTACCTAAATTACCTACATTGGCATTTCCAGTCGCAGTTATTACACCAGAACTGATTAAGTTACCTGCACTTACATTACCAGTTGCAGTGATCAACCCACTAGTACCTAAGTTACCTACGTTAGCATTTCCAGTCGCAGTTAGTACACCTGAACTGATTAAGTTACCTGCACTTACGTTACCAGTCGCAATGATCAACCCACTAGTACCTAAGTTACCTACATTAGCATTTCCTGAAGCGTTAAACGTACCAATAACATTAGTTCCTGTACCGGTGACCACAAATACATTTGAAACACCATTAGATGATAATCTGATATTTCCATTTGCAGTTATAATTAAATTGCTGTTTCCATTTTGCAATGTATTACCTATAGCAGCAGTGACGTTCGATAAAAGTCCACCATCCCCGCTAAAAAAGTTTGCGGTAGCTAAATTTCCTAATGTAGAATTCCCTGTCAATGTCAACCCAATTGCACTAATATTACCATTTGCAGTTATATTACGAATTGATAGGTCCCCGTTTGCAGTTATGTTGCTTATATTAGAGACATTAATAGGTAAGTCTATCCATAATGTCTGAGAGCTTGATGTTATTGAGGTGTCTTGCGAACCGTTCGCATCACGTCCTATACTTAACGTGCTAGTATGAACTTGCACACATGCAATGTTTGCGGAGATTACTACGTTACCTGTTGGGGCATTAACTGTTATACCAGCACCCGGTAGTCTGTTGATAGAAGTTACACTACCAGCGTCGATGCCTACGAAAACTTCACTGAAATTTTCTTGAACTTTTTGAAACGCAGCCCGTATCGAATCTGCATCTGGATCATCTGGGAATGTACCAAAGTCTATATTTCTTTGTGCCATATTAATATTACCTTATTGAGTATTTATCGTTACCTTTAAAGAACTTACCCAACAAAAAACCCGACAATTGTCGGGTTTTCACAGAAAGTGAGTTTTAAATTCCTGCTAGTTTTTTCCAGTCACGAATCGATTCATTCATCGAGTAACCCATCCTATCTTTTTGCCCGGGAATAACAGGGGCGGTCGCTTGACCTGTAGATTTCTGTTTGTTTAGTCCACCGGATATAGTTTTTGTCATAAAATCTATGTCGGTAGTAAAGGACTCGTCATCAAAATCTTTTGATTTTTCTCCGGCATCATTGGCCCATTCGGTCATCTGTTCTTCATCATGTGATGTTTCTGCTACGTCTTCTTCTTGATCGTAACTTTCTTCTTCATCTACCATTTCTTCATCTTCACACTGACATTGAGATTCATGGCATGTGCCGCACATTTCATCCGAACTACCATCGACTTCTTCATGTCCAGGATCTTCGTCTTCATAATCTGAGTCAGTACTGGCTCCTGTCATTGTCTTCATTAAAGACATCATACCATCATGACCACTTACTACGTTTATATCACCGTGTGAATTACTCTGCGATTCTGCACCATTCGGCGAACCGTACTGTGAGCTTTGATTATCACCAAATAATCCTAATCCAGCTTGTTTTATTAATCCAAGTAACTGATCAGCTTCTCCGTCTTGCGCTGAGACTGTAACACTGTCTGGCATTCCTTGTTGACCTTTACTGATAGAAACAGTCATGCCTTCTGTAACATCTGTATTTTCTGTCAATAGTGATGATAGTTGTGTATTCCAACTTTCAAATGCCAATTCGTCTAATTTAGAATCGTATCCACTGCGATCTACGAATGTTTTTCCACCTAAACTAAACTTGTCTCCGGTCCTAGTTTTTGCTAATGCAGCAGTGAAGGCATTGCCCTCATCCATTTCTGAGTCAGCCATTCCACCTACTGTAGCAGGGAGCATTTCAGCTTCGTACACTCCCATACCATAGCATTCATCAAGTCCGTCTTTGTAACCCTCGCAATACGCTTTACGTTCGTCTAATGCTTCGTAATTTTTACCACAGTGATTGTGACCCTTCAAGCCATGCGATTTACCTTCAAATCGTGCTGCACTTATCCTGTGATTTGCACCTTCTTTCACTGTCCTCTTACTCTCAAGCGCTTTGTTACTACGTCCTGCACCTAAACCAGCGCCGCGGGTGTCAACCCCTGCAGACGACGGTAGATCGGCTTCTGCCATACTTTCTTTTTTCGCAGCGCCCTCACCTTTTTTCCATCCACCTTTAGCTCTCAATGCAAAATTAATTTGACGCTGTTTCTTAGCTTCTTTGCTATTTTCAGGATGAGGACCCGTTTTCTTTAGTTTAGCTAGCATTGACTTAAGTTCGTCTACTGATTTCTTCGAAAACTCGCCTGTAGATTTAACTTCTGCGTCGCCGGTCCACTTTTCGCTCATTGCTTGTGTACCAGCTGGGGCTTGGCCTGTAGCGCCAGCGGCAGCTTGACCTGGTTGATTTGCGGGGACTACAATTTGTGCTTTCTTTTGTTGAGCCAACTTACCAAAAGCATCTTTCATCGCCTGTCCTGCAGGACTAGAGTCATCGATGTTTAAAAAACCCGTGCTAGTTGATTGTGTCTGACCTTGTTTACCTACTACAGGAATAGGTTGCTGAGTCATCATTTCATCTACTTTTTCAATATACTCTTTAAGTTTGTTCGTTTTAGTAGCTTTTCCTGGCAACTTACCTTTTGGTACATTACCCACTATCCAGTTTTGTAATTCTTTTGCCCCGCCGTACTTGGCTGCAGTCTCTGCATCGCCTCCGACTTTCTTGGGACGGCCACGGCCGCGCTTTACTTCCGGTTTCTTTTCTTCTTCTTCACCGTCGGGGTCAGTATCAAATTTGCGACCATACCCACCCGGTCCTGCTTTATGAATTACACCCTTATCTGTATCTTTTGTAGCCTCAGACAATTGGCTTAAATGTTGTAGTATTGATTTGAAATCCATTTTTATTCCTCTATATTTTATGCCATAGCGCCTGTCTTTGGCTTAGGCGGTCTAGTGATTGTACTCATCGGGCTTTTTCCGCCTGCTTTATCTTGCGGTACAGCTTTGAAGGGATCGAATGATGCAGGCGTTTCTTTGCTAGCATAACTCATTTTAATTTCGTTACCCTTCATTTGATCTTTAATAGTAGACAAATACGATTCACCGTAAGCCTTATTTGCTTCTTTTGCCCCCGGAGCCGAACCCATGTCATCTTTAGATAACAATGGACTCTCCTTCATTTGATTTGCATATCCATTTGATTCTGAGTTGATACTGTCATTAAAATCACTACAAATAGCCCTAACCATGTTAACGTTACACCCTAATAATTGTGCTACTTGAATTATCATTGGTTCTGTTGCAGGATATCTAAAATTGGCCTTGATTATAGTCACTGATTGATTCTTCAACTCTGGAAAACCGTATGGATCTTGTTGTATTGGAGTGCTCGTGGGTACGCTGATGTCAATTGCATCAAATTTTTCCTTTAAGTTATGTGAAAACATACTTAAGAAGTTCTTATCAACATCACCGGCGATTTTGATCGTGTAATGATATGTCTTTACACTTTCTGTAATAAATTCTTTGAGGCTACGCATCGTAAATTCCTATATATTTTATATTTATCATTTATTATCTATTTTAGATCCAGAGTTGGTTCAATGTGTTCCAGTAAAGGTTTTCAATAAATACCTTCGTTGATCATGCTCTATGCCTTATTCTCTTTCTGGATCAAGAGTTTTAAAAGTTCGTTACGGTCTAGTGACTTGGCTTCACCCAATGGAGTAGACTCTATTTCTTCTGATTTTGATGCTAACTTTTGATCTAAACTAGCTTTCTTTAATTGCAACTCAATCATTTTGAGTTTTTTGTTGAGCTTAGCTGTTTTTGCAGTAATTGCGTGTCCTAGCATGTTGCTAGCAACGCTGAAAATTTCTGCGCTAAATCTACTATCAACTTGCATACCCAGATCGACTAAATCTTTATAACTATTTTGTGCCAAATCAGCTAGCTCATCCATTTCAGCGTCAGATGCATCTAGCCCACGTACTTGAGGTAATGCATTGTTAATTTTATCTAAATTTGATAATGCTTCTTCTGTAACTTCCACTGCATTGTCGGGAATAGGTTTACTAAGAGCCTCAATCTGAGATTGGGGCAATTCAAATAGTTCTTCTAATCTTTTAGTAATTTCTGTTCTCCCTCGGAATGATACATGCTATTTAATTATTTCTTACCATTCCAAAATAGATCCTGTTCGGTAATTACACGAAATGTAAATCCATTTTGCATGCAGTATGCTCGGCAAGCTGACCACTTGGCGTGATTAATTGCCACTATTGCTCTATCTTTAGCGCTGGCCGTTCTATCTTCGATTATGCTTTGTTTCTTTGGTTTTATTTCTACAACTTCTGCTATATTTTTTCCATGTTTATTTTCATAAACTACAAAGAAGTCCGGAATATAAATTGTAGGTTTTCCTGTAAGCGGGTGTCTATATGGTATTCGTAGTGCTTCACTGGCCCAATATATTATATTTTTATTACCATCAGCGAACGTCATAAACGTAAGTTCCCAGCCGCTCCTGTATTTTGGCTTGTGATTCCCTATATACTTCTCAGGATTTTTAGGTACATAAATACCTTGTGCCCATTTACCCATATCACTGAACTATGTTTCTAGCTACTGGTTGAATCGGTTTTGGTATCACACTTATACCGTATAATGAAGTTTTAGACTTAAAACTATTCATATAGTACGCCATAATTTTATTCATCTGCAACTTATTTTGAGCGCCACGTAATTGATCCACTAATACAATAACATCTATGTTAGTTTCTTGTGCAATTCTAAACAATACGGCTGTAAAATTCGCTGCTATATTTTTTGTTTCGCATACCCCAGAAAAATAACCATATACTATGTCGTAATTTATAGCACTCACGACTAAATTAGTTGCATAAAATGAGTCAAATATTCTAACTGTTTGGTCCAGTTGTGTTCTGTTATCTATTATTTTTGCCATAATTTTATCCACCTATATTGGGTATTTTTGGTATTTTAAACGCAGAGAGCGAACTGTTAACTTGCCCAACTAGATTATTTACTACTTGTGTTCCAGCAGTTTTTATATTTCCTATGTCCTTTGCAACTCGATCTCCTACCGGAGCCCCTGCTGTAGATTGTGAGGGCGTGCTGCCGTATATAGGGATGTCTGCTATCTTGTCTCTTGTTCCTGTCGTGGTCCCTTGCAAGGCATTCTGTAATGATGAATTTATTTCAGCTCCTATCGACTTTAAGCTGACATTCTTAAAGGCATTATATGCAGCACCTGCTGTCCTAACTCCACTCAAAATACTACCATTTCCAAAGTCATTTATTGCTCCCCCAACCGAATTAATTAGTCCAGTAGGACCCAATACGTTACTGTTTGATCCAGGCCTAGATACAGGGCTTAACTTTCTATCGTAATACGCAGAGTCTCCGAATCCGGACACAATGTTTTCTGGACTTTGCCCATCTAAGTTACCTTTATTGTATGCCACAGACTCGTAATCTATTGTCATTTTATTTTCCATAGTTCCGCCACTCTCTGCGTAACTATAATTATCATGTCCGAATCTAGTTATAATAGGATTTATTAAAGTGTAGGCAATGAAATCATGGTTACTGAATCCAAAGACTGTTATTCGTTTGAAGAATGGAATTTTTGAGCCTGGCGAGGTTAAATCTAGGCCAGTTTCTCCTACATATCCCCAATCCATAGCACCAGTAATTTTTGGTTGATAAATGGTTCTGTTATTATAATCTGTGGCTAATACATTTCCTGCACCGTCACTAGACGAAGCATTTTGCCCACCTCTATTACCTGAAAAAATAGACTCCAAATTTTTAGCATCTTTGTAATAGTAAGTATAATAATTGTGCCATAACCGAGTGATTAAACTATTATTGTCATCATGAAATGATATCTCTATAGGTTCGTACTTTATTTTAGTTTGTACTATTCTTTTTCTATTGTATTGATTTAACGTGTGAGTGTCAAAACTAAAATTCGGCAATTGAACTGTTTTTACCAAAAGACTAAAATTGGATTGTTTAGGCAACGACGCAGTATTATACGCTTCTTGATTTATGTCAAAGTATACGTGAAATAGAAACTTAAACTTTGGAGCATTCTGGTAAAAATTAGACCTGAATGCTTTAGATGCGTGAGTAAAATCCCGTAGGTAATCGTTGCCGAAGAACCCTCCGGCAACGTTAGCAAGAGATGATTTAATTCTTTCGGGCATATACCCTCAAGTAATTAACTACCGATACCAGTAGTTGATTCACCGCTTAGAATTCTACCGATGGACGCACCGACACCTGAAGTCAATGGTGATTGAATTGCATTGTCATATCGTATGGTTAACGCTATAGTGACTACTTCGTTTGCTCCGTAATTTAATGCATTGTAGTTGGCTGTTTGCAAGAAGCAACCATACAACTCCCATGTTTCTAGAACTATAGGCGCTGACCCACCGTTTCCACCATCTAGTATTTCAATGTTTGTTTGGAACTTGTAGTCTTGACCTGTTGCCGCACTTGCTTGCTCAACAAAGTCGAATTGTTTCTGTAGCTGTTGGCCTACTGCCCTAGCTATGTTTCCTGAGGCATCATCTCTGATGTTTACAGTCATTGGCTGCCATGCATGCTTTCCAGCTAAGTACATGGTAGAGTTATAAACTGGTAAAGTAATTTCTGTAAAAGAAACGTTTGGGCGTGAGCAGTCAATAACTTGTTTTGTTAATTGCAACCCGTTAGCTGCATCAACCCCAAAATTTAAGAAATTAACCCTGAAGCGATATTGTAGTTTCGGCATCAACAGACCTTGATTTCCACCAGCGTTATCTGATGCTACGGTCATGTTGAATAATGATTGTGAGGCTGTTGCCATTTGTAAATTCTCCTGTATATTAAAGATATTGAATATCAATTCCCGTAAAATATTTATCTGAAATCTGAAAATTTAATTCTGTATGCATAAATAAGTATTACAGGAGCTATATCAATGTCTATCCAATGTAAACTCTGCCAACAAGTGTTTTCAAAACTAATAACGTCCACTCACTTAAAAAAACATAATACGACTACCGGCGATTATCGCCAAAGATTTGGTGATGATTCTATAGCTAGTCCTGAATACCGTAAGCAGCGATCAATGAATAGTGTAGGTTGCAAAAATCCAAATTTTAATAATAAATGGTCAGAAGATCAGAAGAACACTATGTCAGCACAGAAATCAGGGTCGACTCCCTGGAATAAAGGAAAAAAATACTCAGCTACTGTTAACCAACTTACTGCAATAGAAAATAGAGAACAGAAGTACAGAACTGGTGAGTTGGAAAGAATAAAACACACCCCAACAACTGAAGAACGATTACATTTAAGCAAAAAACAAATAGAATTTGCAAAGAATAACCCAGAAGAAGTTAAACTTAGGGCAGTAAAAGCAGTTAATACTAAGCGAGAAAAAGGTTACGATTTTGGCTCTAATATGCGAGGTAAAAAACAAACGAGCGAAGCATTAAATAAAATGGCAATAGCACGTAAAAAAGCAAATATTACTAAGTCTATGCTATCAATTGAGGCTTTTACAAAAAATTTAGAAAAATGTAATGTTACTCTATTAAACACCGTTAGTGAAGACATATTCAATATCTCGTGCAATGTATGCAATACACACATGTCTTATACTAAACAGTATTTTACCAACAGTAAGCTCAACACTGAGATGTGCCCTAAGTGTTACCCAAAAGTTCATAATCGCAGCGAGAAAGAAATACAACTGTTTTCATTCGTTTCATCGTTATGCCCCGATGCAGTTAATAATTGCAGATACTTGATACCCAGAATAGAGTTTGACATATACATACCTAGCGCTAATGTAGTAATTGAGTTTAATGGGTTATATTGGCATAGTGAGAATGTGTTAGAATCTTCTGGAAAAGTAAAAACGTCAGACAACAATAAACGGATAGCCGCGCTCGAAAATAAGCTGCGATATGTTGGTATTTTTGAAGACGAATGGGATAATCATAGAGAAATAGTTGAAAGTCGACTCCGAACAATATTGAACAAAGCGGGAATTAAAGTAGCGGCTAGAAAATGTATAGTAAAAGAACTTGATTCAAAGACTGCTAGTAAGTTTTGCAAAGATAATCACATACAAGGTGTAGGAAGAAGTAATATCAGATTTGGATTACTGCATAATGATGAGCTAGTATCAGTAATGACGTTTAGTAAAAACAACTTATCTAGAAAAATCTCAAATTGGGAAATAAACCGATTTTGTAACAAGTTAGATATGGTAGTGGTTGGAGGAGCGTCAAGATTATTCAAAGCTTTCATTTCAAAGATCAATCCCGAAAAAGTTATATCTTACGCAGACTCTAGATGGAGCTTAGGTAATATGTATGAAAAAATAGGATTTGAATTAGAGAAAGAAGTTGCCCCTGGATATTGGTATTTTAGACCAAATGAATCGAAACGAATTCATAGATTTGCGCTACGTAAAACAAAAAATGATACTGCATTTAAGACTGAGAAAGAGTTACGAATACGAGAAGGTTATGGCAGAATTTGGGACTGCGGCAACTCTAAATGGGTATGGACCCAAAAAAATAAGGGTCAATGACCCTTATTTTAGTACAACTTGTTTCTTACTGAGATAATTCACCTGTGTTCAATATACGAACTGGTATGTAAATGAATTCAGCAGCCTTAACTGGTTCAACAGCTACGTCAATCCACAATTCATTTCTGTCTATTCTAGCAGGTGTGTTGTTGCTAGCGTCACATACTACTAGGTAGTCGTATATACCACGTTTCGCAACCAAATCGACCATCAATGATTCAACAACTCCAGCAATTTGCTGTCTGGTTAGAGAATCATTTGGTTCAAACACAAACGGTCTTGCAGCTAGTGTTAATTGACGACGAATATAAGCTACCAATCGAGCAACGTTAGTTCTATCCAAAGCAGAAGTTGAATTAAAGCTTGTTTTATTTCCATAGTTTAACAATCCGTTACCCGTGAAGAATACTAAAGGATTGATGAAGTTCTGGTACAGAACATCGCGTATTCCAACACGAGTCTTAATAACTTGGAACTCTCCGGTCGTACGGTTTAGATATCCAATGTTACCTGCATTATCAATAATACCTCGGCGTGTGCCTGCAGCCGCTAGCCATGGATAAGCCAAATTATCATTACGTAGGAATGTCCTCAACATCATGTGACTTGCTGGAACAGCCACTTGATTTCCACTAAGATCATTAGTGATGCCGCTCGGATAAAATAAGCCCAAATATGTGTTACGAGTAACACATCCATCTTCACCCGTTGATGCTGCACCGGCTGCATTAGTAGCCCAAGCTTGAATCGAGGTTGCACTATCAGACAGACCCATTGGCGTATCCCCGATGATATAGCATGTTTCCCCTCTGTCGGAGTTTAATGTTACCATATTAGGTTGCAATTCAGGATAATTAGGTGTTGCCATTAAGTTGAAGAAGTTATCTTCATCGCGCACTGACATATTAGTATCTAATGCAACGCGCAACGCTTGAACAACTGCTGCGCGTTGTGCTTTACGACCCATGTAAGGTGATCCATTGCTCTGCAGACCGCTGGTGCTGACCCATGCATTAGTTTCTGCGGGAAGTGCTTCAGTTCCAAATGTGTCTGCGTTAAAGTAATTAGTCCTGAACTGCTTTACGTTGTAACCTGAACGACGAGTGTTAAACAATAGCATACCATTTGGATATAGAGAAGAAGAAGGTGCATCTAAATCTAAATAATTGCTTGTTAACAAACTGGCTATTGTCGGAATAGGATCATCTGTGATACTAGTATTGCCGTTATTAGCCCAACGTGCGTCAGCGAACAATATACCATTTGGATTAACTTGGTCTGTATTATCAATCAACACCCACTTGTCTTCACCTGAAACTGCTTGCCAACGATATATTACGGGATAATTTTCTAGATCAGCCGTACTGATCCAGATATCACCGTATACTAATGCAGTCCCGTCACTTTGCGCAGTAGGTTGACTTGCACTTACAATAGGACCACTTGGATCAGTTGCGTTAGCACCTGTGCTAGTAGGGAAGCCACTAGCGTCATAGTTTTGATTTCGATATCCTTTCCATGCACCGTCGTAATTAACCATTAAATCTACTTGATCTATTACTGAGTAGAACCAATTTGTGTTATTTGCAGGTTCAGCTACAGGGGTACCTTCATTTGGTAAGTAGGTAAATGCTCTCCAGTTGCTTAGTTGAGTAGCGTAGACAGATGTTGCTATGCCAGACACAAATGCTATTCCAGTTACTGCACCATCATCAACTGATGTGACTTTAACAAGTAAATCGTTTGCTGGGGTGCTACCACCTAAACTTGTTCCTGCAAATGTAATTGTATTGCCCACTACGTACCCTGAGCCAGACGCCACGAACGCAGTAGTATCAACAATGTACTGACCGTATTTTACTGTAACTTGTGGTTGAAACTCTGTACCCACCCCGGTTGTAGCAGATTGTGTAGGAGTAAAAGATACTTCTGCAGAAGGACCAACTTTAACTCCGTCTGTGGATCCTGGGGCAAAGCCAGCATCAGCACATAGCAATGATGAAGTTCCTTGTTCTGGTCCAGTAGTAATAGTATCATCGATGATAATCTCGCCGCCCTCAGTATGAACAAGCTGAATGGCACCACTAGTAGTAATAGTAACGCTTGTGTAAGGTATATTAGCAGCAGTCCATGCAGTGATAAAGTCTATACCGTCAGAATTATCTGCTAATTGCAATGCGTACGGACCTAATAGATCAGTTGAATTAGGCTCAGATACATATACCAATGCAGTATATGGTCCTGAACCGAAGCTAGGGTCTGTCACTGTACCAGTAACTACAGTAGGACCAGTAGCGATTCTTTCCCAAAGATACACTGGACCCAAATTATATTCATTGTTGAATCCATACTGTGCATATATTGTACCGGCGGTAATTGTTTTACCTCCAGTAGCATCTATTGCTGCGGTAGCAGCCCAGTCTGATGTGGCCAAGGATACTTTCGTAGGTCTCCATGCCGCTATACTAGTGTCATAGATTGACATAGAAGGAGCTAGACCATTACCCAAAGCACCAACTTTGATCCAAACTGAACCAGTGGGTCTAGGATATGATTGACTGCTTTGCCATAATGGTTGAGCAGATGATGTGCCATATGCAAAGCCTGGTTGATAATATGTTCCAGCAGTAAATCCTATATCTTCTAAAGCGGATCCTTCCCCAGAAGCTAACACCAATGATTTCGGACCAGCAACTGAATCATCTATTTGTGATGAGTAGATGCTAAGCTTACCACTAACAACACGGGCAGTTAAATAAGTCCAGCCCAAATCATTAATTGCTACAGCAACACCTTGAACCGTACCATATGGTCCACCGGTGTCTGGTATAGTGATAGTAGCTACGCTACCAGCTAACGTTATAGTAAATGTATCACCTATATTCAGTGTAGGATTAGAGTTTGTTCCTTGAACGGTTGGCCAGTTAGCTGCCCAATCACTTGATCCCAATGCAACCCACTCGTTGTCGGATGACTTAAGAAAATATTGCTTAGCTGTAGTTTCATCTGGGTTATCATACGCTGTTTCAAAATATTCTTTGACTGCGTATTCACCTATATTGCCTATACTAGCTAATGGTACTCCACCTTGTAAGTTTGCACTATCTGTAATAACTATTGGGTTCTTTACAGTAAATAGTCCAGTAGTGGCATTAAATTCATATATTCCGTATGTAGTTCTTGTAGTATCTAACCAATACGTACCATTATCAGCGGCACCACTTGGTCTAACTGTTTGTCCGACTAAACTTGCAAGGTCTATGTCTGCACGTAGAACATAACAACGATTGGTGACGCCTAACAGTGAATATGCAGCCAATAGACCATACTCGTTGAGTTCATATCCTTGAACAGGGGTTCCGTTTGTTGAAGTATAGAAGAACGGAGATCCGTATAAAGTAACAAGGTCTCGCTGGCTTGTGACTTCGAATAACTTATTTGCGTTTGCTGCTGTTGTTGCTTGTGCAACACCAGTGCCGGTTGGGTTAGCCTTGTTTTGCGCAGTTGCTAATACTACCAATGGTACCGAGCCAGTTGGAGCGGGAAGATATTGACTCTGGTCAATGATCGTCACTTCTACGCCAGGGGATGTTAATGCCATTTTTTTTCCTTTATGTCTAAAATTATGAGGTCTGTAACCTAAGAATGCATAACAATATTTAGCAAATAAATGAAAAATAGCCGATTTAGCGTGCCTTTAAAGGTCTATTGAATAAATATTCAATGAAGATCAGACCAATCTGCCAGTCTTGTAATAAAAATTTCTGCGCAATAAATTATATTCGCAACAATGTAAAATACTATAGGCGTATTTGCGATCAATGCGGCAGAAAGAAAAAGAAACTAAAACCCAGAGTCCCAAATTGGGAAAAGAGTAAGTACGTAAAAAAAGCCACATGTGATATATGCGGCTTCAAGAGTTTGTTCCCCAGTCAGATATTAGTGTTTCATATCGACGGGGACCTAGAGAATATAAAGCTAACTAATTTACGATCAATATGCCTTAACTGTGTCGAAGTTGTAAAACGAAAAGAAGTTACTTGGAAACGAGGAGACTTACAAGTTGATCACTGATCTAATTTTAGAGTGCAACACCGATAAAGTACCATTATTATCTATAACATAATCATAGGGTAAGCCAACACTAGAATACTCGCTGGAATGTATTCCATAGTTCGATAAGATAAGCTTAGAAGAATGATAGTCGGGGTGCGCAGAACCTTGATTAACTATCAGTGCATCATTGTACCATATGGGATTCGGGCCCCTAGTAACTCGAATGGTTACACCTTTTGCTTTTTTAATGGCAGTCATTTCATTTAAAAATCTGCAATCAGTGATAACTATGTTATCTGATAATGAACGCAGCTTATTCTCTAATGATGCAATCCAAATTTCGTCGTGAAAATGGTTTCTGCAAACGTCAGTGCCCCATATTTGTAACACATATCTAGGCGTTAAGTCAGGGATGTTTAGTCTTGCGCTCCACCATGAGTCAACAGTCTCTCTCCATTCTCTACTAGATTTAGTATCACCTTCTAATAGAGATCGATCCCAACCAAAAATAATTGCTATAGCGTCTTTTACGCTTGCGGCAAAACTTAGTCTTTTAAATCCATGGTGCGCACAGAGATAATCTGCTATAGTGTCTTTCCCGGAACCTATAAATCCCGACACACTTAATATCATTTGTCATTCCTTTAGATGAGCATATTCTATGCTAGTAATACTGTAAAAGAAAGTGATTAGGAAAGCTCACCTGTTAAGAGACTCCCAAACGTTACCGGTTTTACCACGATATTTATTCCAAAAACCCGCTCCAGCAGGTGATTGAACTTGACTTCGTACTATGATTATGCCCTTCTTTTTAGTGATAGCCTTAGCCCTATCATACAGTGAAGTTGCTATACCTTTATGTTGATATGCATCGTCAACTTCTACATCAACTGCATACCATTGCGTTTCGTCATCTTCAGTGGGCTCAAATATCACGTGGCCTATTTCTTTTTTATTATGATACGCACGGATGACGATCCCCGTGCCAGTCCAAGATTCGTATGGTTCAGCTCCATACTGAAATTCGGAAAATTCAGTAGCTCTCATATTAGCCTTGAATCCATGTTAATGGCTGCGATCCATCTTGATATCTTCTCAAGTCTTCTATCAATTGATCTTGCAGTGCTTTGCTCTCTGCCTTCATTGCAGAGCCATTAAGCGTGGTGCCCCCTCCGGGGCCTGCAATAGAACTAAACTTCTCTCTAGCTTCACCTATTATCCCCTTGAGCACAGCTAAGGTATAATCACCTATCCATACACCAGCCCCTGGGTCTTGTATCAACTCTATTACAGGTCTTTGCACATCAGCCCATACTAAAATTCTCTCACCTGATCCTTTAAAGTCTCTTACGACTCTTAACACTTTGGTAACTGGGTTAAAGGTATAATTGACATATCCACCGAACATACGTGCAGCTAATTCCACATACCCTGCGTAAAAATCATATGTGGCCAGGCCGCCAGTGTAATTATAATTCAATAGGTATGTGTTAAGTATGGCACTAGAGAACGGATCAAATGAAGTGGAACTAGGACCAGTTTCTAATCCAACTGTTCTACGGAATAATGATCGAACATTGATGAATTCTTCCGGGAGGGTATAAGTGTCTACGTTTTTCAATACTGTCATTAATGTATAAGATTCCACTGTAGCATTTTGCGCTCTCTGACGATATATCTTAATAGCATAATTAAATGCGGCTTCATAATGCTGAGGGTCTAATTCAAGATCAATTATTCCGGCTCCTAATCGAAAGCTGATGTTGTCAAATAACGATTGTTTCAATTCATCTAATGTCATTCCGGATGGAGTGTTTAGTGGATTAGCTAGTGGTCCTATACTCATGTTTATCACCTAATAGTATTATTTATCTGGAGTTCGTGTATACCAATTCTTAGGTAAAGGCGAGTAGATATAAACTACTCGCAAAAAACGCATTCTTGAGGCGTTGGGCGACGATGAATTTAACCATTACGGCGGAGGATTGTCTATGTCTCGCCAACCTTTAAGGGGGTTACCATGTTCACTGTTATGCTGGAAAATTATTCATCGGGTATTTCCAACCAGTCCGAAAGTATCTATCGCTATTACCATCTTTCGGCAACATCAACTGTTAAGATATGGGAAACGTTTCTACGCAGAGGGTAGACGTTTAAGCATCCGAGGGTAGTCCCATAAATTCTGCGATGGTCACGCACTCTACCGTCACTTCACGTTGAGGACGGATTATAGCCACAGTTCCAGGTTGTGGGACACCTATTGACCAGTAATTGGAAATAGGGCTATGCGCCCTATTAATATTTTATTGCTTCAATTTAAAGATTAGAAACAAGTCTTTTAATTTATGATTCCACGGATCATTGATTCCGTATGCCAGGTATACGAACCTCGTATCTAGGTCGATATAGTCTTTGCCCTTGGTAGCTTTTTCTCCGTTGATGGAGACCATGTCTACTCCGGCGGGCAATTGCTCAAACTCTTCAGGAGTCAATAAATAAAGGTTATCAGCCCAATAAATCATGTCAGAGATCGCCTGCCTTGCGATTCTCCGAATAATGTGCGTCAAACTTCCCGCCGGGATATCGTGATTCTAGCTTAGATACATTTTCAAGTAGAACTTGATTTGGATCGTACCCCAAAGCACGACAACTACTAATCCAGTACCATCCGATATCCCCAAGTTCCCTCATCAAATGATATCGATTGTCTTCGTTGTAGGGTTTTCCTTGGAAAAGCATCTTCTTAACGATTTCATTGAACTCGCCGCCCTCACTTGACAATCCGATGCCCCCGGTAATCAACAGTGGCACGTTAACCCCGAGACTGTCTAATTCTCGGGCGCGGGCTATAAAAGCCTCAAGGTCGTTGCTAGGGTTACTAGTTACGGCTTCTACAAAATCTTGATATTTGTTTAAGTCAATTTTTTCATTCATTTTTAATAAGTTCCTTTAATCCTTCCGCTAATTTTAACACTTCTTCGTTTGACAGTAGATAGTTACGGGTAGATTCAAACTCTACGTTACCCTTATCATCTAAACATTCTTGCACCAGTTGGATGGCATTCAGGTTCTTTGGGTTTATTGCTTGCCACTGTCGAACCTTGAACTTAAATGTAGGGGTTTCCTTGATTAGGATTTCTTTCTTTTCCATTTTTAAAATGCCTTTAAAATAATCATATTGATGTTAGTACGGCCGTTGGGCGAAGTACCAACGGCTTTGATTTCATCGAAGAACTTTCGCCCAGCTGGTTTACCTAGTTTCATGAATGCAGTCAATTGCTCGCCGGGCTTACGAATAGTCTTAACTTGACTCTTAGCAGTATCGAACCCCAAGATAGTGGTACCCTTCACAGTGAAGGTCTTGCTGTATTCATCTGCACACATATACACTAGCTTACGCTTTGCGGTGTCATATAGATAGCACTCGCTGGCCCCATGCAACTTGATGGGACTGACACTAACTAAATCAAGTTTGTTTGCAGGATCTTTGAATTCCTTCAAAAACTTAACCTTAGAGACGGTCTTTTCTACTGGAACTGCCTTACGTTTGCGAGGTGCTTTTGCTACCTTCTTAACCGAAATGTAACCATTTAAATCGGCTAATACCTGTTCGATGAACTTAAGGATATTGCGAACTTGAAGCTTGCTGAAGTGCGCGTACCCTGCGACTAGCTGGGAATCTTTGCCTGTTTGCAGTTCCTCGAACTCAGTTTGCTTCTTTTTCCAAGAATCAACGAGCATCGGGATGTGCTGGGGTAGTACATTTTTCTTGGCCACCTCGTCAATTGGGCGAAGTCCGTGTTTAGGAGAACACCCCGTTTCGATGAACTGATCAAACAGCCCCTCAAGCTCACCGCCTGCGTCCCGGGCTTTGTCACGCATGATTTCTTGAACATTTGGCCGAGTAATTTCTTTAACCACAACTTTGCGTGCGCCACCAGTTTTACTGATTTCACGCACAGTGGGAGTTTTAATCTCCTGCAGTTGTGTCGCAATCTCATTGTCGAGTCTAACTTTTTCTGGTTCAGATAGAGCGAGTCCGCGAAGGTTCATACGAGCCAGCCAGCAGAGTGTTGGATTAAGTTTAGCCTCATCAACCTTGCGCATCGTTTTTGCGTTAGATGTGGCACCGGTGAGTTCTAAATACTGACACAACAGCTCCTTTGCGTCCTTTCGACCATAGAATCGATTATACCAACTAAAACTCTTAGTGAGTGTACTAGTTCGATTGGTGTCGTTTGGTTGAACCGCGAAGCTGGGTTCGAAGCCCATGTACGCAGTATCTGGGTCTTTCGGGATTAAGTCTCGCACGAGAGAATTTTCAACAGGCTTCTTTGTAGCTTTGCGTGGCATGTTTACTCCATGTTTCAATAATAGTATTATATATCCGCAACTATTTAATGTCAAGCCTTTACCGATAAATAGATATATGCCAAAACTTAGCCTTTATAGACCGAATAAACAAAACGATTTTCGATTTTTGGATAGGACCATATCCGAACATTTAACTGTAGGAGGCACAGACCTGTATATACACAAGTATTTAGGTCCCACTGATCAAGGTCCGTCAGTTGATTATACTCAACCCCAGTACGATGCGCTCGATCCCACAAATATACAAGATTTGCTGTTTTTGGAGAACCGAGATAGAACCTATGACACAAACATCTACCGATTACGGGGTCATTACAACGTACAGAATTTAGACTTTGACCTTAGCCAATTCGGATTGTTTCTGAACAATGATATAATTTTTATCACGATTCATTATAATGATATGATTGAAATTGTTGGTAGAAAACTAATGGTTGGTGATGTGCTAGAGTTACCACACTTATTAGATTATAATCCACTGAACGAGACTATACCTACATCACTAAAACGTTTCTATCAAATAACGGATGCGAATTACGCGAGTGAGGGGTTCAGTCAAACTTGGTACCCACATATGTGGCGTATTAAATGTGAACCATTAGTTGATAACCAAGAATTCTCACAGATTTTGAAAGAACCTATAAACAAAGATACCTATTTAGGGTTATGGGACAAAGACAAGACTTATCCTGCAGAATATGTGATCACGTATGGAGACAAAAACTACATAGCAAAGACAGACGTACCAGCTGGAATATATCCCCCCAACGCGACTTATTGGGAGCTAGACCTCGCGGATAACTTAAAAGATATACTATCGACCTACAATAAGAATATCGCTATTAATAATGCGGCACTTGAAGAAGCAAAAAGAATTCTTCCTAAATCAGGGTATGACAATAGTAAACTATACATTGTTCCAACTTATGGTACTTTGTCGGAAAACGGGGTACTGTCAAACAAGTACAATCAGCCTGCGCCGCCGTCTGGAATCATAACCTCGTCGAGGGGGTCACCTAGTACTACTATTAATGGTACAGTGTCGATGATACGCAACAAAATGTTTAAAAACCCAAGTAGTGTAATTCGAATTCCAAAAACTTCGGTGCAAAGCATTTGGGATATGACGGTGGACATGAATCATGAAGCTGTCATAGATAAATTTGTACAAGCGAGTATGCAAGTAGTGCAACTTGCTCCTGAAAAAATAGGAAATGGATCTGGTGCGGTTGAAGGGCAAAAACTATTAGCATTCCAATCACTAGGAATGGTTACAGGGCCGTACGGTACTGCTGATAACACATACGCAACTGCTGACGCAGATGTGACGCAACCGGGCTTTACTGGTACAATATCTCAGCAAATGAACTGGCGTGCTGATTGTGATCCTAGATTCCAATATATTGCTAGGTCGAGTCCTAGAACATTTGGATATACAACTGGGTACTTAGATGGAACGGGTGAAGCTCCTAATGGATATCCTTCTGGTGCAGGAATAAGTTTCCCACAAAATCCACAAGTAGGAGATTATTTCTTGCGCATAGATTATTTCCCTCAGATTTTATATAGATGGGACGGTACGCTGTGGGTGAGAATATCAACTAACGTGAGAACTGAGACTGGGTTTACTAGTGAAAATACTTCGCAGATGTCTAGCTTTATAAATAACAGTAACGTTACTGTTCTGACCAATGGCACAGTAGTTCCTCAGTCACAACCGTTGTCAACTATATTAAAGCTCGCACCTGACCAATTGCCACCAGTAGCATAGTTCAAGTTCGCATGATGTTTAATAAAGATAAATAGTTGCGAGTTATGCCAACTTATATAAAGGACTCAAATGGCACAATACCATTATGATAACCAGATACGCAGATTTTTAATACAGTTCGCTAAAATATTTAGCTCCTGGTATGTCACTAAAGGTAAAGACCCAGCTGGAAACGACATTTTAGTGCGTGTACCCATTAGATACGGTGACAGTAGTAGACAAGCAAGTGCAATTATTGCCAATAACAGTGCAAGCAGTCTACCCAGTGCCCCGTTGTTTACATATTATATATCGGGTCTTGAATACGATCAAAAGCGGACGCAAAATCCAACCTTTGTTGATAAGATAAATGTACGTCAACGAGCATACAATGAAACTACTCAATCATATGATACGGTACAGGGTCAAGCCTTCACCATTGAACGCCAAATGCCAGTTCCATATACATTACGAGTTACTGTAGACCTGTGGACTACAAACTATAACCAAAAGCTAGAAATAGTAGAACAATTGGGCACTTTATTTAACCCCTCATTAGAAATACAAAGTACAGACAACTTTGTTGATTGGACTTCATTGTCAGTGGTGTATCAAGAAGGATTAAGTTTTTCTAGCCGACAAGTACCCACTGGCACAAACAATCCAATAGACATTTTGACTTGGAAATTTTATATGCCAATATGGTTGAGTACCTCGTCAAAACTCAAAAAGATGGGAGTAATTCAAAAAATAATTGCAAGTATCTACAAGGGTAATGCGTTGCAAGATATGCAAGATGATGATTTGTTATTGGGCACTAGACAAAAAATAACACCATATGGGTATAAAGTATTATTGAATGGTAATTCATTGCAATTACTTCCTGCAGATCAAACATTCTATCCCCCAAACACAGATTTAAATAACACTATATCCCCTGATACTAATTTGTATTGGTCTAGTTTGTTGAATGTATACGGAACATTAAGACCTGGTATAAGCCAAATATGGTTAGAAAACCCATATATGGACACAGAAATCGTGGGTACAATTGTGCCTGATCCAATGGATGATAGATTCTTAATCTATAATATAGACCCAGACTCTTTGCCCCAAAATACATTAAGTCCAGTCGATAGTGTGGTTAATCCCCTTGTGTCCGGACCGAGCGTGGGATTGCCTGTGCCAACTAATGGACGACGATATTTGATTGTAGAATCTATAGGATCAGAAAATAGCTCTACTATAGCATGGGGAAACTTAGTAGCCAAGGCAAACGACATCATTCAATATGATGCTGCTATGGGAGAATGGTTTGTTTCATTTGATGCTGCATCAGCTACTGCTGTAGAGTATGTCACCAACTTGACTACCAATATTCAATATAGATACGTTGACGGAGTGTGGATGAAGTCAGTAGACGGATGGTATGAATCCGGAGATTACTCGATAGTGATATAACATCGTGACCGTATCAGCTGGTATATTCTTTTATAGCAAAAATTCTAATAGGTATCTATACTTATTACGGTCTGTTGAGAAAAATTTAAACCATTGGGGAATTCCGGGGGGAAAGGTTGAAAAAGGCGAAACGCTATTCGATGGATTAAAAAGAGAATGCATCGAAGAAATAAATTATTGGCCTTCTACTCCTAAATTAGTTCCAATACAAAAGTTTACCAACCACAATTTTGTATATCATACCTTTTTTTGTGAATTAGAGACAGAATTTATCCCGATATTAAATGATGAACACAACGGATACGCTTGGATAAATGAGAACTATTATCCTAAGCCTCTGCATCCTGGATTATTTAACACAATCAACTTTGACGTAGTTCAAAATAAGCTCAAATTACTAACAAAAACGGCTGATTAATCAGCCGTTTTTTATTTCAGTAATTTTGCTAGTGTATCAAATCCCAATGAACCCAATACTATTCCAGCGCCCATTAACATCCATCGCCATTTTTCTAATGAACTGACTTTCTCATTTAGTGACTTGTGCGCAGTCGCACTAGAATCTCGCAAATCCTTAATCATAGTGACTTGTGCTGCAGCGTGGCTATCCAGGGTGTCTTTGACTTCTTTAATGTCTTCTTTTAAACTACCAACCTTGTCTTCGATTGCCTTAACTTGGACCTGAAGAACGGCAATATCTACCGCGGATGATTGCATTTTTGATGGCATAGCAACAGACATAGATCACCTTATTGATTGTTGATGGTTACTACTGGGTAAGGTTGTGCGTTGGCTACATTAGATGCAAATGCTGTATTGAATGTCGCATATCCAGGATTTGCTTCGCTCAACACGATGTTGCCTGATGCGATTGGCCCTGAAGTTGCGCTAAACAATTCTAGTGTGTGATCACTCAAACTTTGAACATTTACTGTACTACTATTTGCGTAAGTACCAATGATGCTCATTGTATTAGGAGTTAATGCAGTGTTAGCCACGTTAGCAGTTAAACATTGTGCGACTAGTCCACTCACTGTTCCTTTAACTAGATATTTTTGCTTACCTTTTTGACGCACAATAAATCCTGGCTCATCATCGGCATAAACAAAATTACCACCGGTCGCATTAATCGTGGCATTCGCGGATAGTGTAACATATTCTTGAATTGCGTATGAAGTAGTATCCTCATCAACTAATTCTACATTCGCTCCACCTGGAGTTAATGCAACACTAAATGCAGCGGCGTTTGCGACAGTACCGACATAATATACGTCTCCTGCTGATAGGCCACCGATATCTGCTGTAAGTACTACGGGTTGATCAGCTACTAGCGTTTGGGCATTGCCTACGGTAGTTAAAAAGTCGCCGGTTGCAGTAGCATTTGAAATTTCTATATTTGCCACAGTAACGCTACTTGCAAATCCTAGATTGACATAATCTGTTCTACCGTTGATATTTCCTACAGCTAGTTGCAATGATGATCCTGCGCTTAGCTCGTTGTCCAAATCAGTGCCTACTCCGAATACGTCAGCAGATTGATCAGATGAGTATAGAGTACCGGTACCATTTATTCCAATAGCAACCTGAGCTAGTACTTGCTTTCCGTATAATGCAACATCTCCGCCTACAACACTGTATGTATTAGCTGCGCCGGCTGGATTGTTGAAATAACTGTCAACCAATCCTACGGTAGCAGCAACAGTTCCGGTTGCAGTAGAAAGATTCACCGGGGTAAAGGTTGGATTAGCGTCTAACGGAGTTGCAGATACAGTGAATGTGCTGTTTCCTGTAACTTTTAGAATCCAGTATGTAACTCCTGCAGACAGTCCGCCGATGCTGCCGGCTGGGATAAAAGGCATGCCAGCTATGACGCCATAGGCTGAGTCTGTTGGATCTGACAAGTCTTGTGAAATTGTTACTTCTTCAGTTGTTCCTGTAGTATCGGTGATTGTTAAGACTGCTTGAGCCTTAGCTATTTTTAGAGGTCTTCCCATTTTTATTCTCCTATGAGATGGGTTGCGGGTTCTAACCGCCATAATGACATTACATTACGAAGCACCCTGTGTGCTATATAATGTATTTATCTATATGGGCCCAAAATTAGACCGTACTTATGATACAAAACTTAGTGTTATGTTGGCATGAACCACGGTCTTCCCAATACGAGACCGTCGGGGTGAGAATTAGGCACTGCAGTGTTTCCATTGTATTTTGATGGTAATAAATCAATATCATATTCTGAATATGGATCGCTAACTGAAATTCGATTTAGTGTTGCTAAGTCTAACTTTGCAATTTGTCTATCTTCTAGTGTGGGCAGGCGTCCAATAGTATTACCTGATAACAACGTAGAATCATCAGTTATGTCATAACTAGCCAACGTTTCGGTGTCGATTAACACTACATCATTGAACACTAACTGATACCACGCAGGATTTATGCTAGTATTACTTTGTATCAAATCTTTTAAATCACTCACCGTATCATCATCATCAATGGTGTACTCATCATACACTGCTGAATTTAAAACACTTCGTACTTTTATATCAATGGCTGCCATTGTAATCGTCCTGTAGTAATTAACAATTAGTCAGCAGGCGGCTTTGGCCACTGAATTCCCCACGGAAATTCAGGTTGCTGTGTGATATCTCTTAGTTGTTGGCGATATTGTGCCCACTTGTCTGATATTGCATCTGGTATATCTTTGCATTGAGTCCAATCAGACGCCGTTAGTAGATTGTTTCGTTCACTGCGTAATTCATCTGATTTCTGACGGGTTCGATCTGCTACTTCTTCGGGTGTAGCACTAGTTACGATCCAGTTCTGCATCCAAGTACCATCTTTTTGTACTGGAGGCTGTTCGACTGTATTATGCATATGATCGACTTCAGGTCTAGGTACTCCAGTGACAGAAAACACACCCCATTCTGTTAATAATTCTATAGAGGGGTCATCTGGAAAACTAATTTGGGGATTATCTCGTCTAAGCTCATAGAAAGAGTATGGATATTTTTGAATTTGGTCGTTAGATATTAATATTTTCATTTTTCACTCTTTACAAAAATTCGCAAGCGAACGTGTTCTCAACCGACTGTAGTGTGGTATCGTTACTAATAGTTTTTCCTGTAAGCTCAGTGGACGCGTTCGGAGAAACATATCCTGCGATGTCACCAAGCATAGTATACGGACTTGATACACTGACCGAACCAGATGAAGTGTAAATTCCAGCTAATATATAACTATTGCTGGATGGGGTCAATCCAGCTAAAGTAGGTAAATTAACAGTAAAACCAGTGTTCGTAGTTGATAAACTATTGAACGATCCTACTGTAGTGACATTACGCAATGCAACGATGAATCCATATGCGCCAGTCCAATTAATTGTTTCTGAAGTCGATGATGCCATTTTATATTGCAACCTCAATGATCTCCTATTATCGCTAGCAATACTAGGATTGCTATTACTAATTAAAATGTTTGTGTAGCCTGATAGTAAGGTTGGTGCACTTGCCGTCCTATTAGCTGTCATGACTACTAGCATATCACCTATATTCACCGGGCTTAATGTCAGCGTCCTTGACGCGTCGGTAGTTTGATTTAGTAATCTCACAAAAGATGGCGGGGCAACTATCGAACTAGCACTTAGTAATTTGGTATATAACATTGTTTATGCATCTCCCACTCTAGCACCATACACAGTAGAAGCAACTTTCCAAAGTATTATCGCAGTGTAGCCAGATGTATTAAGTGTCGGGGAAAGTCCAGCGTTCGTTTTCCAGACTACTCCTATGCTTGTCCAGTTAATAGTGTAATTAGTTCCATCAATTACCATTAATGTTATAGATTGCCCAGGAGCAAAGTTGGTTGCAGTCGGGGTACGATTAGAGCCTAAAGTCCATAATTGGATAGTTCCGTTAACAGGATTTAAGTCAACTGAAGAGCCATCTGTAATAGTAAACACGTTTTCATAAATAGCACCAGATAATTTCACACTACCAGAAACATCTAACTTTTGTGTTGGTGATACTCCGATACCGATGTTGCCAGAAACCACCAAATTCCCTAACGTGCCTACTGTTGTTATATTGGGTTGTGAGTTAGTAATTAATGTTCCACCTATATTACCGGCATACGTTGGTAAGTATGCAGCGACGTTAGAATTACTATATGTGCCGGCGAAATTTATAGCAACACCATTCGCATAATAATAGTTATCCGTTTTGATTCCACCAGTTGTTGTATTACCAGTCACAGATAACGAAGTTAGCGTGCCAGTACTTGTTATATTCGGTTGTGCAGCGGTTGTTAGTGTACCCGTAACTAAAGTACCAGTTAAGTTGCCGCCTGTTATATTACCAGTCACAGATAACGAAGTTAGCGTGCCAGTACTTGTTATATTCGGTTGTGCAGCGGTTGTTAGTGTACCCGTAACTAAAGTACCAGTTAAGTTGCCGCCTGTTATATTACCGGTTGCAGAAATCGACCCAGAAGTAACCAGATTACCACCTGAAATATTACCTACCGCAGTAATAGTGGTATTAGCATATAATATATTAGCTGACAAGTTACCAGTACTAGCAGTGAATCCTAAATTCGCATTTGCCGCTAGTGCTCTATTAGCTGTTCCGCTACCGTTAGCAAGAACCAAGAAATATGAACCAGTTGATTGCGTAGTTACTGCTGAGAAGTCTGAGACGTTCGAATGAGCGACATTTAAGTTTGCTACTCTCGTTATAGAATTGACTATTAACGGAGCAGTGCCAGTGGCTACATTAGACACAAATCTATTAGCAAATACATTGGCAGAGGCATTTATATCACTCACGTTGATATTACCTCCTATTGCTAGTGTTTTACTGGACGTATTCCAGGTAAATGACGCATCACCAGCCAAAATACCGCCAGTATTAAATTGTATCGTGGTATTAGATCCGGCTGCACCCACTGCGGTGGTACCTGTAGTACCACCTACAACAGACAGTCCTCTACCACCTGGTACATATACCTCGCACGAACCCGATCCAGATTCTAACGGTACCACTGTGCCATCTAATGTTTCGGAAATAGTTATAGTAGTGCTAGTAGGCTTTGTCTTTACGTAATACGTAACCCCGGCAATTACCCCACCGAAAGTTGTACCTGAAAACACTATAGGGTCATTTAACGAAAATACAGCCGAAGAGCCAACTGTGATTCTACTAGTTGCTGCGTCGGTTGCAGATGCAGTAGTGTAAGAGTATGAACTGTATCCAGTACTGTCCACTGATGTTGTTAAGCTAGAATCTGAATACAAAGAAAATGTATTGGAAGTTAAAATGTCGGCGTAGTACGAATTACCATTCAGTTGAGTCATTCCGGGAACATTGGTGATAGTCACGGCTGCTCCGTCAATTAAGAAATTGTCCTCTACGGTTGTCACGACAGCTGGATCAGCATTTGTGACATTCTTGATGTTAACTAAAATAGTAGATTTAGGAGTCCAGGATAAATTGCCTGTACCGTCGGTCTCTAATACATAACCGATAGCACCCCCTGTAATTTTCACATTAGACACATCTCCTAATGTGATAAGTCCTTCTGCATTTCCTCCCTTGTTTACCCAAGAAATGCCGTCGAACGACAATACTTGTCCGGAAGCGACAGTGGTCCCGTCAATATTAATATTACCGACTGCTCCGTCGATTTGACTAAAACTAATATTAGAATACGACGTTAATACTTCAATGTTTTCATTGGGAGTATTTTTACCAATGAATAATTGTTTTGTATCTGACGCGAACCCTAACTCGGCTTCGTCTAATTGAGGTAAGTCAACAATATTACCTGATCGGTGCTGTATTTTTGAAATCTGAATTATACTCATTGTCTGCTCTCCGGTCTATCTTGCCAAACTCTAACTCCGTTAATTTGTTTCCAAGTCCTACCTTTGCAAGAAATATTAGGGTGCCCTAGTTTTCTTTTATTTACATATGGCGGTAATACTTCTTGTGTTTCTTTCCGGAAACGCCAGCCTTTGGTTTGCTTTTGGAATAATATATGGTTTACATTGACTAGATTCGATACAACTGATGGAGCGACAGCATTAGTGACCGCTATCCAATATTTTTCCTGCAAAGACAAAGACACTAGCGAATTACATTCCTCTAAAATTGTTTTTTCAAAATTAGAAGGCCCGTACTTTTTTATAGCAGCAGTTATTGCCTTGCCTGATCCTAGGTAATGTGTGCGGTTATTGGCATCTTTTCCAATATACCACTTACCATTAAGTTTGTTGGTTGTTTTATATATAACCATAAGTGTGTTTTCTTATCAATAATACACTTATTTATCATAAATTTGATTTAAAAAATCACACGAATTTAGAATAGTATTCTTCCAATCGTTTAAACCATAAGTCAGTGTACTGATCAAATTCATTACCCTCGACTATAAATTCTTGGTATTGATTGTCTGCGCTGCACATAAAGACAACACCTTTGCGAATTTTAGTGCCATATACCTCATTATGTGCTGTCGCGTATGCAGCAAGTTGAAGGAAGTAATCTTCAACCCACTCTCGTTTTTTGGGTTTATTTGTCTGTTTATGATCAAGGATGGCCTCAGAACCGTCATGCACTCCTATTAGGTCAGTCGTCCCTGCATATATTTTTGGATAATATAAAGATACTTCAGATCCCCAGAGTTCACTGCACTTTACTAAGCCATGTGAAATTATAGAAGAAGCCATCAGATGGCTTTGCTTACTATAAGGATTAGACCCTGGTTCTCCCAATACACCGGTTTTGATATAATTCTCAAGCCATTTGTGCATCCGAGTTCCTCTAGATGCAGCTTCCGTTGTTATATCTACTGCTTTTTTGTGTCCTACACGATTTCTCCAATCTTGGAGTATCTTAATTTTTTCTTCGGATTTTGTTGCGTCTAGTATTGTAGTAACACTCGGTAGTCTTTCCCCGTCAGGGGTTAAATATTTTCGACTACCGTTTATTGTTTCTCTGGATAATTCTTTATATGAGTATTTGTTGGTTATCATTTCAAGTTTCGGGCAGCTTTATTCGCCATACTCTTAACTACTTTTTGATTATCGTCGTTGGGAGTTTCTGGCGCGCCGAATCCTTTAAATATAACCTCATTATTTTTGATATTTCTAATTAATCGCTTTAATGGAGGCTTTTCAATCATGTTATATAGATCCGGCTTGTCTAACACTATATCATATTGCTGAAAGTAATTCAACAACTCTTCAACCGTCATAGAAGGATCTTTTTTGCCGTCTTCTAAGTCGGATTGAAGTTGATCCGTTACTGCAACCAACTTGGTAATTAAAGGATTGACCGAATCTAACTCAAACAGTCTCATATTATCTTCTTGCTCTGCCAGCGCCACTGACTGGGGGAAATTCAGGTTCTTCCATATCCATATCTGGCATTTCACCAGCTTCTGCATCAACATCCATATCTGGCATTTCACCAGCTTCTGCATCAACATCCATATCTGGCATTTCACCAGCTTCTGCATCAACATCCGTATCTGCAGGGTTAAAAGCATCAGTTCCGCCTTGACCCGTTATGACATTGAGCGCGGATTGCAATGATGATTTGCACTGCGTCAGTGTAGTAGTTAGAGTAGACAACGATTCGGCTACTTGAGTATTGAACTGTTCACTCTCATTTGCACCAATTTCAGACTGAATGCTATCTACCAACGCAGGCAACTCTTTAACGGTCATATCACTAACCTGTTCTAGCATTTTTTGAACTGAGTCTACTAAATCTTGAGCGGCTAATACCACTTGAGATTTTTCAACTTCTTCGTTTTCGAAGACAATACGTGGCTTAGGACTTGATGCCAGCTTGTTGTAGTGTGTAACTAAGGCCTGCTCCATGAACACTAATTTCATATAAGAATCAGTTGTTCGTGTTTTGTAAAAATCAGGAGTTTGTTTAGCTTCAGTCGCTAAACTACGGACCTTTTTCAACATAACTTTTGTATCGTTTATATCCATTTTTGTTACATTAAACGAGATGCCATAATTCTCTTTAATTGCTTTAGCAGCATGATCTTTTTTATTAAAATCTGTTAGTTTCATATTAAAATCCCAATGATTATATCTATTTATCTTTTTACCTAACAAAAGAGAACTGCGAGTTCTGCCATTGCATAGCTTCGGTTTCATAAGAGGTTAATTCTTCTCTCAACAGTTCTAATTTTAACTTAGCTTCGTTAAGTTTGGTGGTGTATGTTATTTTCTTTTCTAGATCACTAGACGATTTTATCAACGTGTTATATAGAGCTACCGTTGCTGCATAACTGGTTATCTTTCTATCCAATTCTTCAATTCGCTGATATTTATAGATTTTATTTCTTTTTTCGTATATACACCAAATTACTGCATTCTTAGTAGACGAGAATATTTTTGTATCCAATACGTACTTGATAGTTACCGTACACGTTCCGTCTTTATTAGAAGAAATAGTATACCTGTTGAACAATTCATAAGTTCCATCCCCATTCTTAAAAATGAAAATATTGTAATTAGTTTGGGTGAATTCTTTGTTTAAAAAATTCATTACTTTATCGTATGATTGGTTATTCATGATTGTTTATAAAAAATATGTTTCTCAGTTCAGGTGATGTATCTAAAAAGTTAGGTAATTTTTTCCATTCAGTGCCGCACAGTATCATTGGCACTCTGTCGCAGTCTTTGTATAGTCCACCAAACTCATTTATGCCGTCATCAAACACAGATGGGTGTTGTACAGCAAAATCAAATATCCAACACGGATACTGTTCGGTTAGGTATTGGTCGAACAAAAAACCAAAATTTGTAAATTCATTGAATTTGATTGATGTTAACTTTGGCTCAGTTATAATCTCGGGCTGAGACCTAAGTGAAATAACTTGTAAGATAGTGTCAAAATTGCATTGTGTGTTTCTTTTATACACCCATTCATCGAAGTCTTGGTCGATGCTAGGCTTAGCTCGGTTTAATACTCCGGTTTGAGTGATATCAAATAGGACATGACATGAAATTTTATACACACTTTATTTATATGGATGTTGTATAGCCACAAAAAAGCCCAAGATATCTTGGGCTTTTTGCGATGAACTTAAGTATTAAGCACCGAATGTAGCAGTTGTTGTAACTGTCACGCTGTTAGCAATACTTGCTGCTGTTAATGCAGCACGAATGCTGGTTTGTAGGTCTGAACCAGTCCATGCTCCTGTTGGGTACACTGCCATTGCAACTGAATCGTTTGTGTCATCAGTGTATTGGTAGATGTAAACGGTAGCAAGTTGCTGCGTTGTCTGGAAGATAGAATTGATTTGAGTAGCTGAAAGTGCTCCTGAACCAGTTACGGTGAAGAAGTCTAGCTTTGGACCTTGTGGCTGAACAGCTACGCCTGTTACGACTGCATTGACGCCGCTGTTGGTGTATGAGCCAGCGTCATAGTTAACTACTGGTAAATAATCGCCGTTTGTACGTGTAAATTGTGACATTTTAAAATTCCTTTATATTAAGTGAGCATGTAGCTCTACATTTATTTATCATATATGGAAAAAATGTCGGGTTTACGTCATCTTCCCTGGAGATTTTGGCGACTGAATCCTAGTCTATCAATGAACTTTAGTCCCTGTGCAACGAACCCTTCTTGCGTATTTGTCCCGTCTTGTAGGTACCCTTGCACTGGGCTTTCTTTTGCTGCGTCAGCTAACTGATTAACTATGCTCGTTTTGAGATTATAAATTGCTATCCAAATAGTAAAAACCCCAACCAGACCGTCTTTATTGGTTTGTAAATGTTGGTTTATTTTATTTCTCATGGTATCTGTCATTGGTCTATTATTAACATACTCCATAAAGCCCTGTAGCAAGTCACTCAAATCACCAGAAACTATTCTACTATTAATGTATGTAGTGAATAATTGATTAAAGGTGTTTCTAGCTTGTGGGGCAGTATTCATTAGTTGATCCGCAGCATTACCGTACTTCTTAATAACACTGTTTACAGAACTCACTAATTTTTGATCTAGTTGAATTTTAGGAGTATTTGGCATAGCACTGGGTACTATTGCAACATTGCCATTATTCTTAAGCTGTCCTATACTTCCGTCTAAGGTTTGCGCATCATCTGTGCTTAACGCGGCAGGATTTAAATACTGATGTACCGCTATTCCGGCAGATTTGCCAGCCATTAATTTACCTAAATCGCTTTGTGGATCTACTGTATATGTAATTCCATTAGGGTTAGCTCTGAATCTATATAATCCTTCTACTGGTTTCAGTGGTTGAGAAAATAATAAGTCTCCCCAATAATAGCCAGTGGTACCAGTGGAAGCTCGTTCAAGCCCTGGCCAAATTTCAGCAATTAAGTTATGTAAAGCTGACCTGTCTACACCTCGATCTAAATCGTACTTTTTAAATTGGTCTGGGCTAAAGATTTGTCTACCTGACATGTCTTTTTTGTTGAACATGTGTTTATCCATTATACCAAATTTTCCATCGACATTACGACCAAAAATTAAGGCAGGATAACCATCGTATTTTAGTGTAACTGTTTTTGGATTTTTAACTGTTGCTATGATAGCGTTAACTGCTCTAGTAGCCCCTGCTGACCCATCTAGAAACACAAGGTCTTCGGGGTGGTCTAAATGACCCTTTGCTTCTAATATAGAAAGCTCATCTAATTTCTTCATTAGCTCAGTTAGCGGTATGTTCATGATGGTTTTGTGTTATTTTTTCTTAACGGTTTTGTAAATTTAGAAGCATCTTTGCTCTTAATAGCACTTAACAGTTTTTTTTCTAAAACTTCTACTATTTCTGGATCATAATGCTTGTTGAGCAATTCTAATAAGTTGACCGCACCGACAATTAAATTGTTAGCTCTATTCTCAATTACATGAGAAATATCCCGGTCGATCCCAATAGATTCCAGTTCTTCTAATAGACTACGAGTTTTCTTTTGCATGAAGTATTTATGCAACCATTTAGTTCTTTAACGAATTCAATAATGCTTTTAGTTTGTTACCCTGAACATCAGCGATTACTTTTTTATCAGACTGTTGTAATATTTCGCCGGTATTGCTATCTATCGAGGATGATTTCAATGAGTTCATTATGTTATTTGGACTAGGCTTTGGGCTAGCATTTGAAGACCGTTCTTCACCTTCATCTGAATCTGAATCCGAAATACGCATGGTTTCAATGTTATAGTCTAAGTCAATTTTTTGACCTACTCCGGTTGAACTACGTGATTTCATGCATTGAATTTGATATTTTCCTCGTTCTCTCATGCTACGGCTAGTAAAGATACCAAATACATAGTCCGCTGTGTTGATCTTAGAAATACCACCTGCAATATGACTGTGATCAAATTCAATTTCTTCGACTGCTGAACGGTTTAACTGCGAGGCAGTAACCATTAGAACTCCTAATTCTTTTGCTAAGTTGCGTAATTCTTCACTCACGTACTTATCTTTGATGAACTGATCGTTGGGGTTTACTTTCACAGACACAGGCATAACCAAATCTAGGTAATCGATCATCACGAAATCAACTGGCATGCCAGTTTGAATCTGCACTTCTTTTAGGTAACTGCGAATATTGTTGACATTTGATTGAGCAGGGAGTCCTTTAACTCTATACTTTCCTGCTTTCTTTCCTGCCATTTTAACTCTAAGTTCAGTAGTATCTAAGTCTCTGCGAATTTCTTTTGTACTCATGCTAGTAAGCATTGCATCGGTTCTGAGTGACGTTAGTTCTTCTGATAGTTCTAGTGTAATGTAAACGCCGCTCAATCCAAACTGAATCCAATTCAATGCCAAATTCATCATCACAAGAGATTTACCTGAATTGTGACTGCAAATTCCTGCGGTGTAATATCTGTGATTTTCGTGCCCAACTGAAAGATCATACACTGTGGTTTTCTTCGGACAATATTGTATTTCAACTATTTCTACATTACCATCTTCACTTAATATAACATCGCCCTTAGTAAGGTCCCTAGTATAATGCCATGATTGATCTGGCTTTTGAAATAAATGGTCATGACTGGCAGTGATCGTAGTACCGTCACTAAACATAACCGCATACATGTCATTTTTGATTTTTTGAATGCAGTCTAAAACCTGGACTAGTCCATCAGGGCTAGATACTAAGAAATTATTTTTTTCTGTTTTGCCATACAAGCTTCCGATTGGAACTTTCTTGGGTTGAGTTTTTTGATATAAAGTAACAATTTTTTCATCATTTCCCTTAGCATAATTATCTAGCTCTGCTAAAGTATAAAACTTAGATAGGTACTCTAATTCTTTGTTAACGTTTTTGTAGTAATTCATTTGTAGTAAATCTTTTTTTAGGTCGGTGTACCACATAAACATGTCTAGTGTATGTGGGTTAGGATAATTCAAATGTCGCTGTTACTGATATCCGGGAGTTCAATTACTTCTACAAGGGTGTCGTAGGTCACGCACCCAGATCCTCCCGCGAATATATTCAACTCACCTCTACTCATTCCTCCATACATGACACGGTCTAACTGTGCCCATCCTGTGCTTACTTGGCCGCCAGCATTGAAGTATTTGTTCAATCTAGCTTTGGGGTCATGAAAATAATCAGTGCCCATATCGCGTTGTAGTGATATTTGAACTGCGTCTTTAATTAGCTTTTCAACTGGGCCGAAATCACCTTTCTCTAATAAGTCTGCACTCTTGAGAATAGCTCTTTCTAATTCTTGTCGTTTAGTGAACGTTTCAAATTCTTCTAAAAACCATTCAGTGTGTTCAGATCCCAATTCGGGTATCAGTTCAATTTCTTGGTTGGTCGAGGCTTTGATTTGTAAGGGGTCTGGCATGACGCTATACTTGGTTGTATAGTCAACAATAAATTCTGCCACTGGTTTAATCTTGCGATCAAAGTTGGCTGGATTTATGATGTTAACCACCCGAGTATATAGTTCGGCATTAGTTACCATCATACGCAAAAATAATATTTGTATGTCGGAATTGTAATCTTTAGTAGCCATTTATTTCCTTTGTCTTTTTTCTATTCGACGTTTTTCTAATTCGACTTTAATTTTGCTAGTAGTGGCACACTGCATGATACTTAGTAGAGTAGGAAATTTACCATACTTTACTACCGCGTCATTCGCATCTTTGACATCTTTATCCCAGTTAGGAATGCTAATACTGTATCCCAGTTCTAGCGCACGGTCGCACACTTCTAATCCTGCTTTGTCTTGATCTGGTACATAGATTATTTTTTTATTTAACCTGGCTAATATAGTAGCCTGCTCATCGCTAATAGAATTATGCGTCAATGCACATGCACGTAGACACAATGCATCAAATATACCTTCAACTAAAATACATACTTCATATTCTGGTTTTTGAAAATCAAGACCAAACACATACCCGGGCTGTTGTTCTTTAATATACTTGGGTATTCTGTTGTCTAGGTATCTACTAATGTATCCTACTATTTTATTATTCCATGAATACGGAACAACAATCCTTAAACCTTGTCTACCAGGTTCATCTGGGGTTATTAACAATGGATAATCAGTAGCATTAATTTTTCTCTTTGCCAAGTAATCGACATAAACTTTATGGTTTGGATTATCAGGATCAATTATTTCACCATCTGGTAGCTCTACCTCTGAAAATGTCACAGTAAGCTTTTTTTGCTTGACTATAACATAATCTAATAAGTCTTTATGTTTTAAACTTTCTAAATTCCATTTACTTATTTGACGCTGGTCAATACCCGACCATTCTAGTAACTTTCTAGTTGAATCCGATATCGGTTTACCTAGTTCAAATCCACATGAATAACTACAGTTAAAGCAATGGTAAATCCAATGAAAGTCATTTTCAAATTTAATGCCACCCCGGGACCTAGTGTCAGGGTTATGTCCTTTATGATGGCAGCATACGGCATTAAAAGAAAACCAGCCTGAAGCAGTTTTCTTTTTACGACTCGGAATTACGTTTAGTATGCTGAACATTGTAACAGTATACTATATTGCAGATGACCTTTCAACAGGTATGGATTGTCATCTAGCTAATATGTTGGTAACTACACCCACGTTGCTATTAAATTGCACTCGAATGTAAGGATGGTAACCTCTGACAGTATAGCCATGTGTTTCGGATTCATTCATATATGTATGTGTCTCTATAGTATACCATTCGCTATCGACTTCAGTTGATCCTTGAATCGTTACATTCCCATAATAATCTTCAAGTTGTGCTTGCAATGTTAGTATTGGATTATCATTAGTGTTGATCACACTAGTATAATACGTATTAGCAGTACTGTTTGAATTTGCGTTTGGATTTAGATTGGGAAATGGTTGACCAGTTGGTATAGTTATGGGCATTGAAGATATAAATGCAGGTAACACAGAGTTAACAATATTCATTACTCCTCTGGCCCCTGCATTTTGATCCACGAACACAGGAAAGTCGAAGCCATTAATGGGTATTTCTAGAGAGTAATGTGCCTTTTGAGCATCAATATTTTCTATTTCGGCTGCATTTAAAATTAACGCAGCTATGCCAGTTGCAGTTAGCTGGGGAGTTAAAGCTTTTTGTAGAAGTATCGTTGATCCATCATAACTGATGAGACGACAGGTAATTTCTTTACCTGTAATATCGACAGGCTTTTGATCTTGATTTATAAATTGAAACTGTATCTGGTTATCAACACCCTTGTGTAAGGTGAGTGGTTTGGCGTATGTGGGCATATATCTCCTTACTGAGTTTCCAAATAAAAGCACAACTAGTTGTCGCTGGGTGTAAACAAAAATTGATGTGGAAAACACTAAATTATCCTTTTATCTATTTAGTGTTGTAAATACTAAATTATTATCTTTGGCTACCCAAGAGTAAATAGATGAAATACTATATTAATGAGTCAAAATGATTTTTTTAAGAAACTAAGCGACACGCATCCTTTCATCACAGTTTGCCACTACGCTAACCAAGACTATGTGGGGATCGTGCAAAACAGGGATGATTCCGTTACCACTATGTATGACTACGGGGCGATAGTAAACCAAGAAGTAAAAAATAAGTTTTTAGAGCTAGGAGAAGTTTGGTGGTGGGAATCTAATAGATTAATCCCTATCAATCTTTTTTTAAAAGATGATTGGGCCATATTTAGACCCTACTTAAGAACTTTCACCAATAAAAGCTTAGTAGTACTGCATGGTCCGGTGTGCTGTATGAACGACATTTACAAGCGTAGGTCAAAAAGAAGAAGCATTACTCTAGTGAAAAGATTGAATTAATTGGGTTCAACTCGTATGTTCCTTCTATTTTAAATCTTTCTTCTAGAAGATTAGCATGGACCACAACCAAATGTGCGTAGGCACAAGAATGCGAACGCTTGAAGATGTAACCATCTTCTGTTTTATCCCACACAGTTTTTGCAACCTCTGACCATGGTTTTCCTATTAAATGTTTTTTACCAGGTCTGATCAACGCAAGAAACATAGATAATCTGGGGATACTATTGACTGGTTCTGGCATCTGTTGCAATGCATAATACTGATTGTTCAAGTGAATCAAATTATCTACAAACTTCTTATCCTTTAGTTTAGACCAGTCTGGTTCTCGCATTAATTGTATTAAGTGATCTTCATCCTTAATATGTGAGTATACATGTACATTTAGCAAGTCTAGTTTAAAATATCCTCTTTTTTCAGCTACAGTGTAATCCATACTACACATGTCATGTTCAGGGTCATATGGTATATTTGTTACATAAACTCCTGTTGCATGTTTTCTAATAGGTTTAACATTTCGCATAGCCGCTGCGATATGAGGAACGACTTCTAATATTTCATTTCGATTACCGAAATCGATGTCTACGTCGCTATTAAATTTCACAGTAACCCAACCTTGATCAGTTTGCGATAGGCATCTTGCACTACTAGTGCTTGGTGCTCGGCATCTTCTACTGCTTTGTGCGTTGTCTTTGTAGTATACTTTTTGTCCTTCAGAGACACCCCGGCTAGTTCATATAATGTTCTTGTGTCTCTAACTGTATGGTATGGCCATGGAATACGCATCTCTAAGTTTCGCCAAGCCGATTCCATTGCAACTATATCAAATGGTGCACCATGACTCCATACCGCCCGTCTATTCCAGCAAAACTTATATAGCTCATCCATGCATTCAGCAAATGAAATTCGGTTGTCATCTCCCAATGATTCTAAGATAGCATCATCAGTTTGCTCACTCCACCATTTCAGTGTAGCTTCGTTAATCACTCTATTGTATTTTTCTGTTTGTTCCTCAATAGTTGGGCGAAGTGATAATTTCTCTACAATTCCCATTCCTTTAGGGTTGAAAGATACAGCACCGATGGACAAAATAACACAATCAGGGCTTGTATCTAGCGACTCAATATCTATCATTACATCTAATGTCATGTGCCACCTATACGATTAATATGTTCGATTGTATCACTATCGACATAGGTCATCAATAGCAAGTGGCACGGTCTAGCTGATTTGTTGGGCATACTACTATGCAACGTTCTAGTATTATAGAAAATAATACTACCCGGTTTTATTAATGGTCTAGTGCAATTTTGTTTAAACCACTCAGTGTAATAACCCTTATAACACAATCCGATGTCGAAATTCACTTTTTGCGAGCTTGAAAACACGCCTATCATGTCAGACTCAGTTTTCATAATAGGAATTGCAACTTGTATTCCTAAAAATCTTTTGTCAAAGTTGAATGCCTCAAACTTGTGCGGGGTGTCAATCTGTGGGTTGATCCAATTGGTAAACGGGTTAATACATAGTATATTAGATTGGTGTAATGTTGCCGTTTCTAAATGCAGTTTTACTATGGGACTAACGATATGATTTATTGCGTGTATTTCTTCCCAATTTAATTGCTGGCTCCACCATACTGCCATGTCAGTCATCTGGGCAACTTTGTCAGATTCTACATATTTTATGTTATGGTTAGATGCGCGCACAGGATGCAACTCTGGCATTCTTTCGGCAATTTTATCTATTAATTCAGTCGAGATGACATTATCTTTTACTAGAAATCCGGGCCCGGACACTAAGTCTAATTTTATTCTTTTTATTGTCATTATAAATTTTTGTTATACACATTGATTGTGGTTACCTATCCACTACATCTGTATTTAGATCAATCGCATATTAATCATGTCTTCCACATTTCGTACATAGTTTTTAATCTGTCGCTCCAAATTTCTATATGCACGGCTTGGTTACCTACAGAGTATCTAAAATCCCAGCCTTCTCCCCGCGCTCCTAAGTTACGTCTTAGCCACTTGACGAAAATTTCGGGAGTTTCGGCCCCGCGGCAATAATGTGTATATATTTTGGTCATTCTATCCCCACCTTAATGTAAACAATGTATAATCTCTTTCGTATCTAAATTTAAAAGTTACATCATACCCTGATTCAGATATAGTCCACTTAGCGTGCTTTTCGCAGTTGTCTATGGTTGAATAAAGCCATTGCAACATATCGCGATATCGGTAAATAGCACAGTCGTAAACAGTAAACATGGGCCATCTAGTTCTATCCCAATCAAAGTTGTTTATGTATCTCATGTCCATCTCAATATAAAATGCATTAAATCTTTTTCATGTTTGAATGCTATGAAGATAGCATCAGTGCCTGCTATATCATTGATGAATTCATGAGTTCCAAATTTGGATTTAAAAATAGAATGATAGTCTATTCGATAGTCGAACGTTATATGTTTTTTACACCATTCATGTATTTCATCTATTCCAAATCTAGCTCCGCCTGGGCCGTAATTATAAATCATATGATACGCAAAATGATCTAATTCACACTTATAAATGTATTTGTATCCAGTGTAAAATGACTCGACATTATTAGCCCGTTGATTAACAAACGGGTCGTTAAAGTGAGCGTACTCACTCCAGGATCTATATCCGCTTTTTTTAAGCTTTCGGTTTGATTTAACTTTTCTAAAAACTGCACTAAGGCGGTGTGTAATCTTCTTCAATGGTCGTATAGCTATGCCATGGATTAGACGAATCCCACACCAAATAGAAGTAAATATAGTCTTGTTCATTCTCTAACCAAACTTTGTAATCATAACCTACTGACTTAGTTTTAAATGGTCGTATCTTATTTTGATTTCGTAGTGCGAGTAACTTATTGTATATAGCAGCTTTTGTTATTCCGGCGGCCATTCCAGCAGCCCCGCTAGGAAGTCGAAATTTTAAACAAGTAGTCATGCTTCAATAGCCACCGGCTGCTAATATTTCTTTAACTATTTTCACGTTTTCTGGTTCTCTGCGAAATTTCAAAGCCCACTTTTCGGGATTGATATAATCAATAATCATCTTTATTTGAGTTTCATCCAATGTGTCTAATAATTTCGCGCCACTCTCACTATGAAACAACATCCATGGACTTATTTTGCCTGCAGTTACCGTATAGCATATGCGATTTCTATTACCATACCTTAATACATCGTTGCTTGATACTCCATCTGACTTCGCCAACTCAATCGTAGTTTCGATGCTTCTAGCAATAGCATCCAATGGATCTTCTTCTTTTAAGAATTCTATTAGAAACTTAGTATATACTGTGTCAGTATTCCAAGTATCTATTCGTATTTGATTCTTGATCAAATAATCCATGTAAGCATAGACATTAGCCACGTTAACATCAACACAGTAAATGCCGAATTTTAAGAAAGCGGTGTAATAAGGGCTTTTGATAAAATCTATATATTCTCGCTTCTTTTTAGTAAGAGTATTCTTAGCGTAAAAGTGAAGCCAAGCTTGAAACGCGATTCTACTGCTTGGCTTTGTTCTTTCTAGCCAACGATGCTTAGATTGGCATATGTGGTTAAGTAATGAATTCGGTCGTTTAAATTCCTTATTACAAAAATCACACGAATATTTTTCTATGCTATTCTCGGCCGAGGTCATGCTCGTACTGTTTAATGTGTTCATCCGTGATAATTGAATTCAGAGTTTCTATGTCAGATAGCTTAAGAGTAGGGAACATTTCAGCTAACCTAAATTTCCGATTTTGCTGTTTTACGAACTCTCGCGATAGTTCGTCTACCGTTTGATCGTCGCTAGTTGGATATACCTTAGCGTAGTATTCTTTGACTTCTTTTTGTTTTGCAAGAGTTTTTAATTTTGCAATGTTGATACTGATGTTTGGGATCCATTGGTGATACTGCTTACCTAAGCCTGGACTTGCGGCGCACAACATTAACCACTGAAGCTTAGGGTGTTTTTGTACATTCTCATCAAACAAGTGAGTATTAGCATGATATTCAGTGCTGCGAAGATAATAGTCTTGCACATTTTTATTAGTCTTTACTGCACTAATCCATTGGATCATCATGTACGGAACAAACTTTTTCTTTTGTTCGTTGGTTAATCTATCAAAATATGCGTAGTCTTTTTTATCCACTGCTTCAATAGCTTTGAATAGGTCGAAATCAATGTTCTCAAATTTTTCGTCAGTTGATATTTTTTGTTTAGCCATAATATTTTTCTAATTGCTTCATCGAATCATTCCCTATAAATCTCATTAAGTTTTTATCCACAAAATAATTATTAACAAATGAATGTCGAGTTCTAGAATCGTCAGTGATCGTAGACTTGAATAGTGGTTGATATTGATTGAAGAAGTATCTTTCGGGTGAATGATACTTTCGGTGTTCGTACTTAATTTTTTGTGTACTGAACAACAACCGGTTTCTCGTATTGCAATTGCTGCACACATAATTATATTCTGAATGATACCAATAATCACCTCCGGTGCACCCATGAGGAGATTCATATCCCTGAACATCAATTAAAGTGATATCTCTAATTCTTGCCGATTTATTACAAGACGCACATTTAATTGTTTTCATAGACATGCTAGATTTTTTCTTCGCAATCAACGAATTTAACTTATGTTGTGTATCTTTAATTTGATCGTCTAGTGTCATGCTTAAAATGCTCCGCGGTAATCTACTATTTCACAATTTCTACTTATTTCTTTCACGAAGTACACACACCTAGGTTTTGGTCCGTCGTCAAGTGGCACACAAAGGAACTGCCCATTTTTCAATCTAGGAGCATACCAAGTTACATCATTATAGATGTCTAGTATCTCAATGGGCAAAAAATCTGGCCTGAATCCGGTGAGCGGGTTGAACTCAAATGCATTAAACCCTCTATCATTTATACTAGTCAATGGGAGAGTCTCTAAATCGCCATGCTCTTTTTCGCCGATTAAGATTTGCCAATCGACTGGCATTTTAATTTTAGCATCACCTATTCGTAGTACTAGGGCCGGCGCGCTAAAACTTTCTAGAAAGATCAATGGTATATAATGATAATCAGTGTTATGCGGATTTGAATTATCTAAGATTGCAAATCTTAGATCATCCACTTCATCAGGTAGGGTTTCTAAATTGTAATGTATGTTTTCTAATAGTAATATTCTCATAGCAGTATTATATCACCTACAGTTAAGGTTTTCAATATTTGTTTTAGCAAATCAATAGTATCGGGATAAATTAACGGTAGTTTAATTTTTCAACCGAAAATGGATAAGAAGCTTCTTTGTAGTAGACTTTTCTCTGGGTAAGATGCCGTTTAGCAAACTTGCATGAAGATGTTATATCCCAGATCATTACTTCATCTTTGTCTTCAGCTTTTCTAATACCTCGCCCAATGCTTTGTATAACTCTAACAAAGCTTTTTCCGGGTTCCAAAAGAACCAAATTAAAAATACGAGGAATATTAATACCCACAGCGGCCACACCATAAGTCGCCACAATAACCTTGTTCCTAGCAGTCGCAACTTCATCATATTCTTCTTTACGATCAGTTAATTTCATTTCGCCGCTTACGAAGGAGACTTCAGGTGCATCTGTTACGTCTTTGAATACATCGTTAAGCTTATTTTGTAATTCTCTTCCGGCACTAATTCTATCAACTAGAATGAGAGTATTACCTGTATCCTTAACCTTGATGATCAACTTTGTGATAGCGTCTAATCTAGCCGAATCCTCAGTGAGAAATTTCAGTTCACTTTGATAGTTAGAAAATTCCGCATGATCTTGCAACTGAATTATGTTGACATGGCACTTAGCGAGAACTCCTTTGTCTTGCAACTCGCTAGCTGATAACTTACTAATTACATCACCCAACGATACAGTCAATGCTTTCTTCTCAAATTCGGGCTTAGGTATCGTACCTGTCAACCCCCAACGAATTGGTATCGCAGCCATCACGCTTGTTAGTAATTCTTTAAGAATTTCAGCTTTTACCTGATGGCATTCGTCAATTATTACACACACCACACCAGCCAAGAATTCACCAATTGGCACTTCAGCTTCATCCGATTTAGTTTTCTTTAGCATATTACCTAAGCTTTGCCAAGTACAAATGGTGTGAGTCTTGTTGAATTCTTTTCTGTCACCGAAATATACACCTACGTCTAATCCCAAATTTATATAGTCGGCTTCAGTTTGAACAACTAAGCTCTTACTTGGTACTACAATAATAGACCTACCATATTTTTGTATACTATAGCTAAGTGCAGCAGTTATTAAGGTTTTTCCTGACCCAGTTGCGGCTTCTTGTATAGCCTGTGGGTTAGAAAGAAAATCATTTACTACTTTTACTTGGTAATCTCTTAACAAGATCGGGGACCCTGCTTGGGTGTGACCTTTGGGCCAGTTGCAATGGCTGAACGAATCTGATTTGATTAAGTCAAAATCGAAAGTGGTATTATAAGTGCGCAAGTCTTCTAGTTCAATATCATACCCTGCCCTGTCTAATACTGGTAAAATTTCAGGTAACAAATTTATGTACGTCGATCCACCTAAACTAAAAAAACTAATTTTACCATTCCACCTACCCAATCTTACTGAGGGTAAATACCTAGCGCCAGGCTTTTCAAATTCAAACATTTTAACTAACGCTTTTCTTTCGGATAGGTCTAATCCAGTTATTTTTACATTAACTTCATCTGATATTGTGATTTTACATTTTTTCATTTAACGTCTATTGGGTTTGAGTTGGTTAGTTTTATGTGCTTTTTAATTCTAGAGGAGTGACTGTCTACAGTAAAGGCGCTGTTTATAAAAAACACATGCACTGGATATTCAAATGCATCGTCTACGTGCTTAGCATTGTCAATGACTTGAATATTGTGTTCTTTTAATTTAGTGGATATTCTTTCTCTTACTCCTGAGTAAAATGTATGCCAGGAAAAGATTATAGCATCACACTTTATACTGACTAATGCATCAACGAGTTTGTCAGTATCGGCGATGTTCAGTGAAAGTATTTTCTTTGATGCAATTGCTAATAACTCATTGTCATCTAGTATTGCAATATCTATTTCTATTCCCAAATCGGTCAGTCTTGACACACAATATGGGCTAGCATCTAGAACAACCTCTTTAGTTTTCTCATACAAAACTTCGTTTATACCTGATATCAGATAACTAGAACCTGTTCTTACTAGAGTGGGTTTCCATAACGACGCATCTTGGTATTCTTTAGTTGTATTTAACAACCTCGACACTTCAGGGCAAAAATTAATAATCTCATATACATCATTTGCTAAGTTAAGGATAATTTTTAACGCCCGAGTAGAGAACGGAGCCTCATAATACTTCTTATCCTTATCCCATAAAAACGGAGACATGGTTATATTTTTATGCTTGCTTATAAAGGTCTTATTAAAGGGGGCCTTGAAGTAAATATTACCATTTAATATAGAAACATATGCCCCAGTATATGACTCACTGCTATCCACTATTTCGGTTGTCCATGGCCATGCTGATATTGCATCAATTGACAAATTGTGTTTAGCCAATTGCTTTTGATATTTCTGTATCAGATGATCTACCAATTTAGATTGATTCGATGTTATAGGCTTTTTTAGAGATATGATGTTCAACAAATTTCGGATGAACCGTAAGTCACTCTTGTTCAGCCGTAAGTTACCGGACTGTAGGAAGAAGATTAAATTTTCTTTAGTTTTTAAGTCTGTCATTCACTGATAATAACACATACGTACTAAACAATGAAAGACAATAGGAAAAGCAGGGAATATTCCCTGCTTTTTTCTATGACGGGTAGACTGCGTTAGCCGTTAGTCTTTAGCAAAAACTTGTTGCTGATGACCTTAAAAGAAAGGTCTACATTCTCGTTGCACTTGTATACCAGACCCTCACGTTCTGGGCTAGTATTGCCACCTAGCACAGACTTTGCTTCAGCACTCTTTAGTAGACCAGCAACATCACTGTTGAGCACCTCAGCAGTCTTGAAGATCGGCACATGACGCAGAGCCCGAGTACCGACAAACACCTTACGCTCAATCGGAGTCAGATAGCACCCATTGTCGATATCGTAGATATCGAAAATGTAGAACTCTTGTCCCTTGATCTTATAGGGGTTACCTTGAATGCCTTCACCAATCAGTTCACCTTGCAGTGCAAAGTTACCTCGGTCACGCAGGACAGCCTCCAGATCATAGCGACGAGCGACATGCCAGAGAGTATTACCTTCAGTTTCGCGTAGTTCCCAGTTACGAGAACATACGCCGAAGTGATCGTCCTTCAAGAATACCGTCATCGAAGACCCATCTAGCTTTTCAGTGACCTCCCAAGTCAGATTTTCAGCCTTCCATGTATCCAGTTCAGTGGTCAGGTTTTGAATGCGTTCTTGGTCAGTCTTAGGGATGAAGGACGGGAACACACCTTCAACCTCGCCAGCCAATTGAGCCGGGACTTCGGCAACCCACTTTTGGATTCCAAGTGCTTCTGATACGTCGAACCCAATAATCTGATCCCAGAAAGATGGATGTTGTTGTAGCTTATCTGGAACGACACTTAGTGGCAACAGCAGTCCTTGTGACACTTGCCCGCGCAGCTTAACAGTGCGCAGGCGTTCGCCCTTGATGCCGTTGTACTCACGCGGCTCCTGACCCTTGCTCAGAAAGGGTGCAAGTTCAGTGGGAACCCAGCTGTCAATTTCTAGGTACACGGCAAGATCACCGGCAGTGAATTCGCCGCGCTTGACTACGACAGTCCAACCACCGATGACCGCGCACTCAATCGCATCTGCGCCCTCGATAGCACGAACATCATCAATTTTACGAACAGTAGCTAGTTTACGCATTGGTATCTTCTATATAGTTAAACGTGTTGTATTCTTTGCTCTTTAGTATCCAGCATCAATGAGCTTGATTGCCACATCTACTGCTTTATCTTCAGTCGAAGACCACGTGACCGTCTCACCATCGATAATGACTGCCCACCCTTCAGTTTGCAGTTCGATAGACACTCGCTTAGCCAGAGTCTCGACCATAGAACAGAAAAGAGTTTTCGCATTGATCAGCATGTGTTGCTTTCTTGACTAGAGAAACTACATTATAATCTAAGCCCGATTTATTGTCAACCAATACCAATCATTGGATCTGGGCAGGTCCAATCATCGGGCACTTGAGTAACCAGAGTAATTTTTCCCGCGCCACCGAGTGTGCCCCAAGCACGTTGGCGTTCCTCGTTTTCACGCTGTATCCATTGTTTGCGGCGAATAATCTCATGCATGACAGGAAAATCTGCTGCAAAGATACGTACATCGTAAGAGTAGGATTTGTGATTCTTACCTCCGCCGCCGCCACCTCCACCGGTGTTGATGGTAGTTCGGTTAAAGTAGGAAGACCCCCACCCGTCAGCTATGTATTCTTTGCCCTGATACTTCTTCATCGGCGGCCGAACTTTGATATCAATACGCCCGATCCATCCTGGATATCCAGTGGGCTTGTCTTTGTTGCAGTCTGCTCGGGTATCGAAGTTTGTTACTCCCTTTCGTGGCGCACTATGACTATTACTAACTGCCTCTGACCAACGCATGCCGGATAGATAAACGTCAACATATTCATGAAATTCAGGAGTTTGGCCTTTACCAAGCCTCCAGCCCTCGCTGAGAAGACCGTTAGTATAGAACCACTTCCAGTTGACCTTGATGAATCGATTCAGATCAGCAATACTGGACACTAGACCCATCTGGTCTACGAACACTTCACGCTCTGCTTCGAGCTTGGCCAGACACTTATCTTGTCTGCGGATAGCGGCAATCTTGCGAAGATGACCGATGTACTTAGACTTATCCTCGAACAGTTTACCATCCGTGACTGACTTCCAGACTAGAATCTGAGGCATTGTTATGATTTAAGAATGTTAACTAGTTGATTTTGCTGATATGCAGTCTCTGCTGCATATACTAGCAGGTTCATATATTTTGCGTAGTCAAAAGCGCGCCGCTCTTGAATGTCAGCGGGATAAAGAACTGACACCTTAAATGTTGCAACAGGTGGCCTAGAACTGTTTGGTTCTGTGTCTAGCACATCATCAACAAAAAACTCTGAAATCGGCATGCCGGGATCAGAAGGTCGGCGAACCGACCAGACATTAAATTTTCTAGCTACACACTCGGTCATAGAAATCCTGTTGTTGGTTTGTTTGATTGATTAATTCACCGCATGCAAGTCGCAGCCGCCAGCGCCTTCCAGTTCTTAGGGCTGATCTTAACCAGATCAGCAATCTTGAGAGTCATACGAAGCGAGATTTCGCGAAGACGTTCGTGATTGTCCCACATGAAATCAAGAATTTCAGTCTCGATTTCTTGCGCAAAGCCGTAGTCCACAAACAGACCGGGATCCGAATCACGGTACACTTGACGGACGCGCAGCATCTTGTCACGCTCGGTGTTGATAGTCAGATCAAGGAAGTGACTACGCGATTGCAAAGCTTCCAAGTGAGGTTGAATTTTACTAGCACGCTTGTTATCGAAGGTCTTATTGGTGATGAAGATGATTGAACCCTCGAAGTTGAAAGTGTTCGGAACACCTTCCTCGCGCAGCAGGCGAGAATCCTTGTTATACGAAATGCGACGAGTCTTGCCAGAATCCAGCGCACCCTTCAGAATGTTGATGGCGTCGTGATCTTCCCACACATCGCAATCGTCAAACACCAGAACGTTCTTCTTGTCAGAAAACTTGTACAGCAGAGTGAACAGACCGATAGCAGAAATCGCGCCCTTGACAATTTCAAAACGCAGGGGCTTACCAGCCAGCTTGTCGAACATGCTAGCTTTTTCCATTTGCGTAGTGACGCCATGACTCTTGCCGACACCCGGGGGGCCAGTCACAATCATCGCACGGATGTCACCTTGAATGCAAGCCTTAGACATTTCATCCAAAACTTCGAAACGAGTCTGAATCCGATTCATAGCTTGGTCGTCAGTCTCAGTAACAACCTGAACAACGGGTTGTGACTGAGGTTGCACTGCTTCACCGTTGACGAATTGAATATCAGACATAGAATCAACCTTGATCTTGACTTCATCAATGGCAACATCGAAGTGCCCCTCGTTCTTCACGGTCACGTAGCTACCCTTCTTGCCCGTCTGAAAGCCCTTGACGAGGGTAAAAACTTGACCCTTGACCGGCTTGTTGCGATACGAACCAGAGATAACGCGAATAGTAGACATTAGAATTTGCTCCGTTGCTTAACTGTCAATACAAGTATTATATAACCGAACCGATTTATTGTCAAGATACGTGATAGATGATGCCCTGATTCGTCTGAACCTTCGTGATGCCGTCATTGGTCCAATCTTTCTCAAGTAGAGCCAGATTCTTTTTGTCACGCACATTGCCCTTATGCACCTTGACACGAATCCACTTTTTGCAGTTAGTAATGGTCACTTCTTCGCAAGAGAAAACCATTTCTAGGGCTACCTTCATACGCTCGGCTTTGATCTTTTGTGCATCAGTGAAGAGGCTGGCGTTTACTGCACTCTTCATCCGAGCGACACGGGCAGCGAACCATGCAAATTGCCCGGCTGCTTTGTATTTAGAATCGCGTTCTTGCATATAAGATCCGTCAATTAACTGTCTAAGATTCTATCTTATGCCCAATTGGATTTATTGTCAACCTGTAATAGGTTGACAATTTAGATCAATTAAATGACGCCGTCGTACACTGCATTTCGAAAGTCGGCTTCACTGCCCGCAAAGAGTGATGCGAAAGCTTCGCTTTTTAGCCGACCTTGGGCCTTGCTTCGCCCATATGCCTTGCGAAAATTATCCTGCTTAGAGCATTGAGCAATCGCATAAACTACGCCTGAATCTAGCCCACGATAGGCATAAGTGAATCCGCCGCGTGGGTCAATGTCGCCTTCAAGATTGAAGTTACGGATGTGAATAAACTTAGTTTGGCTCATTTTTGTTTCCTTTAACAAACGTTGATTAAAAACACATTTTACTACATGCCAGAATTACTGTCAAATATTATAAAATCTTATCACATAAGGATGCCCATCAGTTAGAAAAAATAAGACCAAGAAAAAACCCGATCAGTACACCAACCAGAACAACTACAATGGTTGCACCGAGCACTTCTTTGACGATCTTGTTAACAACAGCCATTTGTCGCACCTGCGAAGTTAAGGTTGTTACGGTGAGCTTTTATGCGCTCAGCTTCGCTGCAAGCCCGGCGTGAAGGAAATCCATTTCCTTTTGCTCGACATAGAAATCCGTATTGGGATCCCAGTACTGACCTTCTTTGGGGTCGTAGTACAGAATGCGGCCGTTGCAATAAACAAACGGACCTTCAAGTCCCTTACGAGGACCATGACCTTTGAAAATATCTTCGGTGCGACCCAAAACTCGAAAGCCCATAAAGAACTCCTAAGTACTGACTGAAAATCTATTATAGAGTATTATGGATTTATTGTCAAGCCAAATTCAGCTGGACTTGCAGGCCTTCCCAAGTACCAGAAAGACCAACAGCACACTGGTCACCGGCGCCTTCACCACTGCGGGTGAATTCTAGGGCGTCAAGCGCCTTTTGGGTTGCGGCATTACATTGGCTAAAGTCGCCAACACCCCAGCGAATCTGTTTGGCCGTGGCATAGAAACATGCAGCACCGACAATAACACGGAAACGCTGAGTTTGCTTGAAACGCTTCATGATCATATTATACTCCGTTAACTAACTGTCAATACAAGTATTATATTACCGAACCGATTTATCGTCAACCGAATTCTGGATCAGACTCGGCAAAGGTAAGATTGTTCTCTACGGTTAGGACCCAGTCTAAGGGGACATTGAGTTCACTTGCAACTAGCTCAGGCTTGACTCCTTGCTCTAGGCGTTCTTGAATTTCAAGGTACAGATTACCAATCTTGCTCATGTGATGTCCTCTCAGAAAAATGAAGTATAACTTATTTCACATTTATTGTCAATTAAGTTGCCACTTCTCACACTGGTAGAATGAAATATCATCTAATTGTCTCGCTGTTAGTTTAGTCATGATATCTATCTTTCCTACATTATGAAAGACCATGTCCCACACTGAAAATAACGTATTGGCTTTTTCTACTGATATTTGATGTAACACATAGTCACTATCGTGTAGCCAATAATCAACACTTCTTTTTCTTGAAAGGGCTTTAATAGGAGTAAGCGACCGATAAGTTTTTGAGGATACATATGGCATTGCATTTTTAGCTGACCTCATTGAAGATAGATGGTCAGCTATGTCTTTAAAAGAGATATCATATTCATAGAATGAGGGGAGTGTGGCAATCAATGGCAAGAAGTCAGTTGATACGTCAAGACCGTTACCATGCACAAAAGTGTTCAAATCAGTTCTGAATTTAGTAAAAGGTTTTCCTTGCAGAACCATTAGCATTAACTTTTTGCTGTAGAACTCTCTGACTTTAGTAGCAGACGCATAATCTTCTTTAGTTAGCATTTCTACTAATCTAACATCAGTGATAGAACCGATCCTGTATGAAGGATTTATTATCGTGCTTTCTTTACGTAGTCGATGCCAAGCACAGCTTAATGCCAGTGCATCTGTGGGAAATGTTATGTTCTCTTTTTTAGCTGGGAAATCCCATGAATCATCTAGTAGATCCATACTTGATTTGAAATTCTTACTTATTAGCATACCTTGTTTATCCTATGGTGAAGTCTTCCATACCTGCAGTTTTGAGACGTACTAAATGTCCTAGCATAAAGTTCTTAGATTCTAAGCCCTTCATTATGCCTAGCCAGCGATTTCGCAGTAATGCGACATCATTGACTAGGATCTCCATATCAATTACCTCATCTTCGCCGTCTACATATTTCTCAGCATCTCTGCTAGTGAGTGCCCGGTTATACGACTCTAAATACTTTTGAAAGAACTTTCGGCGAATCTTTCTTAATTGAATGTTCAAGAAATTTAACACAGCTTCGATTTCTTGCAAGCTTGAAAAATGATTTTCTGTTACTCCGGGTAGGCTAGCAATGTTTTTTTCAACGTTGCCGTATATCTTAACCTCTTTTTTTGCCGATTCTAACTCTAATTCATAGTGCGAAATAAAGTCCGGAATAACTGAAAGGTCTTGTGTTATTCTTGTATACCAAGCCATTTAATTCCATTCGTCAAAGTCTTCGTCTTCGTCAAGGTCTTCGTATTCTTCTTCAGTTTCGTGCTGCTCACGGTAATACCTCAATGCATTCGCAATATCTTTGTCCCTGGGAAAAGATTCTTTTATTTCGCCAGAGTCGAAGCCGTTGTCAATTAGTAAATTGACTAAGGTATCGGCTGCATCTTTGCGGTCATTAAAGTCTACATGAATTTTTAATGCTTCCCAAACTTCTGCTACTAAATTTAGACTCATTCTGTATCCTCCTCTTCTGCAGTCACTGGTTCTTCAATAGGTGAATTCAACTGACTAGCTTGCACTTCTTGCATTACTTTGTCTAAACATCCAGCTTCATTAGACTCCCACCCTTTACGGAAAAACTTTAAAACTTCTCCGTCTAATGTAGTATAGACTAAACGGTTACCTTCTTTAGTCATCAGGCCCTTACCGTCAAATAAATCCAGCAAACCTGAGTACGGGCTCATTCCGCTGGAATATGGGATTTTTACTTGTACACTTTCAAATGGCTTAGCGTACCGAGTTTTCATGATCTTGCATGCACTGCGAATGCCACGAACTTCTGAAACCTTGTTACCATCTTCGTCTTCTTTAAGTTTTAGCTTCTTCATTGCAACAACAATGGAACTTGCATAAACGAAACCTTGGCCACCTGAGATTTTATCATCAGGGTCAAACATGTCTTGACTTGCGTATGTATGATTGGTCGCAACTAGACCAACGTTATGACTACCAAACATGTTAACGCAGTTACGAACAAGACTAGTCAAAGCTTTGGGCTTACGACCCATATCACCTTTCATATCGCCCGCCTCAAACTGATTAACGTCAGTTGGTGTCAATAGCATACCCAATGAGTCCAGTACAAACAAAACCTTAGGCTTATCTTCTGCCGGTAATAGTTTGTATGACTTCATGAATTCACTAATTGTTTTAGCAACGTCATCAATCATAGCCATGTTTAGCTTTAATAATTTATCTTCGTCGGTTGAAACACCAAGTGCATGAAGCCAAGCTTCGTCTAGTGCATTCTCACTGTCAATTAAGACTACGAAAATGCCCTGTTGTTGCGCGTGCCTTACTAAATTGCCTGAACATATAAAAGATTTTCCCGATCCAGATTCTCCCGCGAAGACGGTAACCTTGCCTAAGGGTACTCCTTTATTGAAGTCCCCCGAGATTAAATAATTCAAGGCGTAATTGCCAGTACTGATCCAATCAGTGGGATCATTAAACCCAATGCTAAGTCCTTCTATTGACTTAGTTATATCTTTACGAAATTTTGCAATATCAAACGGTCGTGCCAAAATAGTCTCCTAGTTATCTTTGTAATCCTGTTGTATGCAGTCTATCACTAAATGATAGTTTGTCAAGGTAGTCTGGACAGGTATCCGCGATACGTTCTAATTCAAAATCGCTGGGAAAATGTCGCAGTACTCCCCTTGCTCGGTCTCTGACTAATGACGGAACCCTAGGAGTACGTCCAGGGTCGCATAGTTCTTCTAATAGCTTTTTGCCTTGTTTTAGGGCAAGGTAGCGCTCATCCGGTAGTGTCATGATGTTCTCCTTAGGAGAGGGGTCGAAACCCCTCTGTTTAATTTTAGCTAGCTTTGTTCTGGCGAGAACGAATTAGAGCTAGAATATCTTGTGCTCGGTCGCTGGATGCTGCCTTAGGCACTTGTACAGGTTGTTCTGCGGGAGCAGAATCTTCGTCCCACGGTGCAGCGTCATTGCTCTTAGTTTCTGCTGCTGTGGTAACAGCTGGGGCTGCTGCTTCACTGGGGACGTTTGCGCCTTGGGGTGCATCTAATCCATATGGCCTGTAGTACTGGCCCCAGCGGCTGTTGTCGAATGGCTTACCATCTACGCTAGCTTCGAACATTTCCTTAATTACTCGCAATTCAGCTTCAGACGGCTTCTTGGGCAAGAAGTCAACTAAATTGAATAATCCATGAGTCTCTATGGCTTCGCGCTCTGCTTCAGTTAACGGAGACTCTTTACGTGCCCAATTACTAGTAGAATAGTCTGCATAACCGCCCTTAGAAGCCTTCTTAATATTAAAATCAAGACCGCGCAGATAATCAGTTGGTAGTTCTTCTAGTTCAGGATCCATCAAACTAGACTTGATGATCGTAAAAATTTGAGGGCTGATGATGAACCGGCGAATAGGATTCGGTGGAGTCTTGTCTTCTGCCATTGGGTTTATGCGAACGAAGCCTTGGAACAAATAACTACGCTTCTTCCAATACTTGTTTGCCAACTCTTTGAGAGTTTCATCCTTGTACCATGGACGTACTTCTGTTAGAACTGGGCAGCTTTCTCCCCACATTTCCATACAAGGAACTGTCACTAATGTCTGTTTGACATTCATATCGCCAACTACGCCATTAAATGGTAGTTTAATTAGCTGACGTTCGATCCAGAAGAATGGGTTCTTAGTGTCTTGATCAGGAAGATATCGTACCGTAGTTGTAGTACCTTCGTCTGCGTTCCAGTGTGGATAGATTGAGTTATCTGAGGAACCTTGCGTTCCCTTTTGTTGTTTGTTGTCTTGCGCTGATATGCGAGCGCGAATTTCTGCTAATGATGCCATGATGTTTTCCTTATTTCATTAAGTTGGTCTTAGGTTTACCTAAATATATAAATTCGCCATCTCCCTATGAGATGACTAACTAATTCAGTATAAGTATACGCTACTTGCGGTGGATTAGTCAAATGTATTTATCCCAGTAAAGCAAAACCTCACATTAATGTGAGGTTTTTTGAGAAGTTATTTACCCAGTAATCGTTTTATACTATCAAGGTCTTTTTGCCCTTCTGCTATACCCATTTCGCCTCGACGCATGCTGCGATCAGTATAGTCATCTTCCGGAGCTTGATCTAAATCTCCATCTAAGCTTGCATCAGTAAATGATGTCATCCAAGCGTCTTGAAATATCGAGTCCTCTGGATCATAACCCAAATGTAGTGCAACTCGGTCGCCCATCTGTTTAATAGTTTCTGCATCTTTACCTTGATCATACAACTTGATTAATACACCTGCAATCTTGTCTTTCATTTGCTCGTACTTAGTATAACCGGGTTCATCATTCTCCGCCACACCTTGCTTGGCAATGCCATCGAAATTCTTATCAATGAATCGCTGGGCATATCTCTGCTCCAGATAAGGGAAACCTTTGACAAATGCTTTTGCGTGACCCATAGCAAGTTCAGGAGTTTGCCAAACTGCGCCACCGAACCAACTTGGCTTGCCAGTATTTGCATCCGTTACTAAAGCGGTATATCCATATTCATGTTGTCTAACTGATGCCTGTAGTGGATTATTTTTCTTAGCATGAGCGATACGCTGGTCAAGAGAGCCTTCCGCCACACCTTGTTGAGCACTATTCGCTACTATTTGTGCAGCATTTTTCAATTTTGGCAATACCATTTTTACGAAGGCGTGCTGACTTCCCACTGAACTTTGAAATTGTCCGATAACGTCATTTATTTTATTAACGTCGTTACTTACAAATGCGTCTAATATGACTTTCAACCATCCCTGTAAAAGTTTGGCATATTCGTTATCAGGAGCAGCATTAAGTTCGTTTGACATCGTAGAGGCAACACCCTGCAATTGCTGTAATACCTGCCGATTTTTAATACTACGGGAAGCTTGTCCCCAAATTTGAATCAACGGATTTTGTCCTTGGTTTTCTGATATACCTTGCTGACCAAACGGATATACCTGAACCCACTTGCCGTTAACGTTCTTGACGTACTTCTTATTATCAAACTTACTGCGAATTATGCCTGCTTTCTTTAATGCGCTTTCTTTTGAATCAGCCCATCCGTTTGACCTAGCTTGCCCGCTTTGCGCATGAGTCCACATCTTTTGCTTCATTCTATTGGTATCTGGGTCTACGCGATACCACATATCTCCTTCGTCGGTTGGATCATATGCTTCCGCCACACCTTGTTTTTCAGAATCTAAAGTTTCATTCATTCCTGGAATTCTTCCCATGTTTAATGCAACATGTTCTGCTGTTTCAGGACTAAAACCTTCTGACTCTAATTCATCTATAATTTCATCGTAACTATGGTCAGCATCAACCCATTGATTCAACCATTCTTCTGCTTTTTCTATTTCATCCCAATTGGGTTCATTTTTACCTTCATTGGTGCCAACTAGTTTACCTATATTGTTATTCTTAACTTTTTCAGTGGGCCCCAATTGACCTGCACGCTTTTGATTAGAATCTAGTCCTTCACTTAACCCCAACTCATCTTCTAATCTTTTAGCAATAAACTCGCCGGCGTCGGCGTTGTAGTTCTTTATATCTCCCTTAGTGAAATAATAATCCCAAAGATCAGATTCTAAATCATAGTCTAAGTTGCCGCCGCGCTTAAATTCTTCAACTGCTTCGGGATGCCTTGCTAGAATTCTTTCTAAATCAGAACCTGAACTCCCGAGCATGTCATTCTCACTTATTGCATCGGTGCGTTTTTGTAGGGCAGCAAGTCCTTCTTTACCGCTAATATTCTTTTCTTTTTCCTTTTCTAGGTCTTTAGTAGTGACCTTCCAATCACCGCCCTTTTCCTTGCGCATTGCTGCTGGAATTTTACTTTTGTCTACCGCGGCATTTTCATCAACTGTGTCTTCAACTAATTCATCTGCCCATTCAGCTAACTCACTGACTTCTTTCATTTCACCTAAACTTTTGCTTAGTTTAGAAAGAATTGGCATTACACTTTCTATTCTCGGGTCTAATGTTTCTTGCACAAACAATTCATTCAAGCTAGTCTCATCACCGTCGGTTTCCATCAATGCAGGAGTGTAACTTTCAAAGTAAGTATTATACCCACGTTGTCCGCGCAGCTTGCCTAATGTTTCTCGTAAACTCTGATAATGATTCAGTCCAGCTTCAACTACCTTTTGCGCACTTTCATTGAATTGATTTCCCCTAACTGCGCGCACAAAGCCTGACATTTTAGTGTATTCTTCGCACAACGATTTAATATGATTCCACCTATCATCGTTGGGTACTCCACCCTCAGCTAAATGTCGTGCGTATATCTGCGCAATGCCTGGTCTAGTAGTGGGTGCTAGTATACGTTCCCCTTGCGTATTTTCTAAATAAATTTTAGCAATATTTCTAAAGCGTTGTTCGCCTTCTTGAATTTGACGGGTGTGCTGTAACACGATCTTAACGGTGGGCACATTGTCATTATAACTACTCGCTTTGCCCATTGCGTGATACCCCTCGTTAACTTTTTGTTCTTTTTTCATATGTGACCTTTGTGCCATATCACTGGCTAAATGATTTCTGTTTCGTAAGTCGAAACTTAGCTGGTGCCTCAATGCCCAATTTTTTAAATTCTTTAAAAATCCCATCCAACTGTCGGTGTAGTCCGTGCCAGACGTGTTTTCATCGCCGCTATCTGACACATTATCATCAAAGTATATTACCAATTTTTGAAGATTGTCGATAGTTATCCAAACGTTACCGTGATCTTTGCCATTTTTCTTAAACGTAAATTTAAAAATTTCAGCATTTTCTGGTACTGGAGTTTTTTCACCATCTGAATCCAGTCCGACTGGATCATATCCCCGAACTTTAAGAAGTTCGTATATTTTTTTGTTTAATGAGTCTGAGTTGATAGGCATATATCTATTTATCATCCAATCACTGCAAAGAACGGCAATGGTTGTATGATATCTTCGTGGTCTCTTATATGTGTTTCTAAATTGTAATGGTAATCGCTTAGCACCTGCAACATTCTTACTACTAATAATGATGCCATAACTAAGTCATCTGTTTCACCTATCTTAGCTGCATAACTTCCGCCGCTGGCTACAAAGGTCTTAAGTTCGGACACCAGGCTTTTGCTATAGATAGTCATCTTCTTACTTTCTATCAACGTTTTAAACTTAGCGCATGCTGCAATTTTTACTCGTTGTGTAGTGTTAAATCCTTTGCGTTTTTTGCCTGGCTCGCTTAAGAATACACCTGCAATATTGCTCTCACCATACTCGTTAAGTGAGATTAATGCTGCTTCACCTATACTATTATTTTCAATAGAATAATATATGTTATCGGGTTCATTTGTGATTTCTGCGATATATTTGGTTATTTCTGCTAACAACTTGATTTGATTTGGAATGTCAGTTTTATTGTGTCTCCACTCACCTATCTGTGTGGTGGTATTCGCTTCATATATTTCAATTGCTGCAGGGTCGCCACCTGTACCTAGGCTAGGATCTAACGCTACGCAATAGATATTACCTTTCTCTGGTTTTTTATACCATCGGACTTGCCCCATTCTAGATGTAGGTTCAATTCCCTCAAGTAATATTAATGTATTGGGGTTAATCAAGGTTTCTTCGGCTATAATAAACTCGCATTGGATTTCTCTACGAAATTTATCATCACCTAGTTGTGATCTGATTTGATCAGCCCATGCTTGGTCTCTCCCCGGTTGCTCTGTATAATGCGCTCTATAAGCTTTAAATCCATTAACACCCAACTCAGTGGTGTTGCCATACTCATCGATGCACTTATTAGCGCCTTTCCAAATAAGTGCGAATTGGTCCTCATCGCTGTTTGGGGTACTTGTGATTATAGCTTTACCACCAGTTGCTAAAGTAGGTGTGATAGAAGTCCAGAACAACTCAGCTATGGAAGGTCTAACAAACGCGAATTCGTCTAGGTAAAGTAATGAAATACTCATACCACGACCTGTATTTTCTGTCGTGGTAGCTGATACAATTCGCGAACCATTCTCGAAATCTAAGGACCCCTTATTATAAGTGGTCACGCCTGCTTTGATGTGATCAGGGCAAGCTTCATACGCATAACGAATACGTTGCATAATTTCTTGCGCACCTGTATACTTGTGTGCAGCAATAAGAATCGTGCTGTCAGGCACAAACATAGCATACCATAATAGATAACCTGCCGCTGATGTAGAATTGTGACTAAGTATGCCGTTAGAATAAAAACGATGCCCTTCACTGCCTACTGCTAAATCGTACATTTGCTCATATTGATCAGTAGATTCTACGGTTGACACAGGAGACAATCCATTAATGGTTTGAATTAGCATACCCGGGAGCAAATCTTTTACGAAAATTTCATTCATTGATTCATCAAATACAATGTGTGTGTCAGCACATTCTAACACTTCCCCACTGCATAGCGTCATCTTATAAACTTGGTATGGTACGGTCTGTTTTACTTCTTGTATAGGTTCCCATCCTGTATCGGTTTGGACAGACCATTCATCATCGTCGATCGGCAATACTTCAGTAAATTTTCTGTTTATTTGGTCAGAAAGGTTATGCATTCTTGAATCACTTTTTCTTTGTTAGCTTTGAATTCTACTTCGGGTATGTGTAATACTTCATATCCGTTATCAATTATCAATTTATCCCGTATTGCTTCCCTTGCTGGATTGGCTCTACTAGTGGGAGAATGCCAATATTCACCATCAAATTCTATTATTCGTTTTTTAGCCAAATCGATGAAGTCCGGTCTAATGTGCGTAGTTCCTAGATTCAAAAAATACTCTTTATTGGAATATGTTTTCATATCTTCTCTGTCAAATGTCGCAAAATACACATTAGTAACATCGACATGTTTAATAATCTCACTGAACAAAATCTGCGAAATTTTTGAGAAATTATTTTTCTTGAAGGATTTAATCCAGCGTTCAGTTTTCAATGCATGTCTTTTTGCCCCTTCAACTTCACCGTATTTACTAACAAACCAATCTAAATCCCTAGCCTGAAATTTTTTATGCAACTGAGATGCTTTTTCTGTATCCCCGTTCGTCTCTTGTAACCAATATGCTATGTTGTTCTTGAATTTTTCTGGGTGGTTTTTTAATAAAGTTTTATGCTGATTGATTTTCTTCTGGTGTTTAGTATCATCATACCCGTTAACAAATTTCTTGCTCCATGGGCTAAATTTTCCGCCGTGGTCAAATGCCCCATTCTTTTCACCTGAAGTTAGTGCTACTTTGGTATCGCATGTTATTTTAGTAATTTTATTAGCTAAAGCCATTTCTTGTATTGTCTTATACCCGTGCATCTTGGCGTGATCTGGGGTGAATTGTCTGGTTCGTAGACTACAAAGAGGACATGTAAGATAATCTATCCCTTCCATTCCCGTGTACTTCTGTTCACTAGCGTGTTGCCGCGAACATGTTGTGGAACAAAATTTCTTAGCTGGATTCATGTCTGACATACTTACTGAGCAACACGGGCAAGTTTTGGTTAGCAGATTTGGATATTTCTTGTGTTTTGCTGCGGTTTGTCTACATGCCACTGAACAAAATTTACTTGTACTACCCGTGGCCTCAAATTCTGTACTGCAAGTATTACACTTGATACTGCGATATATCTGGTAATTCGGTTCCGTTTTTCTTTGCTCTTGTGAATTGGTAATATACGTCGATGGGTAATTCATATTGGGTTCCTGTTTTATTGTTACGTATATTTATACTAGTATTACCGAGCAAACATTTTCCACTCTGTCTGGGCATTAAGCTAATACTGAATCTATAATTGTGATAGGTGTGAATTAATCTTTTTTGATAGTCCCACGGATGATACACCATCGAGCCTTTTGTAGGGTGTTGTATATAGAAAAAGTTATCCATGAAATATAGATAACCAGTCACTGGGTCGCAGCATTTGATAAAGTCGTCAAGTTCTTTTTGTGTATTGAACTTAGTCTTTATGTAGGGCGTTTTTACTAAAGAAGGGGATCCACTCATAATACGTATTTATATGGGTAAACTCAATTAAAAGGATTTTCGCCGGTGATGTGTGGCTTTGCAAACATCACTTTCATCCATTTAGAATCACCAGGTCTGAGATTATTATCACTGATATATTGTGCTTTTTTGGCTTGTAGTTGAGTATCGATTGGTGCTGTTGACTCACCTGTAATTTTACCTGACCCGCTTAAACGTTTCAATTCATCATGTTGTCGCAAGGAAACCCGAGGATCTTTAGTCGTCGGGTAGTTGACTGATTGATAACTATTTTGTAGTTTGGCTTGTTTAAATGGATCGAACATAATTAATTAGTAAGTTCTTCCCAGCCCAGCTGCCACAACAAATCTGCATTGCTAGATGTGTATGCTACGGCAAGTGTTAGTGTGCTGGGTGTACCATTAGCATCTCTCCATAGTTGTAATCGTTTTTTAATATCTTCGCTGATTTCAACTTTATCTCTACTACTAGACAACCCAGCATATACTACTCTTCCATCAATAATAGTGTTACTGTGTATAGCACTTTGAACAACTGATCCTGCAACATTGCTCCAACTAGTGGTAAAAGTAGCATTCTCAATAATTTGAAATTGACCATATTTAGCATCAACGAGCAATATATCAATTTGTGCCGGTATGACCACTGCGTCAGGGTAAGCCGGATTCAATCGTATACTGCACAGGGCTGTGACAGTATTGGCACTTGAAACTCTAGTGACACTAGTACCATTAGTAACATACCCTATTTTAGTTGATGGTGTAAACCCTCCTTCAGAAATAACAGTGCTACATATTTGTTTCATTGTGCTATTACCAGTCGTTGCACCGGTATTTGTTATTTCATATCTTGGATTCAATGTTGCAGTTGTCATGTAAACAGTTGTGTTTCCCGGCTGATTAGCATGTTGGAATGTGTGACATACAACAAATTGACTGTTGATTACAAAACCTGCACGAACATTGCCTACACCCAACCATTCAATGTCACACCAAAATATTTGTGTCAATGTTGGGTCTAAGACAATACCTGACAGTAATGTATTTCCATTCCAATTAGCTTGTGGTATTCGTTCTTCAACTACTACCCCTGTTGTACTACTACGAATAACAAGATTAAGAGTAGTGCCTACCGCTTCAAAATAAACACCATTACCAGTTGTAAAATAACCAACTCGTTGTCTTAGATTTTCTTTAAGAGTAGCCATTGCAAATGTGTTCATTGTTAATAAACTTTTGCCTGGCTGATATGCCTGAACTGTTTTAGATTGTCTAATCACACTACTACCACTAGTAGAAGAAACGTTTAAATTAAATGAACTTTCGTTTTGAACATAAACTACATTACCACCTGTAGCAGTGATATTACTAAATTGATCACCGTCGATGTAACGATTTTGGCTGTCAAACAATGTGTAGGGTTCACTTACTCTTAAACGCCCAAATGCATCTAAGTTAGTTCCGGTTATTGCAACATTCGCATTGACATTTCCAGATACTACCCATGGACTGGTGCTCTGTGTAACTTCTATTGTTTGGCCTGGGTCAATGGTGATGTTTCCGGTAATAGGTAATGAATTACCTGATACGTCAACATTGCCAAAACTGACAATACCAACATCACCCACTGTAATATTAGCATTCGCAATTTGCACATCCGTACGTACATATACGTTTCCGGATACTTCGTCTAGTGCTAATGCTTGGTTAACGTTTCTTAAGTACCATGGCTGTACGTTATTTGGGTCTGGTTCCATAAAATACTCTCTATAAGAGAGTATTTATCACCTTATTTGATATCCAATGGGCGAGTTTTAGTTGCTACGATGCAATAGAACTTTTCACGCACTGGAGTTAGTTCTTTGTCTTGTTCTTGTGATGGTACATTAATATCAAATTCCATTGTTTGAAACATGTCTAATGAAAATCCAGCACGTTCTAACAATGCTATTAGTTGAGTCTGCCCAAAAATGCTATAATGATTTAAATTGAACTCATGTTTTCTCTCGCAATCGGGGGCAGGAACTTCAATATATATTTTACCGTATTGCTTTAGTACACGATTGTATTCCATTAGTGTAAAAATTGGATATGGACTATGTTCTAACGCATGCCGCAAGAAAATAAAATCTACACTTTCGTCATGGTATCCAGCAGATTGCGGCAAGAAAGAAATATCGTATTTCTTAATGACATGTCCTTTGCTCTCACATAAAGAAACATCTTCGGGGCTTAGTGTTACTCCAACTAAATTAGTGTATTCTCTGCTTTTCATTTCATCTAAGAAATAACCAGGACCACATCCTAAATCTAAAATACTAGAATTTTTTGGCAAATTAAGAGGGTCAATGTATGTTTTGACTACATGGTTCGTTAATTGCTTATGGTAATTACTCTCACCTTCTGCATAAATGTGTGCAGTATATAAGTATTCATTGTAAAACTTTACTTTAAGTAAATCTATAGTATTGTTGATATCAATCATTGTTGATCCTATTTAAACAATACTTATTGTGTTGCACGACCATCTAATTATTTTTTATAGCCTTTAAAGGGTTTGAACGGACTTGTGGTATTGACGTTAGGTAGTTCTTGGCTTCGCAAATCACCTAAATTGATATCTTGGTATTGTGAGCCTACTGCCTTGAAGGCTTGCATCATCATTGCCTGTTCTTCTTTGGTGTAGGGTGCAGCAATATCATGCCTGCCAGCCCAACTTTCTCCATCCATCATCGGTAGAGTAGTCCCGTCAGTGCATGCAGCTGCCATACCGATTCGGTTTAATTCATAGATTCGGTCGGCGAAATTTGCGTCTCGAAATTTAAGTAAGCCGCGTGTAGCAAATTGTTTGCGCTTGCCTATTTTACCTATTTTAGCTTCATTTATAAATTCTGAGGCTCTCATATCATTGTCCCGCAGTAGTCAGTAGTCCAGACTGATTAAGCATTTGTATATTTTCATACCCGTCTACGCTAGACGGTGAACTTAGTAAAGCGTCAACGTGAGTAACTTGTGCAGCCACAAAATGTGTCAATGTTGCGTCAACCAACGGAATAACTAAAATACGTACTTTTTCGGAATCTACATCCATGTCGTAAGTGCATACAGGATCGCCATCAAATGTTGTTCCATATGCAGTAAACTTTACACCACTGTTATCATTTTTTATTTGTGATGAAATAACAATATTTTGCGTGTCGGCAGTATCTTGATTGAATGATTTTATTTGAAATAACCCCTGCGTAAAAGTATCTACTGGTATCTCTAGTATTACTTGGTTTGGGGTGTCTCCATCAGTGTATGAGGTAGAAGTGGTAGTTGCAGTGTACGCTAGGTTAGAAAAGTTGTTGTTTATTTTCTGAAACGCAACTCGTAACGGATCTCCTTGCCCATCGTTCGGGAGAGTACCTGTATTAATGACTTCGGGTGTAAACATAATGTAGTTCCATGTTAGATGTATTTAGTCTTCTAGTTACTGTTTGTGTCATCGAATATTTTCTTTTGCTTAGTGTACCAATCGATCCAATTAGCCACTAAGTCTGAGCATTCATGATATTTTTTGTAATTAGTGTTTACGGTTTTCATCAAATCACGTAGTAACACTGGATTCTTGGATAAAGTAGACAATTCAGGGCACTGAGCTAGTAAAACTTCAGGAGCCTCAGGGAATTTCTGCTGTGCTGGAAGAGTAGAACATCCGGACAGCAGAATTATGGATAGCAATAAGATTTTCATTTTTTAGTTAATGGTAATTCGATTGCATCAGGAATTTCAATTTGCAATGCTGAAGCGTCATGCGCTTTGATTAAAGATTCGGGCATAACGCAAGAGTTATCATACATCTTTACCTCACGCTCTATGTAATTGTCTATCTTGTCAGCCTTTTCTTTAATAACTTGTTTTTTAGTAATGACTTTAGTGATTATTTCTGTATTAGTTTTGGATGCTTTTACTTCAGCTTGTATTAGTTTTATTTCTAAATCTTTTACTTTGGCTTTCCATATTTTATTTTCAACCAATGCGCCCTCTAAGAAGGATCCAAACGCAGTTAAAAGAATACTACCTATTAATATAGGGGTAACATACTTTTGTATGATAGGCAAAAATGAAGAAAGTAGACCCAATAAAATTCCAATCACACCTAAAAATACTAAGGTATGTATTAGACTGTCCGGAAGAACTGATAGTATCCACATGTTACTATTTATCTACACGAAACCTGTCAGACAGTATCATCGTTATTGCAGCCGTGGAAAACCGAGTACTAGTACTCGGTTTTGTTATTTACACTGCCATGGGCGCTTTTAACTGGCCATGTGATTGATAATCAATCAATTTAATATCGTCCATTGTAAATTTATCAATGTCTTTCACTTCTGGATTCAACCACAATGTGGGAAGTGGGTATTCAGACCGTGCTAATTGCTCTTTAACTTGTTCAACGTGATTTTTGTAGATATGTGTATCACCTGTGCTAATAATCAATTCACCAACTTTCAACCCACAGTGATGTGCGATCAAATGAGTCAATAAAGCATAACTAGCAATATTAAATGGTAAACCCAAGAACACATCGACACTACGTTGGTACATGTGGCAGCTTAGTTCTTTATTCTTGTTAACATAGAACTGGCTCATTACATGACAAGGTGGCAATGCCATTTGATCTAACTCACCTACGTTCCAGGCGCTTAAAATATGCCTGCGACCATTAGGATCTTTAACTAATCCATCGAGCAAGTTTGATAATTGATCTACTTCTGATTTAGAAACTGCTAATTGATGGACACCGTTAGATACGTCACTGAACTCTTTTTCTTCCGTATATTTGACCCAATGACGCCATTGAACACCGTAAACTCTGCCCAAGTCACCTTCGTATTTCGCTCTTGGCTTCCAATACAGAGAATTAGCGTTTGGTGTCCATATGGTAACTTTTCCGTCTGGGTTACCGTGTGTAAGTTCTGCTAATCTGCGTTCGTCTCCGCTCCCCTCCAGAAACCAAAGTAATTCAGCGACACAAGCTTTCCAAGCAAGTTTCTTAGTGGTGATGGCAGGAAATCCTGTACGCAGATCAAGGCGAAGATTATATCCAAACACACTATAAGTGCCAACACCGGTTCTATCATCTTTTAATTCTCCGTTATCTAAAATATACTTCAATAAGTCGTGATACTGGTTCATTTACGTCTCCAAATTTCATATGTGTGATCTGCGTGTTCTTCTTTGAACCAGCAAGTAAACTTTTTTACTAATTCTACTAAATCGATAAAGGTGTCGCAAGTATATGTGGAGTACGTCCTAGACAAATGCACCTCATCAATCATATGAAAGCATGAGTTGACCAAACTCGCGCCACCTATTAACCAGGCATCTTTATAATTAGCTAACTCAGAAATTTCATTCACTATAATGAAGTTGTCAGTTGACTGAACCATTTTACTAGTAACCACGATATTGGTTCTGTTTGGTAAAGGTTTCTTGGGCAAACTTTCCCAAGTTAGCCTTCCCATGACTACTATTTTTCCGGTAGTCAGCATTTTGAACCTAGCTAGGTCACCTTCTAACTTGTCCCACGGTAATCTAGATTTATTACCTATTCCGCCATTGGGATCAGAAGCGATTATCAACTTCATAGTTTCTTTAAAAAATGATCAGTTGTTGGCTGAACGGTTTCTGCAATGCTTTGTACATTTAATATAAATTCTATGCTCACTAATATATGGTCCAACTCATGTAGCTTTTTGCTAACCACTTCTTCTATTTGTTCTGGGCTCAATCCTTGTTTGAACAGTCGTTCGACGTTGATAGTTTGTTGCTTTTTATCTTCAAGTTTTACGACTATTTTTTTTAAAAATTGCAAAGGTATTCTTTGCTTATCAACATCTTCAAGAATATGTTCCCATTTCTCGATAAATTCAGGAGACATTTATGCAACTACTTTTTTAGTTCGCACTTTCTTTGGCATTGATTTAGTCATGACTGCAGGAGTAGACTCAGTTACAGCAGCTTTGGGAGTAGCCTTGGCTTTAACGGTGGTCTTGGTTGCAGTCTTGGGTGCGGCTTTAGCTTTGGTAGATGGATCTAATGTGCTTGCTTCTTCCATTAATCGCTTGGCTTCAACTAATAATCCTTGTGCTTCACGTTCCATTTTTTGTGCTTGCTCAATTCGCTGTCTAGCTAAAGCCTGATCCCCTAATAGGTCCCCGGTAGTAGACACTGTTTCAGGTTGCTTGCCGCGCATTTTTCTAACCATACCAGGATCTTGCATGCCCATAGACTTATCCATCTCTGCCATGCGTTTTACCGCAGCTTCACCTTGCTGCATTTCATCAAGCAATACATTAAGTTCGCTTAATTTAATTCTTGTGTTCGGCGACGGAGTCATTACTATGCTTTCAGTTTGAACTTTCTTCAATTGACCTTCAGCATGTAGAACTTGCAGTATAGACCTACCATCTTTCGTGAAAGAACGATTTAATGCGTCTGCTAGGTTCTCGCTGTTCTGTCCAATTTCACTCTCGATGCATTGCATCATAGGGTCGTGTACATTCTGATTCAGTAGCTCGGTGTATGTGACCAAACACATATGCGTTTCTCCCGGAACTTCTCGAAAAATTACAGCTACTTTCCTATCCCCATTCTTACCCACGTGACGTAAAAAACTCATATCTATTCTCCTCGATTTTAGTTATTTACTACACGTAAAGTAGTAGAAAATATTTTACGACCAAGTTAGTTCGTATAGTGTGGCCTCGCTACCAAGCTCAAACGCAGGATAGGACACTTTTGTAAACCTAACAAGTGTTGGATCAGGTACTGATAAAAATCCATACCTACCGTGCAATGACTCACTGATCCAGTGTCGTGATTCAGGTGTGATTGGAGTTTTAACTATGTGAAAATGTTCTGGAACATATTCTACTTCTCTGGCATCAAACCATTCGAGTAGATTTAACTTATGACTCATTTAATTACCCACGCTTCATCTTTTGACATATGATCACTGTATATTTTGTGTCCGTTGATTCTAACCCAATCTACAATTGGTTGCGGTGTGGTTTTAAATAGCTCTTTAAGCTCTGTTAATGAAAAGGTGGAAGTAAATTCATAAATTTCATATTGGCGGTGAGAATTCATTCTCGCTCTAAGAATCAGTAGTTGCAATGGAATTGGGTTGGGCTTAGATCGCGATTTCTGTTCCTTCAACAGGTCCACAATCTTCTCTTTTTCCCACTGATCTATTTCTTCTTTTGCTTGATCTACATTAAAAATGCACTCAAGTCCTTGCACATCCCACATCGCCAAATAATGAGTAGCTGTATCGGTCATATCATGTTTAATAAACATTAAGGCGAAAAGGTAAGCTAGCTTACCTTTTCTGATTAAAAGTTTTTATTACTTTCCGTCGTATAGTGCCCACTGACCGAACGGGGGATGCGGATCAGGGTCACCATGAATAATCCATGTGGTGTCGCAATAATTTTCATCTCCCCAGCTGCCGCACGGGTAACCATCTGTAAACACAATCAGTCGGTTAGGCACATTACCTTCGCGCTTTAGATAATCAAAGATCGCATCAAAGTCTGTGCCACCGCCACCTGCTGGTTCATAGGTGTCAATCGTGTCTAGATTTTCACTAGAAAAGTTTTGTGGATTGTAAATCGCCGTATCAAAGCAAAAAATATGGACCTTATATCCGTCAAATGCATCCATCATACCTGCTACTTCACCCAAAAATGCTTGTGCTTGTTGGTTAGAAATAGAACCGCTCATGTCAAGCGCAACCACTACATCAATTTCTTCACCTGGGGTTTGACCGGGCAGAATCGCATCCATGTGCCAGCTACGGCGACTAGGGCGCATCCAGCTAAAGTCCGTGCGAATCGCACTAGTCAGGTTAGTTTGAATCAGTTCACGCCATGGCATGACCGGTTCAGTCATGTGCCTAATTAGGCGCTCTACTCCCTGAGGCAGAGTACCTGCTTCGGCAGTTTGTGCAGCATTCAGAATAGCCTGTTTAACTTCTTGCCGAGTACGTTCACGCTCTTCAGGGGACATCTTAGGACGCTTGCCCTTGCCCTTGCCGGAGCCATCGCCGTCTTGATCACCGTCTTGATAGTCCTCAGTGTCATCAAAATGATCATCAATCATTTGATCAACTAGCTGGTCAATTGAAATCTTCTGTACGTTCTTCATGAGGTCATCATAGATTTCCTCACTTGCCTTACCTTCATACTTTGATTCGTACAAACAAGGCACAGTAGTGATGAATTGGCCGACCTTATGCTTTTTCAGATCCGCATTAACCGTATAGTCGTTTGCAATATTCCAGATTTGAGGATCACGGTTGCCGCGTCGACCTAGGTGGTCATATACCACATGCAAAACTTCGTGACCCACCAGAAACTCTACTTCTTTGGTCTTGAGCATCATGATAAAACGGCTATTGTAGTACAACTTTAGTCCGTCGGTCGCGGCAGTACCACACCACTCGTCGGCGTTTACTAGTTGCAAGCGAGTGGCAAGATTACCAAAGAACGAATGCCGAAGCAACAGCCCAATACGAGCGGTGATCAGCCGTTCACGGGCCTCATGATCTACTTTAGTGTCAGTTGGACCAATAAGCTTATCGAATTTCTTATTGGTCTTCTTGCCTTTAGACTTACTAATCACATCACTCATGCAGACTCCTTTTAATATGTCAATACTATACTATAACTTCTATTTTTTGTCAAATTTACTGCAGGTTGCGCTTTATTGTACCATCTTCATTCACTTCTTTTAGAAGGTCATCCAATAGTTCCCCGTCTAGAAAATCATCTAGGTCATCTACTTCATCTGCATCAAAAGTCACTGCCCGTTTGAAGAATTCACCGGATTTGACATCTGCGGTGATCTCCTGGATTAGAAGATCAAGTTCTTCTTGAGTTCCATCAAAGTTATCGAAACAACCTGGCATAAACGTAATTTCAATTGGATTTTTTTTATCTGTCATATATTTCCTTAAAAAAAGGGTGAGATATCTCACCCTTTGAAAGGGGATGAATTAACTTCCCCGGAGTAAACAATCAATATATCCTGATTGTTTGTGTACTGTTATTTTAGTCAGCAGCACTGACAATATAGCGACCGTACTTCTTGTGGAACGTGTCAAAGTTTTTCAGTTGACTAGGTTCGATTGGCAGCTTATACGTCTTAAGTGCAATCTTTGCGCCCATTACTACTAGCTCGGTTTCAAAATTTAGCATCATGTAATTGAAGAAGTGATCAACCATCACATGAAACTCTTTGCTATTGACTCGCTTGTTATCTAGAGCATCCTTGAGTTCGTAGCACATAGAAATCGTCAAGCTGTACATAGCCGACACTTCCTTGACCTGAAGGTCAGTTACCTTACCACTAAGAATATCGCTAGGCTCGGGCATACGACTTGCAACCTTACGATGTGCCATGAACTTAGTTGCTAGTCCGTCGCCGACCGCGCCTGCTACTAGCACACGGTTGATATCATCGTCCACCCCATTAGTTTCATCTTTGATCATGTCACTGACGAAGCACCAAGAACGGGGAGTAGCGAAAGCTCGGCTAGAACTCTTGCTATCGAAGTCATACAGGTCTTGCTTTGCAAAAGACAGATAACCAACCACATCCTTATGAATGCCCTTATTGACTGCCCATTGCTGCCATGAAGCAAAATCGGGACGCATTTCAATATGAACAAATCGATTTGCTAGCGGCATGGGCATACGATAAGTAACGCCCTTGTCACTGTCACGGTTGCCTGCTGCAATAAGCACTACATTATCGGGCAGCTTGTACTTGCCGACACGCCGATTTAGGATAAGTTGGTAGCCCGCTGCTTGTACTGCAGGAGGAGCTGAATTCATTTCGTCGAGGAAAAGCACGACGACGGGATACTGACTGGCAAATTCCTCATCGGGTAGATCGATCGGGGGAGCCCAATCCATCTTATTGAGTTCTTTGTTAAAGAAGGGAATACCACGAATGTCGGTGGGTTCCATTTGAGCCATGCGCAGGTCAATCATTGCGCCACCGAGGTCTGCTGCAATTTCGGCTACGACATCAGACTTACCGATGCCCGGGGGACCCCACAGAAAGACAGGACGCTTGGATTGAAAAGCTTTCAGCGTAGCTTTGCGTGCTTGAACGCTAGTGACTGTAGTGTTTTCAGATAGTTGAGCCATTGTTTACTCCGTAATAAAAGTTTTGATGTCGTTAGTATAGTTAAAACTGTGTTTTCTGTCAATCAAATTTTAACAGATTTGGGCGATGATGCGATTATAAACATCCTTCTTTGCCATCATGTAGTCGTAATCACGTTCGCCGGGGCGAAAGTTAGACCATTGATTCTGACCTGCATACGAAATGAGGTCACGTTTCAGGGATTCACCTGTGTAGCTTGCAATGAAACCATACAGGTCGTAGTGTGCAATGAAACCACTGCATTGGTAAACAAAGTTGTAACCCGTCTTGTTCAGGTTGTCAATGTTTTTGACTGCCTTAACGACATTGGAAACAATCAGAGACTTTTGACGTTCAGTGAGGGGAGTCAGAGCCATTTGTTTGTCCTTGATTTCAGTGTCAATACAAGTATTGTATTAGAGTTTGGATTTATTGTCAAATTAATTTGACCAGTAAGATTCGCTAGCCGGGTTGCAACACCAAGGAGTGTCACGGTCAATTTGAACATTCTTGCCAGTCATAAGGTTCTTGACGGTCATCATAGTAGGATGAAATTCGATGCGAAATCCTTTGCTCACGGGCCAAAGTTCATACTGGAGTTCGCGAACTTCACGCTTCATTTCAGCTTCATCACGGTTACGCCAAACGGTAGTTGAAACCGAACGTTCGCCGGTTTTAGTGCGCTTGTCGGCTTTGTAAATGTACACGGTGAAGTCTTGCTTGGTCATTCGAGCCCTTTAATCAATCTATGCATACATTATATGCCCAAATATATTTATTGTCAATCCTCAATTGCACGCCGTAGAATAAGTTCCTGCTTAGAAAAAGCTTCAATTTCCCAAGGACGATCTAGGTACTTTACGTTTTTGTTGTACTTCTTACCGACCCAGTAGTTGGCTCCGTTTTTTGCAGGCTTGAGTGTGCCTTTGGCCATTTGCTTCACATGCACCATTTCGTGCGCTAGCGTCATGCCAATATCCTTCAATAGGCGAGCGGGCTTAATGACGACTAGGTAGCACCCGGTAAGCCCAGTGAGGTCAATGGTAACGCCTGCATCATCTTCGCATTCATCATACAGACGGATGAGAAGTGCCTTGCGGCAATTTTCAAGCTTGAGTTGCTTGATCATTGACGGTAGAAGAGCCTCTACCCACTTCTTATTGCGACGACTACCTTCGACTTTAACTTCCATGACGCTTCCCACAATTCAATCTAAGACATATTATACATTTATATGGATTTATTGTCAATTTTTTATCCAGTGTGTTAAGTCAGTCATGGATCCAGTGATTCGGTGTTGACTGCATAAATACATTATCACGCCGAGTACTTTTAAGGAGAACGAAGATGGCATTACAAATCACGGGAACAACCGTTGTTGATAATTCTAGAAACATCACAAATATAGCTAATATAACTTCAACCGGAACGGTGCTGTTTACTGACGGTGAAGTAGTAAGACCAAAATTTAAAGATTATGCATTGACCATAAATGCATTAGGATCAGGTAGCGGAACACGCACGGTGAATTTAGAGTTAGGTAATTATATAACTGCCACGGTAGCAGGAGTAACCACATTTGCCTTTAGTAATCCACCAGCTAGTGCCGCAGGTGGATTCATATTAGAACTAACTAATGGCGGATCAAGTACTGTAAATTGGCCAGCTAGTGTCACTAAGTGGCCCGGCGGAGTTGCACCAACATTAACTGCTTCAGGCGTAGACGTATTAGTGTTCGTAACTGATGATAGTGGCACTACTTGGCGTGGTATTGCGTCAATGTTAGACAGTAAGTAAGGAATAAAAATGGCTAATTACGTTTATATAGTTGACGGAAAAATACAAGAATATCATGATGTATTACCTAGCTCGTGGAAAAATACCAGTGGCTTCAATTTAATGGTTAATAACTTACCTGCATTAAAGACATATGGATGGTATCCAGTGATAAGAAAAAACATTGATATCGATATAGAAAAAGAATACACGAATGGATATCAATACGTTATAGGTAGTGATTCTGTGACAGAAACACCGATTGTCGTTCAATACACTGAACTTGAACTGGCTAGCAGAAACGCGTATAAAAAAGAAGAATTTTGGAATAATTTAAGAATTGAGCGCGACCGTAAATTAAGCGAGAGTGATTGGTCGCAATTACCTGATATACAAGCGATGAGAGATGAAGAATGGAAAAGATCCTGGAAAGAGTACCGTCAACAACTTAGAGATTTACCCGGGGCGTATCAAAATACAACTACGTATAATTTAGGGTTAGTTGAATGGCCAACTCAACCGGAGAAATAAATGCTGTTATTTGAATCATTAATGATGGCTGGTCGCAGCTTGCCGCTCGGGTCAAGTCTCTTATATGGATTCGGCGACGGTAGTTTTGGGCAGCTAGACAATGGATCGTATATTACTTTGCTACCGATTAGTGTATCAAATACAACTTCGTGGAGTCAGGTGAGTGCAGGTGCTAGTTATACTATGGCTATTAGATCCAATGGTATATTATTTGGTTGGGGCTGGAATCAGTACGGTCAATTGGGTGATGGTACTACTGTAGATAAATCCAGCCCAGTGCAAATAGGTAGTAGTTCTTGGAGTCAGGTAAGCGCCGGGATAGTTACAGCCGCCATTAGAAGCGATGGCTTACTGTTTACCTGGGGATTTAATGGTCAAGGTCAGTTGGGTGATGGTACTACTGTAGATAAATCCAGCCCACTACAATAGATAAATCCAGCCCAGTACAAATAGGTACCAGTAGTTGGAGTAGTGTGAGTGCAACAACATTTAATATTGCAGCTATTAGAAGCGATGGACTATTATTCACTTGGGGAATAAATGCTAACGGTCGATTGGGTGATGGAACTTTTGTAGATAAATCCAGTCCAGTACAAATAGGTACCAGTGGTTGGAGTCAGGTGAGTATAAATTCACAGTTTGCAGCTATAAGAAGTGATGGATTATTATTTACCTGGGGAGTTAATAATTACGGTCAAATGGGTGATGGTACTACTGTAGATAAATCCAGCCCAGTGCAAATAGGTACCAGTAGTTGGAGTAGGGTGAGTGCAAGTGACCAGCACACCGCAGCCATTAGAAGTGATGGACTATTATTTACCTGGGGTCGTAATAATCAAGGTCAATTGGGTGACGGCACTGGTCTAAGTAAATCCAGCCCAGTACAAATAGGTACTAGTTCTTGGAGTAGTGTAGGTGCAGGTGCAACACACACCGCAGCTATAAGAAGCGATGGCTTACTGTTTACCTGGGGATTTAATGGTCAAGGTCAGTTGGGTGATGGTACTACTGTAGATAAATCCAGCCCAGTACAAATAGGTACTAGTTCTTGGAGTGGTGTAAGTGCGGGTGAAACGCACACTGCATCTATAACTGTCAATAATTCATTATTTACCTGGGGGGGTAATAGTTTTGGTGAATTAGGAAGGCCCATTAAGGTATCTACTGCTATTCAAATAACAACGAGCAGTTATAACCAAGCTAGTGCCGGTGGATCACACACAGCGGCTATAACGAGTAATGGTTTATTATTTACCTGGGGTCTTAATAATTTAGGTCAATTAGGTAATAACATCACATCAGCTAGTGCTAGCCCAGTACAAATAGGTAGTAGTAGTTGGAGTGTAGTAAGTGCAGGTGCAACGCACACCGCAGCTATTAGAAGTGACGGATTATTATTTACCTGGGGAAATAATGGTTCAGGTCGATTGGGTGACGGTACCACTGTAAATAAATCCAGCCCAGTACAAATAGGAACTAGTAGTTGGAGTATAGTAAGTGCAGGTTCAGCACACACCGCAGCTATTAGAAGTGACGGATTATTATTTACCTGGGGATTTAATGGGTCAGGTCGATTGGGTGACGGTACCACTGTAAATAAATCCAGCCCAGTACAAATAGGTACTAGTTCTTGGAGTAGCGTGAGTGCAGGTTCAGCACACACCGCAGCTATTAGAAGTGACGGATTATTATTTACCTGGGGATTTAATGGGTCAGGTGAATTGGGTGACGGTACCACTGTAAATAAATCCAGCCCAGTACAAATAGGTAGTAGTAGCTGGAGTGTGATAAGTACTGGTGTCGACTACACTATAGCTATAAAAAGTGATAGACTATTATTTACCTGGGGTCGTAATACTGCAGGTGAATTGGGTGATGGCACTACTGTAAACAAATCCAGCCCAGTACAAATAGGAAGTAGTTCTTGGAGTCAAGTAAGTGCAGGCTGGTCCTTCACTTTAGTGAGGTGAGCTTAAGCTCACCTCACCCCAATCAATAAACCATCAACGATGTACCGCACTCAGCGCAAAATTTATTAGTCATTTTATTCTGCTTACCGCAAGTAATGCACTTTTGCTTAGTTTTGACAGTCACCGGGTTACGAATTTCTTCGTTGTCCGGTGTTTCACCCAATAGCTTGAATATCATCGAGTGTTTTGCTGGATCTAGACTGCTTACATACGTAGTAGTAAATGATTGCGTAGACTTACTACCAGGTACCGTAATACCAGCATCATTCTTGGGAACACTGCGAGTCTGCTCACTTTCCATCCAGTCCATAGTAGCTGCGCCGTCATGTACATTGGATGAATTTTTAAGATTGTTATCCGACATGTAGTTTTGAACACTGGCACTGGCTGCTTGTGCCATTGCACCGCCATTCTTCGACCAGTCAACACTACGTAAGATACCGTTGACATTATAGCTAGAATTTCCACCAATACTTTTAGTAGGTGCGCTTGTGCCGTATTTGCTTTCCCAGTAATCATCACCAAATCCTCTAACACCTTTGGGATAGAAAAGTGAACTATGCAATTTTGGCATTTCAAATTGATACTCAATGCGGACTAAGCCATCTTCTAGCTTGATACCACGGGGTCCATTTTCAATGGCAGCAGTACGTTCAATAAACTTTAGTCTATTACCCTCAGTTAGATTATTACTTTTAATCGAACGCTCTAGGTTAATTTCTTGACCTGCATTAATTACTAATCCACCAGGTACAATATTATCACCGTCGATAAAAACATTTACCACTGCACGAACAGTACTGAGATTTTTCAAAAATATACTGTATTCAGATCCGTATTTAATATAGACGGTTTCTTTGAACTCACGTAAAACTTTTCCGTCAACTTTTATGGCAGCTGCCAACTTTGATTCAAACATCATTTTTTTCTCCTTAGTACGGTTGACAGACTAACAACCTATAATTAAAGTCTGTTGGTTGACGCACCTTGCGTCAAATATATTTAGTAACGTGTGAATTACCCTGATAATTCATCATCATGGGACCAGTCATCATATTCATTAGCATCCAAATCTATGTCGCTGGTCCCTTGATATTTTGGGTCGTCATACATCCTATAGTATCCCTCGTTGGGCATGAGTTTTCTAAAGTCTGTATCAGTTAACATCAAGCCAAGATAAGTAACATCGCTCTCATTATAAATGTCAGTTACATAGAAGGTTGTTGTACATGCACCACCTATTCTCTTAATAGAGCCGTGCTTTATGTTCTTTTCTTTTAACAAAGAACTTAATTTATGTCCGCCATTATTCTTTTCACTTACTACGATGCGAGTGATGTTTTTCTTAGCGTTATTTAACCTAACTTTATCATGTAATGTTAGTTCGGTGATTGTTGCATTATTGTCTGCATCAATTACTAACATCGATTCTTTGATTTTGATTGCACCCTTTGTTGCAGGGTTGTCAGGTGTTTCTTTTGTGTTCCAAGGAAGTGTACAGCGAACATGATTCACGTAATACGTCTGTCCTTGTGTTTTCAAGGACCACATAGGAATATTCGGATCTTGTAAATGTCCTTTATTGAAGTGGAACACTATATCTTTGCATGCTAATTCTATCTATTGTTGTGACATTTTTTCTCCTTTGTTAATGTCTATGTTATTTAGTATATCTAAGTTGCACAGGTAAATCAAGATATAAAAGTTCCATAATAAGATTTACTCAAATACCTAAGCTCTATTTGACGTGTTTTGCCCAATTAGCTCTAATCTGTGTTTTTACATTATCTGTAAGCGGAACGTATTCTAATTCAATTGCAGTTTTGTCACCGTTGCTGAATACCCAATCAAAGAATTTAAGCACGGCTTGTGTCTTAGGATGTCCGTCTTTATTTACAAGAACAAAGGTTGCAGAGGTAATAGGCCATCCCGGTTGATTATTCAAATTTACTGCCATACCTGGCACTTTCCAGTCTGCGCTGCTGGCAGCTTGCCGAAACGTTTCTAAATTTGGTTGTTGTACTTTACCCGTCTTGTCTATTAGACTGACATATTTTAGTTTGCTCTGTTTGACAAATGCAAATTCTACATATCCTATGGATCCTTCTATTTGTTGCACAAATGCGGCAACACCTGCATTTCCTTTACCAGCTGTATATTGAGCACCTTTCCAACTTACTGTTTTGCCTTCACCCATGTCTTGTTTAAAACTCGGACTAACTTGGGCCAAGTAATTAGTAAATACGGCTGTAGTTCCAGATCCGTCTGATCGTGTTACTACTGTAATGACTTGATCTGGAAGTTTCGCAGTGGGATTTAGTTTAATAATCATTGGATCATTCCACTTTTTGATTTTACCCTGATAAACATCTGCTAACGTTTTACCATCTAGCACTAAATTATCAACACCCTTGAGTTTAAACACTGGAACTACGGCTCCTATTACTGCAGGGAATTGATACCAGCCCTTTTCTTCTAATTGGTTTAATGGTACAGGATCATCTGTTGCACCAAAGTCAACAGTTTTAGCTTCCATTTGTCTAATTCCGCCACTAGAACCCAAAGCCCCATAGTTTACTTTGAGCCCAGTCGCAGTGTTGTAATCAACGGCCCATTTTGAATAGACTGGTGCTGGGAACGTAGCCCCAGCACCATTTATCAACGACTGTGAATGTGCTGCAACGGACAAAGCCGCTAGTAGTGTCACGAATATTTTTTTCACTGTAATCTCCTTTGTTTGTGAATGTGTTTAATACAGTCTATTTAAACTAGGAAATGTTACAGAAATATTACACCGCATCGAGAGTCTGCGCTACCATAACGGCCCTATCTTCCCAATAGAGTTTGAGCCAAGTTTCTTGCTTCGGAGTCGATGTAGTAACAAACAGTTTATGTCTACTGGTTACGATTTCATAGCCAGTGCTATAATCACACCAACCACTGTCATACACAGTCATCTTATCTGGATTCTCAAGGTCATACATTAAACCTGAATTATTAATCCAGGTTAATTCTTCTTCAGAAAAAGAAGCTTCTTTGGGGAAGACTTGCCACTTCGTTAAAGCAAACATCAACCCAACACGTAGTCTTCTTTACCGCATCCGCATTCAGGGCAAGCAAAGTCGTCAGGTAACTCGTCCCACTTACCTTCGATTTCTTCGTCGTGGATATGACCACAAATTACACAGATATATTCCATTATAGATTCTCCAATACGTTCTTATACGCTTCGGCGTGTCGCTTTTCTACTTTAGCTAGGGCTGCAAATCTCTTTTCTGCTTTCTGTAAAACTTCGGAAAATTGACGCGCATGCTCTTTGCTTTCATCAATTTGATTTTGCGCTTCGTTAACAGCAGCTAGATTTCCCTCGAACTCAGCAACTTGCTTGAAGTGTGGATACATTTGAGTAAACTCGTATGTCTCGCCTTCAATCGCTTTTTCTAAGCATTCTTTAGTTGAAATGTTACCTACTAATAGTTCTAGGTGGCCCCAGGCATGTAAAATTTCTTGATCAGCGGTATGTTCAAAGTGTTTTGCTACGTCTTCGAACCCTTCTGCACGAGCAATTTTGGCAAAGTACCGATATTTGACATGAGCCATTGACTCACCTGCTAACGCAGATTCTAAATTAATAAGTGTTTCTGATGACATGTTTAGAACGCTCCGGTTTTGTATAAACTGTTACTAGCAATAAATGATCGCTTCCAAGTCCATTCGTCTAATACTAGTTGATTGAAGATTTCTTCTTCTAATTCGATTACTGATTCTACTGATAGTTCTAGCATACGAATAGCACGCTTATAGCTATCTTCATACGAAGCTGGCTTCTGTGGAATAGCTTGCATTTTACTGATTTTAGCTAAATCGCTAGTCTTCGCTAAAGACAAGTTATCTTTAGCGATCTTCAAAACCAACACTTTATAATCAGTTACTGCTTCTTCAAATTCGCTAACATGTTTAGCCATATTTTCTCTTACGATGGCTAATAGCCCTGCGCGGTCGAGTTTTACTGAGTGCATTACGTTTCTCCTAATATTTTGCATTTACAATCCTTTTGGTGCGCTAGACAGGAATCGAACCTGCTATCTCGGGGGTTAGAATCCCTTGCTATGCCAATTAGCCTCTAGCGCATGTTTGATACATTATACTAAGAATAAAAGGATCTGTAAAGTAGTTAATAGTTAATTCGGGTATATTAAAGCACCATTGTATCACATTACCTTTTTGATCCGATTTAAAATTATATCAACTACCGAGTTATTCAACACCACTTCATAGTGATTTGTTGGCACTTCAATTAACTCGAAATCAGTGCGGTAGCGCATGCTTTCTATTGTTACTACACCGTCGTTTGGTTCATGAATCCATAGACTATCGCCGCGAGTGGTTACTACATTAGTCCAATTAATTGGTTTGGGCAGTCGTTTAGCTTCTATCACAGGACCAGACATCGTGCCTATGTCTTTTATTAATTTACTAAATGGTAGAAAATACTTTGCAAAATCGGCTTGTTTGCATCCTCCATATGGAGTACTCAATGATACCCCTCCCATTGTTCTATCGTTATACCGATTAGCTAAATGCAATGCATAAATTCCACCTAGGCTATGGGATATAAAAAATAATTTCTCGGACTCGGCTAACTTACCGTACATATTTTTTATGTTGTTTTCAAACCCATTTTGGCTGGTATATTCTAAAGCCATATCTGTTAAGCCAGTGTGGCTTCTAACGTATTGTCTGATATATGCAAAGCTATCCGCTGTTGCACTCGCACCGTGTATGTAAACAATTATCATAGCTATATTTAGCTAGAAAAATAGGGACCGAAGTCCCTATTTACTATTTTCTGTTTCGAGAGATAGTTCTCCAATGATAGCTTAAGCGGCCATCAAATATGCATCATTATTTGCTGCATTTAAAGGTTTTGCTTGATTTACGGTCATCGCCTACCGCACCGTCCGGTCAAATACTACATCGCCTGTCGAACCTATTTCCGGCCCATCAACAAGAAACTTTGGAATATAAGGACAGTGTATAGCACTAATAACATTACCATTTTCATCTAATTCTATGATGGACTCGTAGTCTTTGATTTCATAGTAAGTGCCTTTATCAACTAATTCTTTTTCCATAAATTCCTTCTTGGTGGACCGGGCGGGGAACTGCCCCCCGCGTCCAGTCAATTGTTCTTATTCCTTCATACGATGATAAATAATTGAGTAAGGTGTTGGCGGTAACCAACACCAACCCGGGGTTACTCGGGACTGTCCTCAACTGTATTTATAAGGGTTACGAATCATGTTTTATATTGTATATAAAACCATCAATCTTGTCAACGACAAATTTTATATTGGGAAACATACCCAAAATTTAGATCCATATCAATTTGATGGTTATTACGGGTCCGGGTCGCAAATATTAAATGCCGTTAAAAAATACGGTAAAGAAAATTTTATAAGAGAAACTTTATTTGTGTTCGATAACGAAGCAGATTGTTTACTCAAAGAAGAAGAAACCGTAGCACTGCATTTAGGTAAACCATACTGCTATAATATGCGATCAGGAGGTATAGGTGGATTTGAACACATAAATTCTATACCAAAAGAAAATAGACCTAATATAAAGGCATACCGCCAAAAAGTTGCTTCGGGCGAGATTAAAGTAGGTGGAACTCAACATTGGACTAAAGAAACTTACGACAAAGTAAGACAAAGAGGTTGGGCTAAATTAGTAGAAATGGGATTATTAAATCCCAATACTTGGGAAAATTTAACTGCAGAACAAAGAAAAGAAAGATCCGAAAACTTATCTAAAAAAGTTTCTGGTAGTAATAACGGATCTTATGGAACAAAATTTTATTACAATCTAACAACAAAAGAAACGATTTAGACCCGATGATGTTATTCCAGAAGGATGGGTAAGTTCTGTTGAGTATGTTGAATCAAAGAAAAAGACACATTGGTATAACAATGGGTCTAAAAGCTTTTTAATTAAAAAAGGTGATCCTAAAATTGAACAGTTAGGGCTGGTTAAAGGACGGTTATAACACCTTTTTCTTACAGAAAACAGTTTGCTGTAAACAGTAATAACTTATATTATACCAATCTAGATTTCTATAATCAATCGACTTTGGACTGATTTTCTGACCAGCCAATAGATAGATATGCTACCAATTAGTGCGGTAATTGTCCAAATTAGATATCTCATGAAGTATTCATGATAATGAACCTCCGTGTCGCCAGTGTTTCTTAAGAAGGTTATACGCTGTTCAGCTATTTATTATACTTGATTTAAAATCAAAGTCAACTTAATTTGGGTGTCTAGGTTTCCAAAGTTTAGCAAACTTTAACACATTTGGAATTTCATCGTCAGTAGATGGCAATACTACAATACACGAAGATTTTCCATCTAACGTTTTGTTTTCGTGTCCAATATAGACGTTAGGAAGTTGCGATATTTTTTGAAATTCTTTTTCGTTAACCCGAATAACACATTTTTTGAATGAGTCTTTTAGCCAAAGCTTGTAAGACTCTATATCTTGAAATTTCAAATGCGCTCCGAGCATTGAATGTGCTACTAGCGTGGGGGTCATGTAGTCTGGGAACGCATCTAATACTGCAATGTACAATTTCATTCTAGCTATAGTATCTAATTATTAGTTTAAGTGCAATAGTTTTGGGCAGTCAAACTGCATAGGATATTTTTCTGTTTCACAAAAATTCACATGCAAAAGTGCTGTGAACCAAAGGTAAAGAACTTGTGATGGTAATTTGAGCGGAAGTTATGGAACTATTGGTATTGTTTGCTAGGTACCCAACCGTTCCACTTTGCATAGTGTAAGGACTAGTGACAGATAAATTTGATGACGCATAACATCCTGCTAATATTAATCCCTTACCTGAGACATTTAATCCAGATAAATCCGGCAAATTGACCGTGAATCCTGAATTCGCCGTATTTATAGTGTTAACCTTTCCCACACGGGTGACATTATTTAATGCGACTATAAATCCATATGCCCCTGTCCAACTTATTGTCTCAGATGTATTAGTGGATATTTTATACTGCAATCTTAATGACCTGTAATCAGAAATTCTAATACCATTGCTAGATAAAATATTAGTATATCCTGGTAAAAGCACTGGAGCAGTGTTGATTCTATTTGCAGTCATTGATACAATCATTTGACCGGGACTAATGCCAGTTAGAGTTAATGTTCGTCCAGCGTCGGCACCTTGATTCGGTAGCCCTATCCCGCCTTGTAGTGATACCGGAGGCCCAGAATTTACACATCTACGTAATAAATCTGCTAACATTATGCATCTCCCACTCTTGCACCGTACACAACATTAAATATTTTCCAAAGTACTATGGCAGTATACCCAGTAGCATTGAGGATGGGGCGAAAGCCTCCGTCTGTTTTCCAATTTACTCCAATACTGGTCCAGTCGATATTGTAATTAGCGCCATCATTTACCATTAATGTTATAGATTGACCAGATGCAAAATTAGTTGCTGTTGGTGTGCGGTTAGCCCCTAGAGTCCATAGTTGAATAGTTCCGTTAGCGGGATTTATATTAACAGAGGTACCATCTGTGATAGTAAACACGTTTTCGTAAACTGCACCAGACAATTTTAAACTGCCGTTAACATCTAATTTTTGACTTGGAGACACCGTTCCTATACCCACGTTACCGGTAGATTCAATTCGCATTCCTTCAACACCGCTAGGACGCCACACAAACCTAGATGCATCTTGTGTGCTAGGAACAAACGTATTTTCTGCATTGTTTACAGCACTTTGTAATATACCATTGCCTAGTGATTGTGGAGTAAGCACAGTCTTGTCAGTACCAGTAGCACCACCGATAGCTACTCGGCCAGAAAAACTTGCATTTCCTGAGTTAACGTTGCCGTTAACGATTAACGAAGTCAATGTTCCTACGCTACTTATATTTGGTTGCGACGCGGTGGTCAGTGTTCCTCCAATCGATCCGGTATATACTGGCAGATAATTGGCTACATTAGCGTTGGAATAAATTCCGGCAAAGCTGATCGGTGTTCCATTAGCATAATAGTAGTTATCTGTCCGGATTCCGGCGGATGCGCCACTGATGACTATATTACCATTTGTCACTAACAGTGTAGTACCGGTTATACCGTTTGCTACACCACCACCGTTTGCTGTCCAAGTACCAGTTAGTGTGCCTTCAGTTGTATTCGCACCCGTAGTCATTATAGAAGTGCGGACATTAGCTGCTAATATGTTACCATTGTATGTTGGTAAATATGCAGCTACGTTAGCATTACCATATGTGCCGGCAAAGCTGATCGGTGTTCCATTAGCATAATAGTAATTATCTGTTTTTATGCCACCGGCGGCCGCAGGATTAATTACTAGATTTCCCCCAGTAACATAAAACGCAGTGTTAGCGGCGCTGCCAGGAGAAGGTCCGCCATATGAAACAGTTCCTGTACCATTGGATGTCCACACTCCAGTTAACGATCCTGTTGTACCTATGTTTCCAGTAGATATATCAGATGTTGTCAATGACCCTATATTACCTGTAGTGATATTTCCACTAGCAACGTTTGCACTCACTGTTACAGTCAGGTATGTAAAGGTGGCTGAATTCGCATTAGAATTATTCGTTGCAGTTATATTGTTTGCAAGTAAGTCACCAGTTACAGTGACGTTTCCGAATGTCGTTGTTCCTCCGCTACTCACAGAAGTCAATGCTATCCAAGCTAGCGCGTTTGCTTCCCCGTCAGAGGGACAAATATACATTGTATTATTATTGATGTTAAACCATAATTGCCCGCGCAATGGGTTTTCTGGGGGAGTAGTATCCGCGTAGCTTTCCAATTGGTGAACAAAGTTTGTATCCACTGATTGCCCGTAACCGGCATAGTTTCTGCCCGGTAGGTCTAATGAGGTGCTAGTTGTGTTGACTGTTCCGTCCGGAACAGTAGTTAATATAGTCCCATCGCTTTTTACTATGGTATACGCCATTTTATAATATCTCCAATTACTCTTATTTATCTGATCTTGTTACACTGTCACCAGGTTGGTCAATGACTGGATCCTTACGGTATAATCTATCTGAATCTGTCTATTCAAACTTTTTTGTACTGGGTGAAAGATGACATGCGTTAGTAATTTGGTTATAACATTTCCGTTGTTGTCAGTTCCATAGTTTGCTAGTAATCCTAGCTCATCGAACACATAGCTATTCTCAGTTTGAGTGCTATTGTCAAATGCCATTTGTCCTGACGGCTCACCATAATCTAACAAACATTGCACTAATATATCAGTATACACTTTACCTGCAGTGTGGTACACGGTCATTTTGTTTCGAGCAGGATCTGTGTTAAAAACACTGGTATCATCTACTACTTTAGTATAAGTTTGGTTGTACAACGATGCATTCTGTCCGGTAGTATTAGGAGGCAAATATGTTATTATACCAGTCTCATTGATACTAGCGCCGCCGTTTCCGAATGCCATTTGGTATATTTCTCCGTAATTTCTACTGCTTAATGCATTAGCAATGGCTTCTGACATAGTTTCGTAATTAATGGCATTTTTCTTGTCTACAAACACCTCACTAGTGTTGGGGTCATAGATTTTCAAAAAACCTTCTATTTTGTATGATACAGTAATAACAGACATTAGTTGTCGCCTCTTTTTTGTACTAAAACTTCTTTTGTGTTTGGATCAAACACTTTAATGTGTGATGAAAAATAAAATCCACCAATCTCGTTTGGTTTGTGTTCCTCTTTAAGAGGTACGTTTTCTAAAGGTTTTTCAGTCATAGTAAATTATTTATCTTTTAGGTTTGGTCTTGATTTAAGAAAATAGCTGGATTCGTTGAACTTATCTGTAGTGGATCACCTTCAACCGCATTATATGTATAAGAATTCCAAGTTTTGGCATAGTCTAATTGATTTAGTTTATTATTGGGTAGCAAACTGAACATCTCTGAGTATAAAGGTATAAATGTTTGAATTGCTGTGCCATTAACCCCACGCTGTAGATTAGTTAACGTATTATTGGCAAAATCAACTGCCCCGAACTTAATCTCTTCTCCGTTCACGTAAACAGTATTTCCGACAATACTGTATATAATCAAGTTGTCCCCCACCGAGATATAACTACCTGTGGTTATTCGAACGACAGGAGCGATATTTTGCAATCCAGTAGAATAATTAACACTGTCAATGAATATGCCTTTGTTGACATTAAATATTGACAATACCCCGGAGAATAATCTCTTATTCACGTTCAGCCCTATTACCATTACTCCATTTTCTGGATTTGGTGTAATAGAATTTTGTATTACAGTGTCGGTAATGCGTGAAACATCGTCTACGTAAATAGTTTCGTGTGTGTTATATAATGGTTCGGTTAACCATGTCCTGGCTTTAGTGTTTGCTCGGTACACAGTTGCTTGATTGGTTTTATTAACGAACAGTTGATAAACTTCTTCGTTTGGAGTCGCTGAAGGCATCATACTTGTTATGGTTACATTTTGAGTTGGTTCAATCGGTACTAGAATGCCCAATTCATTTCCGGAGTTAATTATTAACTTAGACGTTGGTACTCTATATCCGTCGATTGTGACCCATAATCTATTTACGTTTGATTGTTGCCACTGAGTTACCCTAAATGTGCCAGTATCGTTAGTCACTGAATAATCTGGGCCTCCTCTAGTTTCCGAAATAGAAAACTGGGTTGAGTTAAAGACATAGCTAACGAAGTATTCTTTTCCTGCTATTATGCCGCCAGTTATAGGATCGCCATTGAGTATATTAGATTCTGTAAAATACACAGGGGTGCCCACGATTAACATCGATGTGTCAGGTATTGTGATCTTATTGGGGATAGAAGTTTCACTACCTATAGCCGTTACTAATGGCAACGCATCTGCTACTGAAACGACCCCTCCGCTAATATACGACGAAACTTGTGTAACTGGGTAATTCACTGACCCAAGCGCGGTATCGTACGGTTGCTCATATATATCAAGTTGTGTAGGATTTATAACATGTACATAATAGGTGTTGTTGTTTAACTGAACTGAGCCAGTCAATCCTATAATTCTAACAATGTCGTTAGTTGATAGGTTATGATTTATTCCAGTGGTAATACGTATCGCTGGAGTGCCCCCCATGATAGCTTGAATTAATCCAGTACTAGTTGTTAGATTTATTATTGCACCAGCTGCGTCAGCGATTCTAAATTCAGTAGAACCAAATGCTTCACCGGTGCCAGTGCCCACTCCAGTAGCAGTAAAACTTAGGCCCACGCTATTAGCAGATGCACCTATTAGCGTGAAGTCAGTGTTTCCCACGCTAGCAATCGTGTACGATGCCCCAATAGTAAAGCTAGCTGCAGGAATTCCTCTGACATAATAAACTGTCCCATCTGTTGCAATTCCCCCAAAACTCGTTCCCCTAAACTCAATCGTTTGTCCGGCAGAGAACCCAGTAGTAATGGCACCGGTTATAATGTCTGTTGTTCCGTCAGTCGCAGTAACTGACAGTATCGCTGATGGATTGGTTATTTCGTTATCAACATTAACTATATTTGCGAGTGTAACGCCGGTTACTCCGTATTGCGTATTAAAATATTGGTTTTCTGTTAGGTTATATGTAGTTACGGCAACCGTGTCATTCAATAAAGGAGCAGTGTTAAACGTTATCACTTTAGTCAACGGGTCAATGACATATTCAGTGTCGTCTATTCTTAGTCCATTTATTTCTACCACTGCATTTAATGGATTATCCCCGGAAACATAATTTGATAACGAGAACTCATTGGTGACGCCGTCTGGAATAAACATTTCTGTTTCTGGAATAGTATATCCATATTGATCTGGCTCCGTCTCCCCAAATAAAGTATATGTTATATAGTCAACCGAATTATCATAATTTGCTGCAAAAATTAATTTAGCTGAAATTCCGTTACTTGCTATCCCTATAGCGTAATCATTCGTCACAAACGATGCTCCACCTGTCGCTGTATTAATTATTTTTACTGGTCCGTTCGGAACTTCAGAAACCGTAAACTCATTACCATCGACTATGGTTTTCACATAATACACCGTTTGAGGTTCTATGCCACTAGCAGAGAACATTGTATTACTAAACACTATTTTAGTACCAGCAATCAATGCACCAGTATTATTGCAGGTTATTGTATTTGTTGTACCATTGGTTCTCGTGACTGTACCGGTTGTTCCTAAAATCAATTTATCACCATTGTGATATACTATTGGATCAGTCCAAACTGCCCCATTTCCGATTTGAATAACTATAGTCATGTAACCAACGTCGTCTGTTACATTATACGTTGCTCCCGCGACTCCTGTGCCAGACCCAATTGTGTTTGACACTGTGATTTCTTGAGATACGGCACTTACGGTTTTTACATAATAAGTAACATCTTCTTGTAATCCACCGAACACCGCTCCTTGGAAAGTTATAGGATCGTTCAACGTGAAATCTTTCACGCTATCAACTGTTATCGTGTTAAATGTGCTATCTGTTTTTATCGCAATTGCATTCTTTGGCTGTGTGCCCGGTCTGATTACTCCGCTACCAGCAAAAAGGTATGCTGAATAATTGCAATTAACATAAATTTCGTCCCATCCGGTTACTTGATTAACCCGAATAGGATCTGTTTTAGTGCTGGCTTTTACCAGTTGATTTCCGTTACCTACTTCGTAAACAGATATCTGAAGGCTGTCTGTAACTGGTAGGTATCTCAATGGACTAGCTAGAGTCACAGTGCTGTTCACCCAATCAACTGAATAGCTAGGTTCATAAATTCTAGTAGCCAATGACGTTGATCCATCTATTACATAGACCGACAGTTGTGCCGGAGTTTGTACTAAGTCAGTAAAGCTATAAACTGTCTGGTTTTCGTTAAACGGAACGTATTCTTTTGATATCACATTATATCCAACATGTTGGTAAACTTGAGGAGACCAGTTAGTGCCAGGACGTGTACTAACTGTCATAGCTAGGTTGTCACTGACGACACCGGCTACTAATTCTTCTGGTGCATAACCTGATTCAAAACTAGAACCCTCTATATCGTATAAGGTTGGCTCAATTGCTATAGTCGAGTCTAATACCCAAGTGAAACCGTTATCAACACTTAGTATAATTGTGTTATTTGTTCCTGTAGCGATCCAGACATTATCTGAGTCGTTGTATGCTACGCCAGTCAAATTTTCAATTGTCCCTGAGCTTAGTGTAATCCACCTATACCCATCAATAGACGATCTAATCAATCCAGAGTCACCTACTGCCATAAACTTATTATTTGCGTATATAACGTGTCGTAGTGTGCTGGTCCTAGGATATAAGTACACATACGTACTAACTATCGGGGAAAAATCTGTTAGTGTTAACGGAGATCCGTTAACCGTTGTGCTAACTTGTAGCTGAGTGCTACTTATGATGTTCACTACATAATAAGATGTTCCAGAATTAATAACGTTGAATGACGTAGTAAACCTAACAACATCGCCCACTTCTAGACCAACGGTCGAGCTAACGTTAATTAAGTTAGCACTTGAGTTGACTCCTACAACTAATGATTCATTAACTCCGTACCAATTAGTGCCGTTTTCACTGACATAAACTATTCCATCTTCACCAACTGAAATTAGTTTAGAACTGTCATTTGCTACGGAATACATTCCTTTAGGGGTGACAGGTGATAATAAATTCCAGGTATTTCCGTCTGTGCTAGTTGCAATAGTATTGCAGTCAACTATAGTTGAAGGTGATGTGTATGTTTGTCCCTTACCAACGGCTACCAACACGTTAAATGATGGCAAATATGCAACATCAACGTCATAAAATTGATTGCTCAATTGGTTGCCGAAGTCAAATCTTTGATTCCAGATATAAGTATCTGTGCTAGATACTATGTTCTCACCTACTGCAACATAAATTCCATTGTAATAGCTTGCTGCATTCAAGGATGTAGAATCCACTGTCATTAGATATGGTTCAGTATCGTTAGGATAATTACCCGATGTAGACCAAACCAGGCCGTCGGTTGACCTATATATAGGAGTCGCAGCATTATTGGTAGTTATCAAATACACACCATTATGCAACCCAATATATGTGGCATTCAAATTATTATAAATTGCTAATTTCTTTATACTCCAATCTGGTTGAGTGTATTTCGTCAAGATTGCAGAGTATGAGTCTGCATTAGAAATTGCAATATAACGCTCACCATTCCACAACACTGAGGTTACATCTAATTGCCAAGGGTAAAATTTCTGATCTTGCAATAGTGTATCCACGATATATTGATCGTCCGGTGCAAATGCATTTCCCTTATATATCGGATTTGAATAAGTTATACCACTAACAAGTTGAGTCAAATCTGACCCAGCCATATTAATAGTAGGCTGATAGTATACATTTATTCTATCTAGGGCGTTCAATCTCTTATCACCAGCCTGTATAAGTTCCCATTTGCCTGCTACAAATGTCTGATCGTTGTTGCTAACCGCACAAATGTATGCTTCATTTCGGTAATTTACTATACTTTGCACGAACGTAAAAGGTTCAGGAAGCAACAAATAGTCGCCCGCCTTTGCAATAGTCCAGTTACCAGTACCAGTGCCTGGATCAACAACCGAGCTATTAGGTAACAGCGATACTGTTATGGTGTCATTTAGTGTGTCTACAGACAACACGTAATAGGTTTGTCCGAGGTTTAAATTTCCCTGAACATCACCAGTAAACACTACGGGATCATTGACATTAAACTTGCTAACGTCTGACAATGTGATGAGGTTGCCGACAGAAGTGACACCAGTAACTGAATCCACAGAGAATCCAGTGTACGGTAATGTTAATCCATTCACTGAAATCTGCATGGATGCATCTTCGTACAATTCAAACTCTGTCGGAGAGATCACCTTTAAGTAGTAACTACTGTTCGGGCTAGCCACTGTGCCAGCGCAAATAACATTTAATATTCCACCTGTGTTATCAATTGAGTTTACAGTCAGTGTCAAATTATTGGCAGGGATTGTGCCTCCCAAGTCTGCCCCCGATATAGTTATTACGTTATCAACTGCAAATCCATCACCACTATTGATAATCAATACTCTGTATCCACCTAAAATATAGCTAACATCAAACACAGGAAGTGTCAATAGAACTTGTGTTAGAACAGAAGTAGTTAATTCTAGCACTGTGATTATGCCAGTTCCGATAGTTGTGGTGTCAATTAATGGCCCCGAATCAGTCAACGAGACATTAAATGTACCACCGCTAGAATTTCTAACATAGTATATTGCATTTTCTAGCAGACCGTCAGGCAGCTCATCAGTTGAAGTAAATTTTACTAGGGTACCGTCAGTTGGTGCAGTTGCCACAGTAATCACTGCAGGGCTCGCAGAACTTACCGTCGCCGTCTGTTGGGTACTACCTGGATCTATTATTCCTGAACCTCTACTATTTTCAACTTGCACGTATTGGTCACCGGTGCCAATCATTACTCCATTATCAGTGGTCAACACAGTTACATCCCCTAATACACTGGTTGACACCGTAAATTGCGTAGCACTCAAAATACCACGTACATAATAACCAATACCAATTATTATACCGCCTAATCCAGTGCCGCTAAATCTGACAGGCATACCAATATACAAGTTGTCAGTAGAGCTACACGTTAACACATTAGCTGATGTATTAGTTACAGTTACGGTAACTGTGCCTGTTGCAGCAACATAGTATGTGGTTAATGGTAATAGGTTACCTAAGCCCACTGATACTTCAAACGGCATACCAACGTATACGTTAGTACTTCCTCCGCTAGCAGTTGTCAATGTTACGATGTTTGAACCACTGCGCAATGAACTAATGTTTCTATTAATTACATTAGATATAGCTCCTGTCAACCCCAAATATTGCTGTGACGTTTTGTACATGGTAAACTTCTGACCATTAACTTGTCCCGGGCTTACTGGTAAACTGACTTCCATAACCATAGACCCGGACTCAGATGACACCGACACAACATCTTTCTGACTAGTCAATGTCATATTACCCGTAGCGTCTGATAAACTATACGTCGCACCTCCTATGCTAGTAGAAATTTTTATACTAGTATTATCTACGATTTCTGATATGTAATATATTTGGCTAGATGAGATATTACCAAACACATCTCCGCTGAAGACAATAGGTTCATCAAGGTCCATAGCAACAGTAGTTCCATCGATAACTACTGTATCCGAAGATGCAATAGTTTCAGTTGCAGAGTACATGTCAGGATTTTCTGTGTATGACATCGTGAATGTCTGATTATCTAATACACTGGTCACGTAATATACTTGATTTTCTAATACCCCACCAAACACACCGCTACTAAAGATTATTGGTAAATTAGTATAGAAGTTATTGGTTCCGCCGGAACCAATTAAAGTAACCGGGACAGTGAGTGTATTGACCCCAGCTGTAGTACCAGTAACAGTTAAGATGCCTGGATAGTTTACAGTGACCACCGCTTGATTCTTGAATTCAGCAGTGATACAGTCCAATGTTTCGTCTCCCACTGCATCGTTAGCTAGTGAAATTACATTTCCATTTATATCAGCAATAGTAAAATCAATATCACTTAATATGTCTTTTACGTAATACAGTATGTCACTTATAAGTCCCCCTATTACAAATCCAGAAAACTTTATAGGCATGCCTGTGTAGAAGCCAACTGTGCTTCCAGATGCGAATTTTTCAGGAGTTAGTGGATCGTTGTTTCCATCCTGAGGAATCAACCTAATAGCATTATTAGCGGCGTAAGTATTAGATACTTTTCGTATGAACGAAGAAACTACCAATGTTTGATCGTTGCGAACGTCTACTACTTCAAATGAAACTCCCTGTGCGCTAGCTAGTATTGAATCCACCGGTGGTGCGGTACTATCTAATAGAATAGACGAACTGGACACTGATTCTGTATTGAAATATCGACCAGCATACGCCGAACCGTAATATTCGTCAGGCAGCCAATCTATAATTTTAGAATTATATGATGTTCGGTCGAATCGCAACGTGATATTATTTTCTCGCACAGGCGAAGCTGATGTTACTGAAGTTGCTTTAGCCCCTAAGTTGAGGTGCTGCTCTCCTACTCCAGTGTCGTAGAACTTTACTCTATTTGTGTCAGAATATGCATCTGCAAATGACGCATATAGCGCTATCACAGTTGCAGGGGCGCTGCCTAGCAACCCAACATAATACCATTGGTTGTTTGCTAATCCACCGACCGTAACAGATTCGATTGGAACTGTGTACTGAACTAGATCCCCAGTCATAACACTAGGTACATTCAATTGAATAGTATTCGTTAACGTATTTACCTCTGCGCTATTAAATGTTACAACTAGGGCCGGGTCGATTCTTATTTCAGGCAGTACACTATAACCCTCACCTGGGTCAATGACAGTAACACTAGATACGGAATCAAAGCTCATTACAGCTTGTAGTATTGCAAGTTTTCTAGGAACAGGATACTTAGTAGTGTCAATGTATGCAAAAACTTTAGGAGGTTGTGTGTAACTATGGCCACCAGACAGCACTACTACTGCCGGCAAATCAATGTAGACATCTTCTCCCGGAAGATGAGTGGCAGCCGCGGTTCCATTAATGCCGCGTGTTAGCCCGGACAGTTCACCGGTTGCTCGATTTACGACTGAATATGCTATTTCTTCTAAATCAATTTTAATGACACCGTTGATCGGAAGACCATGTGTATTGTCTAAAAAGATAGAACTACTATTCAATGTTACGTAAGAGATTAAGGTAGTTATTTGTACGTTTGGTTGACCGGCGATGCTTAATCCATAATTACTATACCACTGGTTATATAAGTCATTTTGCCATATATCGGAATTTAAAGGATATTGGTACTCGCTGCTAGCGTTGTCATATACTAACTGCGGTGATACGAATTGGTTTATAGTATTGGTATATTGCGCAGGTAAGTCAAAATCAGTTATGGTACCTAGATACACATCTTGTTTGGTGTACTTAAATATAAAGTCTTTAATTACAACGTGATATGGTTTAACCTCGTTTAGGTATCCTGACAAAAATTCATTATTATCTGACTTGTATACTTCGTATGGAAGTAATTCTCTAATTGTGTGAGACACATCGACTAATGAAGTCTTATTCAACCAAGGAGCAAAATTCTGATTTTCTATAGTCTCACTCTGGATATATTCAAAAATCAATATCAAACTTCTGTTTCGGTGTATCAATAATTCATCCGAGTATACGTATTCGGTTAGTGCCCGAACAATGTTTCTTGTTTCTTTATATGGGTATTGTTCTGGTAACAGGCGAGATGCCCATAAAGAAGATTTAACTTTTATAGTACCATTTTCTAGCCCTATTCTGAACCAAGAACCTTCGGCAGTTAATACGTAGGTTTCTTGTTTACCATTAGAGTTTGACGCAACCGAAACTATCGTGCCACTGGTAACAGTTAAGGTAGACAGCATAGCATACGACGAGACTTGTATGCTAGCTTTAGTGCTATCGCTGTATCCAGCTGCCCACCAATTAATGTATTCCCAGTAATCAGTAGTATCGTATGATTCCCCGGACTCAGTGAGTAAAGAAAATGCAGATTCTTTTGATTCGGTGATAGGATCCTGCGCCAACACTGAATTTGCATACGACATATAATTTTCTAACGCACGCAATCTGTTATAGAAGAAACTTTGGCGTGGCCTAGCTAATATACCAGACTGCACAGCCTTAGGTAAAGTAGGATCAGGCACCACGTTGCCTAGCTCATTTGCACCCGATAGACTATCTAATAATCTGTTATACAATGAGTACGGCGTTGATCTTCTTCCATTAACTTCAGATGGTAAACCGGGTAAGAAATCGCTAGCATAATTTGTACGTATCAAGTTGTACTGATTGTTATCTACGTCATCATTCTCACCAGTTGCGTATCCTATATGAAACACAGTATCATCTGCATTAATATAGTCTGCGCAATTGTACAAAGAAACCACATTAGGAAGAATAGGAGTAAAATAACTAATGCCTGAATTTTTAGGATTAGTTATATAAGATTCTATTACAGAGTCTGATAAAGTTTTTCCATACTCCGAAAAAACTTTATTAGTGTTTCTTACCCAATAGAAATACACCGACTGAGTTGATCCAGTATCATTAACCGAATTTTCTACTGAAAAGTATACAGGGCTGTATGGTGTGCCTGATCCTTGGTATTCACTTGGCAACACTTTGCTACTGATCCAAGTATACACAGCTACGTCACTTCCTGGAAATAATGTTCCCCAATATTGAGAATTATAAGAGACGTTGTCCTGGTGATAATTCACATATCGTATATTCGTTGTATCAAACCATATAGTACCTACTTGGGCTGACCCCCAAACTCTACCTTTATTTAAAGTAGATGTGTAACTGGCTGGATCGACGTTAGTAACTACGTCAATATTTTCTCTAGCTGCACCTAATATTTTACCTTGTAATGGATCAATGTAATCTAAGTTAATCAACGTGTTATTGGTCTGTGCGCTGAATAACTGAGCATTATTGATTCGGTTTATGTCAACCACTGCGGACGAAGCCCTGTATACAGACCAGTCCTTAATTCCAGTTTCATTGACGTATGCAATGACTTGTCCATTATCATAACCGGGCCTAAAGTCGGGAGTGCCGACTACTACGCGATTATTATTGAAGTCTAATGCTGCTCCATAATATGGTTGATCCCCGTACTCAATATTTAATGCGTTAGTACTTTGTGCGTAGACAAATTTGCCCACATTCATCAGACTTTCGTTGTAGTTTGCCAAATAGTCAAACATGTAGACAGCGCCTGCATTGGTAAAATCGTCAACCCACTTAGTCGAGTTATTATCAAAAACAGTGTCATTGTCTAATTCATCATCTATAAAGTCGAATGTAGTAGCTAAGAATCTGGTCCCTACAGGAGCACTAACAATGAAAGAATCGAATTCGTTAAATTTAACCGTTGTTCCAAATTGAGTTCTTCCTGCAGTGTGAGGACAATTTATTACTTGAGTTTGTGTATATACATATATACCTAACTCAGTAAATGTGTTGATGTCTACGGTAGATATTTCTAATTTGGCGTTAACTTGTGCTAAAGACAGGTCAATTAGTTGAATTACCAGTTTGTTGTCTGTTGTCGCAGTTGCAGCAATATTAGTTATATTTGCTGTATTAATTGCAGCAGATGCAGTCGTGGCATTTCCTGCAGGAATAGTTACTAAGTATCCATTAATTAATAGTTTTCGGTCGACGGTGACATTGCAACTGTCAGTCCCTGTAATTAATCCGTATTTACCACCTGCGTTTGTATAACGGAATACTGCCCCTTCTTGATTAGTGGCATTTAATTCATACGGCGCACCGACTAGTATCTCAGATGCCTTAGATGTAGTATCTAAACTGTAACCAAAATGAACACCAATTCGAGGGGGTGTCTGAGTAGTTAATGTTTGTACTCTGCTAAATTTATTAGTGCTAATACTAACTATATCACCGGCAAGTAATGCACTTGTATACACTAGAGTGCTATCAACAATAGCATAGTTCCCGTCTTGTTTTACCTCGCCATTCACTGATACATAGTACGGAGTTTTTTGCACGTATGCAGAAAACGATAATCCACTAGCGGTTCCGATTGTTATAGGAAGTGTGCTTTGACGGGATTGTTTAATCCTAATATATCCAGTGCCCACACTTTCTACGTAAAATACGACGTTCGGTGGTATATTACTTCCAGTAAAGGTGGTACCAGAAAATATAACTGGATCATTTACGGATATCCCGGCACTACTAGCTACAGTAATTCGGTTGTTAGTACTGTTAGTCGCGGTAACTGGAGTCGAGATAATAGCACCATCGGCTACAGGATCATAAGTCAACTGAAATATAGTTGGTTGCGTCAGTGTAGAAGTGATTTGAGTTTCAAAGTTTTGAACAATCCTATGAAAGACGAATGTATAACCCCAATTATCTACCGTCATGCTATAATTTTTATTAGGAGCACTTATGACAACTGTGTCGCCGGTGTGGTCTGTTGCTATCGCATATCCAAACTCGTCAGTTCCCGTTGTAAGACCCAATGCATCACCGTCGATGATATATGATTGCTTGTATGTACTCTGATATGCTACTCCAGTGCCAGATCCCACTCCAGTAGCAACGAAGGTCACTCCAGGCTGATTAGAAACAGCACCGATTAATGTAAAATCTGTGTTACCTAATAACCAGATTGTATACGTTTCACCGATCGTAAAGTTTCCAGATACAGTTACTATGTTTTCTTTTCTATAAACATGAACACTGTTGTTCGTAATATCAGATATAAAAATCCAATTAGTATCACCGGACACAGCAACCGCACTTCCCCAATTAGTAACTCCAACTGGTGCTAGTATTGCAGGTTGATGTAGAACTAATCCATTGTAATCATCCGTTACTATTAGGTTGTACACAAAAACATTTGGAGTAACATTCGTGGGTTGCGATATTGCAAATACATTACTTGCGTATGAAATTGCAGCCCCAAATGAAGAGTCATTAGTTAGTACTTGAACTAAGTCATACGCATTGGTGATAGTATTGTACACGTATCGGTTGACAGTTCCGTTTGACTGGTCTCCGATCAAGTATCCAAGATTATCAGTATATGCGACTGAACTACCAAAGGTCAATGTTCCGTTACTCAGTATTTCAGTTTCATATTGATAGTTAATGCCTTTACGATAAACTGCCCAACTTCCATCATTATTCGTATCAACCCATACTGTATTTTTTATGAACTCTGAGTCCAATAACGGTAGATTAATAACATCAGAAGGTTGGTCAACCCTCTGCGATTGAAACTTAAGGCCAATACCATTGCCTGTTAAATTCCTGATATTTGGATCCAATGATAGATTTATAATTACCCTTTGTGAGTTGACGATAGCAGTAACTATGTAATATCCATCAACTGCCCCGTCAAAGTTTACAATAGCAAAAGTCTGATACGTATTCAAGTTGTGTTCTTTTGCAAAAGTAACAGTAACGGTATTGTTAAGATTATTCACTACATTTATTACTCGACCCAATGATACAGGAGTATATACTTGCCACTTCTCTAAGTAATTTGCTAGCCAAACATAATCTCTAACATAGAAATCATTTATAGGAACAACGATATTGTTCTTATTTACCGCAGTGCTCAACTGTGAATAGAAGTAAGACGACATCTTTACGTCATTGAAGTTAACGTAACCTGCGTCTGGATACAACATCGACGGAGTAGTAGCACTTATAGTAGGCAGTATATCAGGATCTATAATGGGACTACCGTAATTTACCAATGAGTTTAACGAGATTGCCTGTTGAACGCCGTTCAATGGCTCACCGTTCGTTATTTCAACTATCGCGGGATTTCCTGTCAGGTAGTCTTGATTGACTTTAAATTCAGCGAAATTATTGTTTAGTACTCCACCGAATTCGCCGGATTTAATCGCCCAGTTTTCATAAAGTTCATAATCAATGCCGCCCTGAGGTAGAGTAGCACCTCTAAACGCATTGACTGAATTCAATGTGCCTTTATTTTTAATTAAATTTTTATATACGTTTACCTGTGTTATGTCAGTTAGATCAGCTAACGCCATGTAATCTCTAGGCCTGTAACCAATTAATCCGAATCCCAACAGGTCGGCATCGTTTTCTAAATTTGCCCTGTTTATATCATAATACAGTGTACTCTCGTAACTTCTTGTACTAGAATTAGGTAACAACCCTTTTTGAATTTCATCATATTCTGTACGTTTCCATTCAAGTTCCTTGAAAATATTGCTTGGTTGAACTATTTGCAACGCGGTCCAGTATTTGTTTTTATACTTGACGATCTGTCCTTTAGTGTACTTTGAGTTCTTATCCCATTCATTTATATTATCTTGATTGTAGATGAAACCTGCAGCGGTAACTGTGCCGTCCCATGCAGCAGATTTGCTACCCCTCAAGAATATACGATTCTGCCTTAATCCAGTGACTAAACTATAAATTACATCATCAAATAAAGTAACATTATCGAATACTATTCCGTGTTCAAAATTGCTTATTTTAAATTGTGCATAGGCAGCAGTATCACCCGCATTCAACGGACGAACAGAAAACAACGTCCCGTCTCTGACTATGCTCAAGTCTTTAGATTGAATTGGATATAGATTCTCATTAAGTACAAAATTTGTTTGCGCTACTGTTAATGGTTGAACTATAGAACTTTCTTTGTTTATTTTCAATATGTTTGCACAGGGATTCAACGACACAATAGATCCTAGGTCCCATCCAGTCTGTGCCCAGTATAGGAATTCAGAAACCATTTGACTCCAGTCAACTTGAAGCCCAGACTCAAGTTCATCAAACACTAACCCAACGCTATCTAAGTATGCTCCGTAACCTGTTAAAAATTGCGCCACTTCTTGGACTGTGTAGAAAGTAGTGCCATATGGTATTACTAGGCCATCTGAAGAATAATTCTTGTATACATCAACTTCTAAATTCTCTATTGTTATGGTATCTTTGTTACCATTAATGATAGGTTTCAATATATTGAAGTACGATACAGTTTGGCTGTTGCCATAAACCGCATAGCCAGAGGTAGTTAATTGAACTATAACTCCACTGTAAATTACTTTCGCGAACGGTTGGTTCTCATATAACAATACTGAATAGCTAGCGTCTGGAATTAATAACGATGCATTTCTGCTATTCGCACTTCCCTTTTCGACATAAAACTTTAGCATGTTTTTGTCACTGAAGCCTGCTAATCTATAAACTAGCCTGACATCCAAATTATATAGTAGCTCTGCGATATTCTCAGTACCGTCAGATCCGACTTGCTTTTGATAATCAACTATCCAATTTAAGTAGCTAGCCTTTGATATACCAGATCCATATATTTCTATATTTCTAATATTCAAGTGGCTTCTGTCATTTACTAGGTATTGGTTAAACTCGGCATTATATTTGTAATTGTCTAAGTCTACCCCTAAATTAAAAAACTTGGCTGGCTTAGATAGAGCCAATAATTTCATTAAGTCGAACGGATAAGAACTACTGCGGCGATAGCTAAATTCTGCCGGGCTGCAATCACCTACTATCCAATCGCGCTGGAATATATTACTATCGTAATTGCCAACTATGGCTACGAAAGGAGATACTAATTTTCCTGCGCTATCAACTGGTAACACTTTCAATAGTTCTGGACGTATCGCAGATTCAATCACAACTGGATTTCCGCCATTCCAATCGATTCCCTGAGCTAAATCGTTCCATAAAACTAAGTTATCACTAGTGTACGGCTTAGCACCATACCGAGTTTCCCACCAAATTGGTTGATTTTTATACCCTAGCATCTCCCACGGGGTAGCATCAGGAGTAGAGGTATCATAGTAGTATTGATATATTCCTCTCCAGTAACCTTGTTGAATAGCAGCTTTATCAATCTTATTACCACTCTGTCTATAGTTATAAGTATATTCGTCTGCCTTATTGTATAGCTGGTTCTTATAATCTATGCGATTCTGCCCTATCCAATTCAAGAACGGGGTTTCATATAGTTGTAACCACTCGGCGTATGTATAATCAGTTTCTCTAAAAAATCCAGGCAAAACTTCATACTCTTGTACTGGGATAGGAGAGCTTATCTTTAAGTTATTATACACACGCAATTCATATTCCAGTAATACTTGATCTCTAAAATCAACCAATCGACCAGTCACTGGATTATACTCGCCGTACAATTTATTATAAGACCCGTCGTGTCCCCTGATAAAGTATGTAGGAGTTTTATAATTAGCATCCAACACAACCATTGGAATAAATGCAGGATACAATCCTAATTTTGTAGGAGTGTTTGGTATATAGCTACCATATGTTTGATTGTATTCTTTGATCGTAATAACGTCATTGGGTAACAACCCAAGTGTAACGGTCAATGTCGGTGAATCTTGACTAACATTGTAATCTTGATTTTTTACTAATTGAGTTACCGTAACTATGTTGCTAATAGTTCGTGTTAAGTATACCAGTACTCCGTAATAGTTTGAAGAAGCAAAGTCATACACTCGACTCAATGGGTAAATGCTACCAATTAGGCTATTAGCAAACGAGTATGTATTAGTGATATAAGCTGCCTTACTAGGCACCATATCACTCCAAAAGAAAGGACGGTCATTAGTTTTGGTTGATGCAATTTGGTCTAATGCGTCGTCTAGCATTGTAGCTGGATCATACCGTTGTGAATATTCAGTGTCGTCAACCGTATCAACTAATAGTGTTTTGAACTTAACGTATTCTCTACTATTGAAAGTCAACGAATCGAATAAATTATTGTTTGATGTTCTAAGAACTGCGCCGGGCAATGCTAAACCAGCACTATTTTGTATTATGCTTGTGCCCCATGGGACTAGATTACCCAAGTCACGATAATTGTTAGAACCGAATAATTCACCTGTTAGGTTAGGGTTATTATAGAAAATACTCTGATATTGCCCACGGATGTCGCCCACGTTAACTTTAGTAATATCTTCATTTAATGGATTATTACTCAAATTGATGGGTACTTGATAATACGCCGTGTTGCTAACACTATCGCTTAGTATTAAAATTTGTATGACTGTATTGATGTCAGGCAGAGAATTTAGTGTGACAGAAGTTGTATTACGGACATCATCGATTGCTACAACAAATCTATCTGCGCCCTGCAATACATTGTTAATATAAACTTGAACTGTGGGCCACGCTAAATCTTCACTATTAGGTATTGGATTTGCTGCAATATCACACACAAACAAACCAGTCGGAGCTAACACATCATATTCAAATTCGAATACTTGATATTGCGCACTAGGCGCGACTGCGGTTTGCCATCCCAATAATCTTTCAGCTTCTACCCTAGATGTATTATTGTGTACATACCCGGTGTTTACAAGTTGCGTCACTAATGTGTTGTTGCTATTGTACGTGAAAGAATCTATGTTAAGCGACACATCAAAACTGATGTTTCCAGTAGTTTCGCCACTGCTATATCGTATAGGGAAGCCTAAGATGGGATCATCTACCCCAGATCCTAATCCATATGCAAATAATTTGCTACCAACAAATGATGAATCTGTGTAAACATCAGTGTTTCCGAAACTTAAGTTGTTTTTGTCGAAGATATCGAACAGTGGCGCTTGATTTACTGTAACTTTTTGCTGCGATTTTATCCAAGTAATACCATCGAAATAGAAATCTGTTCCCTGATTCTCGTAACCACGTATTGCTACTGTTCGTTGATTCGGGAGAACTACACCGTCGTCGGCCTCGGTTAAAGTTATAACCGGCACTATAGAATTACCGACCTTTGAAAATCTAGCTACGTAAATTTTATTTTTTACTTCGGCTGAGGTGTCACCTGCGAATAGCACTCTAGCCCCATCAAATAACGCATAACCGTCTACAGGTGCTACGCTAGCAACAATAGATGACCCTGATTGCGAGGCGAAATAACTTGAGCGGTCTTCCCATGCAATCGTTACATTCAATACTGTAGTGCCACTAACTGCTACAACTTGTGAGTTCTGAGGAATAACGTTCGTAGAATCAGTTACATAGTAACCTAACTCGAATGAATTTTCAACCTCACTAGCTAACACTGTAAATGTGGTACTCAACGGCGACCAGGTAAACTGGTACGGACCAGTTATAGTAAGATCAGGAATCAAAACTTCTCCGCCCTTTGTGGCAGAAATTGTAAATTCGGTGGACGATATTATTTCGGATACGTAATACGGAAAATCAGGAATCACGCCTGAGTTAGGTGTAATTAAGTCAAAGACAACCAAGTCGTTGACGCGAAAACCTGTAGTATTGTATCCTGAGTCAGTAGTAAACACCCCGGTGACATTATTTCCAGATATAATATTTCTTGTGGGGGTGTAATTAGTTGAAGCTATTGTAGCTGTATAATCTGTGTAAACCTCTATATCAGGGTAATAGTTTTGTTGCCCAGCTACTAAGCTGAGAGCGTCGGCTGTTCTAAAATCTATGAAGTCGACCGCTGCTTTACCCTCAGTACCTGAGTTGAATAACGTTAGATTAGGGTAGAATTCTATAATAGGCCGTTTAGCTTTATTATCTTGAGTTGCGACTAAGCTAGCATATTGAGGATTATTGTTGTATTTTGCAGTGGCATTAATTACATCTATGTGAAACCATCGATTACTTCTTGACCATGCATTTTTGCTTATTGAATTTCTGGCAATTGTTATGTAATCTTGCTCTACTGGTATGTATGCATCACCTTCCCAACTAGCGGTATCCCATGGCGTAGAACTCCATGGAATGTATGTAGTAACCGTAAACAACTCAGGAGTAACCAAATCTTCAGTTGGGATCAATTCAATTGCAGTACCTACCCCCTCGACATAATAAAAGCCAGTTTTGTATTTTTCTGGAAATATTTCACCCTGGAATGATACTTTCAATCCATTTGTAAATATTACCCCGTTGTCTGATGTATATCGTTTTTTACCTAATATTTCGCTATCTATATCTAATAAATTTATCGAGTTGCTATCAATTAATTTAATAGTACCAACTTTATTAGTAATGAGGCTGTCTTGATAGTACAATGTATTCAATGGCGCGCTCAAGAAAGGTATTATTTCAATTTCACCAAATGAGTTTTTAAAGAAGCTTCGGCTGATCCATTCTGTACCGTATTCAGCAGTTATTTTTTGATTAGTTGGAATTAAACTCAACGGTAATAGCTTAATAATAGGATCAGCAGGATCCCCTACATATGTTACTTTGTATAGGTAGTCGTTTACATTAGAATAGAATCCTTCTTCATACAGTCCCTGATTAATATTTCCTATCAACGGTCCACCAGAATCCGATGCATCGCTCAAGCTTACTGCAGGGCCGTTGATAGAATTTGAAATGGAAATTTTATTATTGACACTATCAATGAACGTTATATAATATATAGTGTTAGGAGTTACTGTAGAGTATTCAGCTAATCCACCGAACGGCGTACCAGTAAATGTAATTGTGTTTCCTATTACTAAGTCTGCTACAGAATTACACGTTATCAAATTTCCTAGACTGCTAGTTGATATTATACTTATAGTTTTAGGGCTAACTAAGCCAGTATTTGTGTCGTACGGGGTAGAATCGAAAAAGTTAGATACGTATCCATTGTCTTCAATCGGGCCTGTGTTATAAAATAATACTGATAAATTTTCTAATGAGGTGACCCCATCTATTCCTGCAAAACCTTTTACTTTTGCACCGTTTATTTTACTAAACGGTATAGAGCTTACAACTCCAGTAGAGATATTTCCCGGTAAGTCATATCGTGATTGTGCGTCTTTAAACGGTACAGTAAAGGTTACTACACCCTGAGTTGCACCGTTATTGTTTACTCCTAGTACATCTCTAGTTTGTAGATTAGGCTGTGTTGAACTATAACCGGTTACTCCTGGGGCACCCTGTATCCAAAATCCAGAATTTTGATTCACTGAGAATGTATAGGTTCCTCCGCGCAGCAAGGTTAGTGTTGGGTTAACAGTAGAAGAACCAGTACCTAATATGGTATTAACTATATATCCGTTCTCTACATCAGACACAATATAATCATTAGAATTAAATACAGTTTCCGTAGACACTACTACAGGTGCAGGTCCCACTGGCAACCAATAATATTGATTAAAATTTATGAGCTTATCTAAGTTGGAAAAAGAATCCCAGGAGTAGAACTGACTTTGAAACAAACGGTCGTTATTATTGACTAACCCCCCATCCATCTTTAGCGCATCGATAATGCCGGGATAACTAATGAAATCCTTAGCAGTAGATTCATCAGGCTTAGTAAAAATTACACCGGGATCCAATTGGTAATCTTTTCGTACTTTGGTAGGTTCAGTTACATAATAATCTTTGGCATTAATTCCATAACCAAATTTACTACCAACAAACCCCTCAGTTTGAGTTGATTCAGGCTGAACTACCAGTTGATCTAGCGATGCACGTAAAAACTGAGAATTAGTTGGGGTTTGAAATATTTCAGGAAGAAAGTTTAAAGTTCGTATTCTTGTTGTCATAGTATATTACTTATCTTATCTGTAACTCTGCTGGAGTTAATGCCGGAATAACTAGCACATCGTTTGCGGTCGCTGCGTTGACAAAAATCTCATATGGCGCACACTTGATTTCATATAAATCACCAAAAGACTTTGCCGGATCGTTTGGAACTAACACGGCTGAACTAATTATCTCGCCTAGTTCAGTGTGAAGGTACGCACTCAACTCTGAGAAATAAAAAGTATCTCCAAAATTCCAATTATTAATAGAAAAATAATCATTCATTACAGATAATACAGAACTGCGCACTTCGCTATCACTAGCATTAGTGTTAACCGCTTTAATAACCTTTATAGTAGCTCTTAAGTTAGCTGACGCTTTAGACCCAAACAAAGGTTTAAATATCACACTGTTTAATACTACACTATCGCTTATCATTTTATAGTCATTTACTTTGCTATACAATTGAGTAAGCTCGTTTATTGTAGGTCTGAGTGGCATTTGAACTGTGTTAGTCGAATCTTGCACATAATTTCTATAAGAATCATAATATGATTGAGTGACTACATACAAATCTATAATGTTAGTAGTGGCAGGATTTATTCTCGTCGTGTTATTACTATTATGCCTATATTGAAATTGTAGTCCTTGTCTACCAGGCCTCATTATGAACTGCGGTTGTTCAACTAATACATAGTAAGGCGTTGTGTAGGTTTGGTCTTGTTGAGTAATGTAAAATTTATCCTCAGTGCGGGCATAAAACAACTGACCTAATTTATATTCGTATTTCACTAGTTCAATTTCTGTGTTGGTCGAATATTGATATTCCACATCTGCGGACGCTACTAGGCGTTCATGTTCCAAGGTTACAGGATCTTCAACTAGTTCAAAGAATGTGTATACACCAATATTAGCTGCGCCAGTAACATAACCAGTTACTGATTCGAAGAATTCTGGATCAACTATCAATGTTTTGTTATTCGTATCAATAGCTGCAACTTCCACTTCAAAATCATTTATATACCCGTCAGACTCTACAGTTTGTCCTATTATACTTATTTGCTCGTCTTTGGCTAAAGGATAATTAGAGCCCGGTTGTTTATTAGTAGCTAGTACCTTGATGTAGTCTTGAAGTACCTTACCGGTAAACGGATCATAGACTAATTTGTCTCTATCAAATGTGAATCTAGTGTCGCTGACACTACCAAAATAATATGCTAGTGACTTATAAGTTACTGTGTATCTATTTTGACCTAAACTCAAAAAATTAACAAAGTACCCAGGTGCATTGTACCTACTTAAGCTCCACCGATCTTCGACAATTGTTAGTGAGTTATCAAATATCAATGAAAAACTTTCTTGGTACTCCATTTTAAACAAACACTCATTGATTATTTCTCTTGATAATGAACTGTCAAATGACGGCAAAACTACAGTTATCACTGCACCAGTGGGTATGTAGCCGTTGATTGAGGCTGGTCCAGTGCCATTAGAAAAGTCACCATTTCCATTATTGTATCCGTCACCTATTACATTTAATACTGTAGTCCAAAAATATGTTCGATCTGAAGGGGACGCAGGACCGAATACTAATCTATTGTTTTCGTCGAAATAATACCCCGGTGGCGCTTCTACTTTAATCTGGGCACCAGTTGTTATATACTTGGCATTTCTAGTTGAGTACTCGCCTAAGGGAATAGGCAATTGCAGAGATTGTGAAGTATTATAAAAATACCCAGTTATTGAATTAGCGTTCACTGTGCTAGTATGCCAGTATACTGGACTTTCTAATATTCCCCCAATAAGTGAATATTTGGTATAATTTTGTATGTAATATTGATAAGCTCGGTTACTGCTTAATGCAGCGTTCAACGTACTAGACAAAAACGTTTTTATGTCACCAGTTTCATCAATTGTAAGAGATAGTACACCTTCAGTATCACTTTGCCATAATCCTCCGTCGTTTGCAAACGAATTAGTACTTGAATACTTACCCGTTGGATCTAACAAATCTAGATTTTTAGATACACCAATTGAACTTCGGTTGATTGCTTTACTCTTGATGATCGAACTATACAACGTATAAGGAAAATTATTATAATCTTCACCGTTCACCATACGGTTTTGCGTATAGTATCGAGTAGGTGCCCGTTGCTTTATTTGAGGGAGTGACTCTCTAACTTGCGCGTTAGAAACCGGAACTTGCAACTCTAGCCCAACAGTTAAGGTCTCTACTCTTCCGATTCGACTAACATATGAAAACGATACATTAATGCCTTGCATCTCAGATGAGTCGATTGTGTATGTCAATCCGTTGCTTGACCGAACATACGCTCTGAATGTCCCTACTGGAATTTCAGAAAACACTCCATCGCCGAACACATAACTTACTTGGTCATTGGTTCTAGAATTAACAGAGAATATATTTCTAATGCTCGATTCTGTCTGTAGGTACGCGCCTGCGTACACATTCTCGACTTCTTTCCAAAGCAGTGTTGTTGCATTGTTCGTGTTCAATTGATACAACCAGGTATCAGTGTTATTAACGCCTTGAATATTTACGTCGATTACTTGATTAGAAATTTGCTGTGACAAGTTGAAATCATAATTTTGCAGAGATCCTTGCTTAAAATAGAAGAAGAATCCTGTATTAGGGCTGCCATAGCCCAACTTGTCGTTTCTATACAAAAGATTAAACCTACCAGTTGGTGCAGGTGGTATTTCATATAGACTGTCAGAATCTACACTGGTAACACTCACTAATTCGAAGTTCATGTTAGTGTCATCAACTGCAGTTGAGAACGGGACGATCGGTAAAGTGTCTGCCGGAATTTGCATTGTGTACTCACTAGTAGTGACCCCTAACAAATCAGACACGTTCCCGGGACGACCTATACGCTGAGAGTTTATTAATGTTGAGTTAACGACAGCGTTGAATTGTTCTAACCAGAACTGATTAGCCGGATCATTCCATAAAATAGGAACATTACTCAAATTAACGCCGTTCAAATCTTCGATATTTTGAGTAGTTTGAATACTAGTTACCTTTAAATATCCCTGAGCAGTTAAATTTCTTTTCGGGGTGTATCCGATTAGGTTAGCTAACTTTATAACTGAATCGCGGCGCTCGGCCGTATCCATAAAGTTTTCTCTAGTATTCAAGTCATTGCGAAACGCAAGCCCCTGCCCCATGAATGCGATGACATCTAGTAATGCAATGAATTCTGAACTTTCAATATAGTCATTGAAGGTTTCTGGGTAATACAAACGAAGGTAGTCAATGAGGCTCTTTCTTAAAGTTTCGTAGTCGTAACTGCGAAAGTCTGCTTCTCGGAACGTTTGAAAGATTGTCTTCCAATCATTAACGCCAAACAAAGATGATTTTCTAGAACTTGTAGCCATATGTTTACTCTTTTAAGTATTTATCATACCTGAAACCGAGTGTTTTTTAGGCCTGTATTGCTGCTCTATTTGATTGATTATCGAAGAATATACTTAATAGCTGGGCGTTATTGAATGGTGATATTGATAGCTCTACTTCAATTAGTATTCCGTTTTCCTGAGGAAACGCTTTCACTGAATTGAGAAGCAATCTGGGATCTTGTGACGCAATTCTACGTATCTCTTGTTCTAATTGTATTTGCACATCTATTGTGTTTGGTTCAAAAACAAAAGACCACAGTGTAGTCCCGTAACCGGGTTGACCTACTTTTTGTCCTTGATGAATATTCAAAGCGTTTACAAAATCTTGTATCACAAGAGATTCATCGACTGACCTATATTTTCTACCCGAATTTATAGGTCTTACTATACTGCCGAAGCCGCCGTCGGCGCCGGCAGTAAGATTAGTAGACCTGGGTAAGTTTGCACCAATAGTGCTAAATCCAATATATGAAGGCATGATGTATTTATGTTATAGCTTTGGTTAATGCATATAGCTTATCAACCAATGATAACCAGTTATTTTTAGCTGCTAATATCGCCGGGTCACCTTTAGGCAGCGTCAATTCTAACCTATTGAATTCACTAAATGCAGCTTTTGATTGCTTAGAAACTAACTCTATGTCGGCGATGCGACTTGCTATTACACTACTCTGTTCTTCAATGGATTCCAATAATGCATCTGACGAGGACGCTCCACTGAAATTCGGAAGAGGTATAGATGAATCACCGAACACCGAAGTTATAGATCCGGTTATTTCTGATCGATCCACGGTAGATATACCTATAGTAGGGAGCTTAATTGATGCTGGGCCACCCGATGCTATAGCATTTATTGCAGCACTTAACTCTGCTGCTGCACCTGCAGGCAATCCTGATTTAGCCAATGAGGCTAAAGAATCTGATCCCGATTTTAATTTATCTAGAGCCCCGGTCACGTTACCCGACAATGATGCTAAACCAGATGCGGCGCCAGTTAAACTAGACACAGCACCGGTTAAACTAGACACAGCACCGGTTAAACCAGAGTTAATTGATCCGGCAGCGGCACCTAACACACTAGATACACCCTTTGTTGCTGCACTCTCTATACTAGCTGATAATGAAAGTCCATTATTGATCGCGCTAGACGCATTGTTTAGTATTCCGGTTATTTCTTTTGTGCCTGGAATTGAGTTTAGCGCGGCGGTGGATGAATTAATGATGTTTGACACTGCTTTAGCACCACCTGGAAGATTGTTCAACCCGCTAGCAGCAGAAGACACAGATGTTACACTTTGCCCAATAGATGTCAATGTGGCAGTTGCTGTTTTAATTGAAGATAATGAACTTGATACCCCACCAGTTAATTGACCAGCTGCACCGGCTAATTGACTTCCCACACCAGCTAGGTTAGTAACACTGTTTGATATTGTATTAGCTTTAGCTTGTGCTTCTTTGAATATGGCAGATAGATTTTGCGGAACGTTAGCTTTAAATGGAGTAAAGGATGCCGTAATTGCATTAAACGCAGATGCAGCTACGCCCTGAACAGAACTTACTAGTCCAGCTAAATTTTTAGCATTCGATTGCAATGTGTTGACTGCACCCGCAACTGATCCCAATCCACCCATTGCCGTTTGTGCTAAGTTTGCAGCCATGTTTCCCGTTTTGATAGCAGAAGCAACCGAGCCAGTGATTCCTGTAACAGCACTATTCACTGATGAAGCAACCGAACCCACTGCAGAACTAATTCCGCTGGTCAATTGAGTTTTCATTGCATTCACTGTATTTGTTAAACCCGCGGTTGAAGCAGATAATATCAGCCCGGTGACTTGACTTCCGTCTTCCTTACCTGTAATGACCCCCGACGCAGTAAGAGCAGTTTGTGCTTTTTGAAGAGACGATACCGCAGTGTCTACTTGAGCTTTGGTGTTATTGATAAATGACGTTAATGTCTCTGCCCCCGGAGCACCTGCGAATAAGTTCGAAGGTAAAGCTTTCTCAAGGCTAGCACCTGATTGTATAAGTTTGTCAGCTAGCACAGAGGATCCCGGTTTTAATACGACCCCGTCTAATTGAGAAGGAGATAAAGCCAGTTGTCCTAAGGAAGCAACTGCCTTACTTCCTTCATTAACTATTGCAGCGCCTTGTGCTACAGCCGAGGCCGTTGCCCCTGTGGCAGCCGAGACTGCTTGCGCGCTAATTGCTGCAGCGGTTGTGTTTGGGCCTAATGCAGTGCTTACTGCAGGTACGCTAGGTACAGTTGCGGTAGTTGTCATTGTAGCCACTGCATCTACAGGCGAAGATGATACTGCATTGTTTACACCTGCAACTGCGGCACTAGGTGCACTGGGCAACTGAGATGATGCACCTAAATTGACTTTAACATTCACCCCTTGTCCAGCGTTAGCCCACGGCGCATGCGCAGGTGCTCTTGATGTTACGCTAAGCAATTTACCCGGAGCAGCAGCAAACCCTTTAGTTTGGTCGAACAAAGTATCAGTGTGCGCTATTATAGGAATAGGAGGAACAACTTCTGGTTTAGCAGAAGATTCACCCGTATTCAAATTAATTCTAGAACCATTAATGTACGTAGTACTAGCACTAGCAAAACTTGACTCACCGCTAGAATTCATACTTAACGTACCGTCAACCTTATGCTTATGTGCGCCGACGGTGTATACACTGCTATCTGCACCTACTTTATGATTAAAGTTTTTTTCAGACTCTATGTTGATAGATTCTGCCATCACATTTAAGGTTTTCTTCGCATGAATATTAATATTGTTGTCTGCATGTAAATTCAAATCCCCCTGGGTGCGCACATTGACAGAATTGGTCGAATATAAATCTATAGTTCCTTCTTTTCCTAATTCAATATAAGATTGACCGTTAGAGTGCAAAATCATTAGTGTTTGCCCATTGTCACTCATTGTTATCTGATGCCCCAACGCGGTGCGTATTCGTATCAATTGATCATTGCCCACTACGTCCCCGTCATCCATTACAATAGAATGTCCACCGCGTCTAGAAACGACTTTAAGTGATTTAGCATTATTTTGTTTGATTGCATCGACAACCGAAGAATCGTTTAACCCACCTTCATATATGGGTCTTCCCGGTGTGCTAACCCCCCAGCCTACTCTGCTGGGAGCTTCTCGCTGTGCGCTACTAGTAATGGGACCTCTGATCGGATCTCTTAAAATTCCTTGCTGAAACATTATTCCCGCGACATAACTATGCACTGGTTTAGGAGCGGTCAAAAACGAAGAACTTTCAGTAGATGAAGAATTATTAGTGTTCATATTAGTGACTGGCAATGTCTCAGCACCACCGTAACTATTAGCTTCACCTGTGTTCAATATTACGCTTTCTTTATTGAAATTTCCACCGATCGCAGGCACCATTCTCAGTGCTTCTGGAGTAGGAATTGATCCTATGTAAAATCCAAAATTTATATCTCCGTTGATGAAAAGGCAAACAACCGTGGTACCTATGTCCGGTGGTGAAAACCACATTCCATATGATGCCGGATTCTGTTTATAAGTTCCGTCTCCGGTTTTTCCTGCAGTTGGTTGAACCCATCCGTAGTACGGTGCCATAAATGCAACTGGAGTCCAATTAGATTCATTATCAGGATCAATGCCCCCTATTTCACCTAAGTACACACGAATTCTACCTGCTCGGGTAGGATCAATGTTATCTTTAACAATACCTAGCAATGGCACAGACTTTACTGATCCACCGCCGACCCCCGGCTTTGATATCTTTAACTCACCGCGTGGCTTCCAAATATCTTCCATATTAATAATCTCTTCCTTCTGGTTCTACTGTAGGTATTGTATAGCCATCGATGTTATCTGTTGGCTCTGATGGCTGTGCTGCATAAACCCCGACTATATTATCGGGTTCGATGTAAGTTACCGGTTGCTCCGATACCCACCCTGCAGTTTTAGATACAGAAGCAGGAGACGATGTTGTTGGGGCGCTGCCTATACCTCTTCTAGATTCACGCAATAATTCATTTTGCGATTCTCGTTGTTCTTTTTCGTCGTCAACTGTATCAGTTTCCCACTTACTGTCAGTATTCCCAAATGTATTAATCACTGCATCTAACTCTTGCGTGAACTTTCCGCCCCTAAAGATGTGCGTAATCTTAGTTAACATATAACTAACGCCCTTGAGTCCCAGTTTCTTAACGCTTGATGGATACTGCCAAAACGATATACTATCGTTTATGGTCATAACTCCTGAATAGTTGTCGTAGTCGATTCCCTCTTTGAAATCTATTTCAATAAACACTTGTCCGGCGTTGGGATTTACAGTGTACCCGTCTGCTTTATAAAATTTGTTTACAATCTTTAATCTATCTGTCTTCGTTGTATTGTCATCAACTAAAAAATCTGGATCCCCTAATATTGTTATTTTAGCCGTCGCAAATGATTTGGGATCATATATATCTGTTTGGTACGACCCAGTAGATTGTTTATTTTGTGCGTTTAATCCACCTGTGCTATCTGCTGCTACTTTGACGCCATTCTGAGTTGGTATATCGGCGCCACCGCCGCTTGATTTAGATGATCCATCTGGGTTCAATACTACAGTGAAATATCCGTTGTCTATTTTTTGCTCGTAGTTCAGGATTTCAGAGTTTTGCCCAGTAAACCAGTATTCATACCTTTTGTGGGGACCGTAATACTCAGGTGACCTAAGTGGGTATGGACTCAAAAACACAGGAGTTTCGTACGGCGAGAAAACATATGTTATCTTATATGCGAATTTTTTTCTTTTTTCATCGTACCTTTTTATTGACAGGTTAACGCTCAAATTATACCAGCGTATAACTTGAGCGTCTTTATTTTCTTTTATGAATCTATCTTTTGTTTTGGCATCCACCCCTTGAACAGAATTGTAGTAAACTACATCTAACGCGTTTTTGAGGTAAGTGCTTTGACTTATTATCCGTTCAAATGCCATTTGAACGGAGGAATTAACATCAAACACCATTACTTTTTCTGTATTATTAGATTGAGCCTTTGCCGATGTTGCGTCATTGACATTGTTCACGTTGCCTGTTTTATACCAACCCCAATTCCACTTTACCATGTCGTCTTCTGTGGCTATTGCCGCTTTAGCTATTTGTTCTGCGCCGGGGCTACTAAAATCAACGGAATATTCATTGACTTCAGTTATCTCGTTATTTTGTAATCTATTCTTTTCATCTTCATTGAGTTTTCTTACAAACTCTTGTGCAGCTTGTTCGACAGTAGATGATTGTATAGTTACTTTAGTTTTTATTCTAGATTCCATTACTTGCTGAACCTTAGTTCCTGCACTCACTGCTTCTATGTTATAGACAGTAGCTCTTCCATCTATTTTAAATTTGACGCCAGTAATTACCATCCCGTAATACTTTTCAAAAATGCCGTTGGTATTAGGATTAACTACTCTACCGTCTGGCTTGTTATTTGTTGTTATTAATTCACCCCTTTCATCGTATCCTAAAAATCGCAATCCAAATAAAAAGAAATGTCTACTGGGATTTCTTATTGAACCCATGCCGGGAATTTTGCTATATTGCTGTATGTTTTCAGACGCAGCTTTTAATTTAGTCAACAATGAAAATCCATATGGTTCGGTGACTTGAAAAGTGAATTTCGTTGCCATACTCGCAGTGCCGGTTTCTTTGGGATTCATCAATGAATCTATTTTCAAGTTATCTAGATAATAGTCCAACTCGAATCCAGGTGCTCTAGGTATTGAACTAGAGTTTATTCCCCCACTCTGCATTAACAAATAAATTCCACTAGTATCACGCTTATTAAACAGTTTAGATACTTCTTCGATGCCTTGATCTTCAAATGTATTGAACACATCTGGGGTAACCATATACCAAGATAATTGATAATTATAACTAGAAAAATTACTCAGTGGATTAGGTCTGGGTAACGGTTTATCTTTCGTATTAGCTGATGTTTTTGCCTCTGATTTTCCGGCAGTAGTGGTTCCCGAATTAGCGGTGCCTGCGCCTGCTAAATTATTATTGGTGTCGTTTGTTTGTTCTAGTTGAGGAGAGTTAGGTATAGGGGTGTAGTTGATTGCACCAAAGTCGTCGTTTACTGCCATGTTAAATTCCTAATATTTGTTTCAACAAATCCATCTTTGGTATGTAAATACCCACACCAGTTTTAAAATCAAAATACGGATCTTTTAGAGTGTTTGGATTTCTTTGTGCAAACACCCACCACAACCTAGAGTCAGAGTACAAGTCATACGCTAACAAATCAGGTCTATATTCATACACTGGTTTAATTTCAAAATACACATCTGATGTAACCATTGGAATTGGTCTACTGATCATGATATCTAAAAACTTACCATTAACAATATCTGTGTTGTTATAGGGGCTCGTTTTAGGGTATAAATTATTAGCCATTACCAAATTCCTCCGGCAGCACGGGTAGATCCTCTCAATAACGCCCCAGATGCATAATCCTTCAAGCTAAATTTATTGCTAACATCACCCCGCGTGATGATAGGTATTGCAGAAATTTGTATATTCATCATTGTAGGCACGTAAGTAGGAATTTGTGTCCCGTTTCCAGTAGTTGGAAACGTAGCAGGAGATTTATTGCCGCCGGGGTCCAGCTGCGATCCTGCTAATCGAGCCGCTACCAAGTTCTGAGAAGTCTGTTTTGATTCCCCATTTCCCGATTGATTTACTCCACTAGGGGCAGTAGAATAATTGGTTGACCTAATATAATCGACATTAGCTGGTAAACTATAGTTAAATCCGGTTATTGCCACAGGATGCTCGTCTAATTGATACGCCCCAAAGCCAGTTAAGTAACATAATGGTGGAGGCGTACCTGCAGTAGGATTTTGGTCTTTTGCATAAAACATTTTAGTTATCGAACGGAAGAAGTGTATCACTGCTAACAAGTAATTAGCTTCAATTGTGGACTGCGCAGTAAAATCGCAAGTTATCATTACTTGATCCACACTGCTACTGCGATATTGGTAAATTTTATAGTTGCTATGGACTACGTCTTGAGAATCATAATGTGCTGCGTAATTGATCTGAACCTGCGGTGTATAAGGAAATAAAACCCCGTCAGTTGTCTTTAAGGGAGCTAATATCCCCGGAGAATCTCCTTTATAAAAATACTTGGCGCCAGGCGCTAACTGTAGCCGAACTCTCCAATCTTCCTTAAGAAATGCATTTCTTTGATCTCGGTTAGATGCAGATTCCTGTGCTTTAGTTTTTGCTGCCAATAATCCTTGTCGCGTGTCTAATGCACTTAGTGCTGTGGCAGGTTCTACATATATAGTTCCGTCTGGGTTGTCACCTATCCAAACTGGATTGTTGTTTTCATCTAGCGACCAACCCGGCATTAATTTTCCGTCGTCATCATATGCCGGGCTTTGAATTCCACTTACCGTCTTTTGGATTTGTATCGTTTCACCAGTGGAATCAATATTAGCATCTAAAAAAGCTTGTTCTTCGATTGAGGGTGTTCTCTGTGACTGTATTGTTCCTGAATCTGCTTGATTGGCTTCTAAAAACGCTTGTTGTGAAGGTGTCAGGTCTGCTGGTACTATATTCGCCGGAGAAAACACTGTGGGGTCTTGAGCCGGGTCTGCATTCGCTGCCAAAAAAGCTTCCTGTGCGGGATCCGTACCGCTACTAGGAGGAATGGTACCATATGCAGTTTGTCCTGCAGGCAAGGTTCCACTAGCAGTATCTGCTTGTTGCTGAGTATTTCTATTTACTACAGGATCTGAACCGTCTCCTGCTCCGGTAGTAGCACCTCCTCCGTTAGTAGGACTACCGGTTGCCGTACTTTGATTATATATTGGATCAGTTACTTTTGATAAATTAAAATTAAGTGCTTCTTGCAGGGCAGTTAATTTAGTCTGATTTGCGGATGCTTGGTCTCTGGCAGTAAAATATTGTCCAGAAATATCATCGTATTCAAACCTAATTTGTATCGAGGTCGCTGCCGGCACCTTCAACCCCGGCGCATCGGGATTTATGCCTGCCTCTAAACTTTTCAGACGGCGCCGTGCCGCAGCATACTTAGGGGAAAGAGCATTTGCAGCATCATCATATTGAACCTGCTGTGACTCTAATATTGCTATCTGTTTTTTCTGCCACTCAATAGACTGTTCTAGTAGGGTTGCCATAATATTGTTATCCTTATCTATATTTAGTCGAATAAATAGTAGAGTTATTTCTCCTCTTCCAACCCCATTGCTTTTCAACGACCAATGTGATATATTACATTAACTTATTAAGGATACCATGGCTACTACATCAACCAAACCCAAGAATTATTTGAACAATAAAGACATTCTAAAAGAAATACACGAGAGCAAAACATCATACTGTTACTTCGCTGACCCAAGTTATCATAAATATGATTTTATCATAGACACCCCGCAGGAAGCATTAGAAAAATCGTTAGAACTTATAATGCAACCCGAAACTCTAGCACAAGCCAAAGAAGCTAGAGCTAGCCGGTTAAGCATAGAAACTGGCACAAAGATAAACTCAGAAGACATCCCTATCACTGACTTAATGTTTCGAGTAATGACATGGGATCATATCCCGGTTTCACAAAAACAACCAAGAAAAACCTATAAAAAGAAAACAGCAAAAGATATTTTAGAGTTTGAACTTGTGGTAGAAGACGACGATGTATTCGCTGAATTAGAAGATCCAATAAACAAAGAGTACGTAGATGATATGGTACACGTAAAAGTCAATTTCCCTCCGTTCCAACATTTTAAAGTAGACTCTAACAATTCATTTTATTGTGTAGGAAAAAGCCATTGGAAAGGTGATTTGATCAATGGAGAATTCTGCAAGGATCATGGACAAATCACTAATAAATTAGCTAGGATGTATATCATGCTGTGTGAAAAGTATGCCATGAAGTATAACTGGCGCGGATACACTTACCGAGAAGACATGCAAAATAGCGCCATTTTGCAGTTAACTTATGTGGGATTAAGGTTCAATGAAGCCAAAAGCCAAAATCCCTTTGCGTATTATACAGCGGCTGTAACCAACTCTTTTTGTAGAATTCTCAATATCGAAAAACGAAGCCAAAACATTCGTGATGACTTACTAGAACTAAATGGGTTAAACCCGAGTTGGTCTAGGCAGAATACTAGTTCTACTTCATACGAAGAATGATGCCAAATACATTGATATTTCGACCTCTATAAGATTATAATAACCCAATGAGTAACCTTTTCAAAAAAGCAGCCGTCATGACAGACTTACATGTAGGCTTAAAAAGTAACAGTATCGTACACAATGAAGATTGTTTAAACTTTGTTCGATGGTTTATAGATACCGCCAAGAAAGAAAACTGTGATACTGCAATCATTTGCGGTGACTGGCATAATCATAGAGCTAGCATTAACGTCCACAGTTTGCATTATTCTATGCAATGCCTAGAACTGTTGAACAAAGGATTCAGTAAAGTATTCTTTATAACAGGAAATCATGATATCTATTATCGTGATCGTCGGGATATTCACAGTGTGGGTTGGGCTGGCTACTTAAATAATGTGCATATCGTTAATGACATCTACTCAGAGGGTGATGTAACTTTCTGTCCGTGGTTAGTTGGTGATGAACTCAAAAAAGTAAAAAAGATCAAATCGAAGTATACATTTGGTCATTTTGAACTACCCAATTTCTACATGAATGCCCAAGTATTAATGCCCGAACATGAGGGGTCTATTACCGTCAACGATTTCAAGAATACTGAAATGGTATTCAGCGGGCATTTTCATAAGCGTCAAGCAAGAGGCAATGTTTGGTATATAGGAAATGCTTTTCCTCACAACTATGCTGATGCCGGTGATGATGCACGGGGAATGATGATTCTTGAGTGGGGACAAGATCCAACTTTTAAGAGTTGGCCAAGGCAGCCTATATATCGTGTGTACAAATTAAGCGAAATACTAGAAAAACCGGAGAGCTATTTGTTGATTGATAGCCATGTCCGAGTACATCTGGATATAGAAATCAGTTACGAAGAGGCAAACTTCTTACGTGAAACCTTTATCCCTGAATATAAATTACGAGAAATGACAATGATACCCATAAAGGGTGAGGCAGTCGAACCAGGACAAAACAGCGACGGAATTAAATTTGAGTCAGTAGACCAAATTGTAATAGATCAAATCAACAATATCGAAAGTAAAAACTTCGACAAGAAAATTTTGCTAGACATATATACCAATTTGTAAATCGCATGGTATATCTTATTTTGGTGCCTTTATTGGGCATGATAGTGTATGGTGCCTTAACAAATAAAGGAAAGGTGTTCTTCCATATCATATTATGGTCGATCATAACAGTCTTGTATTCATTTTTGATTTGGATATGGTTAGTATTGCTTGATGGCATGTTTTGGGTTCAGTGGTTTTTTGGATTCGCTGTTATAGCTTCGATATTACCTGGAATTGCAATACTGGCGTTGGGACTTTTCACTACAAAAATTGAACGCGGAGATTATCTGTAAATGGCAATTATATTAAAAAATATCACTTTAAAAAACTTTCTTTCAATTGGAAATGTTTGTCAAGCAGTTGACTTTGACAAGAAAGATATCACATTAATTCTAGGTGAGAACTTAGACTTAGGTGGCGATGGAGCTAGAAACGGTACGGGTAAAAGCTCACTATTACAGGCATTATCATACGCATTGTTTGGTGTGCCTATCAATGACATTCGAAAAGATAACTTAGTTAACCGTACTAACGGCAAAAACATGCTCGTTACACTGGAGTTTAACGTCAACGGGGTCGAATACAAAATTGAACGGGGACGTAAACCTAACATTCTAAAGTTCTATGTAAACAACGTTCAACAAAAAGCAACCGAAGACCAACAAGGGGAAAATAAAGAAACCCAACTAGCAATCGAGCGTGTGTTAAACATGACTCCAGAAATGTTCAAGCATATAGTAGTATTGAACACATATACTCAACCATTTCTAGCGTTAAAGAATAACGAACAACGAGAAATTATTGAGCAATTGCTAGGTATTACGTTACTATCTGAGAAGGCCGATACTGTAAAAGAATTGCTTAGGAAAAGCAAAGATGACATCCTACAAGAAGAATTTAGGATAAAAGCGGTTGAAGAAGCCAACAAGAGAGTCAAAGAACAAATTGACAGTTTTAAACGACGCCAAGCATTATGGAAGAAGAAACACGCAGAAGATTTGGCTAATCTTGCTACAGATTACGAGGATCTAATCAAAATTGATATTGACCAAGAATTATTAGCGCATAAAGAACTAGTAGTATGGAATACTAAAAAGCAACAGCAAGACGCATACGAAACTTTACTGGCTAGGCATATTGCTTGGCAACAAAAACAAGAAAAAGACATCAAACTTTTACAAGACAAAATCTATGAATTAAGCCACATAGATTTCGAGGTTGAGTTGCAGGCACATAAAGACTTATTCGAATACACAGAAAATGTTAGGCAGCGCGATGAGCATCACCGTAAGCTCGCTAGCTTAACGAAAGAATTAGCTAAAGAAAAAAAGAATCACGAAAAACTTGAAGCTGAAGTTAAATTCCTACATGACCACAAGTGTTATGCCTGTGGACAAGACTTCCATGACAATCAACACACCGAAGTATTAAACAAGAAGGTTACCGCATTAACCGAAAGTACTAAGCAAGTAGCTGAATTCACCTCGCAAATAAAGGTGCTAGAGTCTAATCCTGTACAGGTTTCCGAGAAACCTGTAACGCATTATGCCACAGAAGCTGAAGCTGTGCGGCAGTCTATCGAAATTGTAAATATCAAAAGACAGGTAGAAGAAAAGACCAACGAAACTGATCCTTATAAGAGTCAAATGAGTGACACTCCCAAAGTTGAGTTAGGTAAACAACCCAAAACACACTATGATACTGAGACGAAGGCTATCGAGCACCGAGCTAAAGTACAGTCTTTGTTAGAAAAGATTGAAGTAAAGGCAAATGACACCGACCCATACAATGAACAGATCAGTGAGATGGAAAGTCAAGCATTGCAACCAATTAGTTTCGACACAATAAACACACTGACCAAATCTATGGAACATCAAAAGTTCTTACTTGACTTATTAACTAGTAAGGATTCTTTCGTTCGCAAAAAGATCATCGACCAAAACTTATCGTACTTGAATGCTAGACTTACTACTTACTTAGATAAAATTGGATTACCCCACAGTGTTATTTTCAAAAATGACCTACAGGTTGAAATCACAGAATTAGGGCGAGAAATGGATTTCTATAATTTGTCCAGAGGAGAGATGAACAGACTTATCTTAGGCTTGAGTTTTGCATTCCGCGACGTATGGGAAAATCTATACAGCCCAATCAATGTGTTATTCATTGATGAATTAATTGACTCTGGACTAGATGCAATGGGCGTAGAGAATAGCCTGGCAATTCTAAAAGACATGACACGCCGTCGTCAGAAAAGTATTTGGTTAGTTTCACACAGAGAAGAACTAGCAGGTAGAGTTCCTAGTGTATTAAAAGTAATCAAAGAAGGCGGTTTCACTTCCTACAGCACTAGCACTGATATGGAATAATTTTTAGTGCTTTTTGACAAGAATAAGTAGTTATTATGACTAGCCCACAAAAACAAAAAGGAAGCTCATTCGAGAGAACAGTCGCTAAATTTCTTAGCGATACTTACGGTGAGCCATTTGTCCGTGTTCCTAATTCAGGTGCATATGTGGGCGGTAATAACGCACATAGAAAAAAGTTCCTGGATGAAAGCCAAGCTAAATCTTTCAAGGGTGACATTCTTGCCCCTGATTCTTGGAATAACTTTAACTGTGAATGCAAAAGTTATGCGGACTTCCCCTTTAATTTAGTTCTTGCAGGAGACTGTAAAGTGCTAGAAAAGTGGTTAGAACAATTAACTGTTGTTGCAGAACCAAACGATGTAAACTTACTCTGCATGAAATTCAATAGAAAAGGAAGTTTCGTTTGCGTTCAATCCAAGATTACTTGGATTACAGACCAATTTATGTATTACACATCAAATAAATTAGGTGACTGGCTCATTATGGAGTTTGATCACTTCTTCAAATACAACAAAGACCTTCTTAAATTATACTCTGCTACTATTGACACCACGTCCAATACAAAATCTCAACAAAGACCATCTTAAATCCTTCAGGTATCACTGACACCACGTCCATTACAGTAATCAAAACACAAAAAATTTAAATTTAGGGTAATAATTTGTTTGACCGGGGCTCCTCGGTCCTCCTTGAATTTGTACAGGTTGTGCTGTGCCGATGGATCTGGAGTAAGCGCAATACCATTAGTAGTATTTATGGAGCAATATTGCGGAACACCGAGAAGGCACTCGACAAAGCGAACCTTCAATGAGTACATATCTAATTCTATCTTGCGGATATGTAACATGCGTTGCGGAAGAATCTGAACCCAAGGGTTGAATCAGATAGCTTCACTACAGTCTCATACTTACCTTACAGAGCAACCGGTGGCGCATAAAGTCAACAAAATAGGCGTTTATGCGGAGAATAGATGGCAAAGGATGACGGGCATGGCATATGACCTTAACCATTGGTAGTGCTTTTTAGCACTACCATGGCTTCCTAGCGGCAGATGTGTTAGAAAAGCAAGACCGATGTAGATTAAAAAACGTTATTGAATTAATTAATCTTAAATTTCAGAATGGATTAGATTATATAAAGCATTCTGAAACTACTAAATTCTGAAAAAATAAGAACGAGCGATAGCGAGTTCTTAGACGAACGTAGTTCGTCTCTCAATAGAAGTTAGATTTAAAAAGCATATCCCAGATAAATGAATAGTTACGGATATCAGAAGAACGGCAATTGAGTTTTCTTAGTGGTTTCTAAATTGTCTTCTACGATTTTGCTTATAACTTCTCTTTCCTTTGAAGACATGTTTAATATATCTTCATATGAGACACCACCTCGCATATACCAACTAAATTTTAAAGCAGACGACTTTATTGAATCTGCTTCCTCCTCCATCTGCTTTATTAAAAGGTGAATTTCATCTGGGCTAAGAGAAAGAAGCCTCATCCGAAAAAATCAGAAACATTCAACGTAAATTGTTGTTCATAGTTATGATTGCAGTCTGGGCATTTTATTTTCAATGGTTTAGTCTCACTGACTTCTCTTAGTTCTATGCTTCTGCTTTTTATTTCTTCAAACTGAATTCGGCTGCAATTTTTCAAGTAGTCTAAAATGAAATCTTTTTGAGTCACCTCGACGTTGTTTGGGGCGATGATCACTTCTATACAATTTGAAACTACATTGAACGTAGCTTCGTTCAATTTAGCTAACACTTCAGTCGAAGCTTTCATTCTTTCTTCACTGTCTTGTATCGAAGACACGTTTAATGCCATTCGCTGAAGTTCGGTTTGTGTTATACCAGTTTGATTAACATCTTTGTATCTTAATGGCTTGAATTTTATCTTTAACTCCCCAAAATTCAATGGGGTATCATAATCGCCGGCTTTTATACTAGATAGTATCCCACTTAAGTTAATTTCATAAACATTAACTTCCGAACAATTGGGGCAATCTGTACTTATTTCTAGTCCTTTATCACTACTAGCAGCACGAATAGCAACAAGAACCGCATCTAAGTCGATGTTTGGCATCGACCAAGGATCTTTAATACTAGGTGCACAACTTTTGATGATTTCAACTACGGCGACTCCGTTAAAGAGTGAGTCGGGAGTTTTCGTGGTTATCTCATCGATTGCAGTCATGGGATATATGGGAATTTCTCCGTTTTCAGGTAGGTCAATAGATCCAGTTGGGTAAAATTTACCTTCACTTGGTAATTTTAAAAATAATGCTGGCCTACGAAAATATTGGCGTAATGGATTGTTTTCTATCATTTGCACTCCTAAATTGGGTATTTTTGAAAACATAAATACATTATATTTATTTGGTATAAAAAAATGGATGAAAATATCGACACTGGTGTATTACGTGAAACTCTAGATGAGTTAGCGCGGAAGCTTAAAGACTTGAATGACATTATAGCAGGTTCAACCGGCGGGGTCGGTAAAGGATTGTCTGAATTATCTAGAAGTTTATATAATGAAAGTCAAGAACGAAACAAGTGGATAGAAAAAAATAAACATTCATCCAGCGCGGAAGATCAAAAAATAGCGGCTACGTTGATGGCCACTAGAGAATATGAACGTCAACTCTCTGCCCTAGGCATGGTAAAAAATGAGTTAGGCGAATTTCAAAAAGTAACAGCCCGGTTAACTAACTCACAAAAACAAAGAATTGCTGCAGAAAAAGCTAATGCAGATGCTTTGGATAAAATAGACAAAGATAGAACAAATCAAATACAAGCAGCCGAAGACCTGAAGGCTAGACTGAATACAATGGCTGCTAATAAGATGAGCCTTCTTATTACAGGGCTATCTTCGCTGGGTAGCGGAATCAATAAAACGTTGCTAGATAGTACTAGGGGACAAAGCAAATACGGTGAAGCTTTGTCCGGGTTTGGCGGCGGCATTATAAATGTCACTAAAAATCTAGGGCCATTGGGTGCTGCAGCTGGATTAGCTGCAGGCGGACTATTTAAATTAGTTGGTGCCGCGTTCAAGCAACAAGAGCAACTCAATAAAGCATATGAAAACTTAAGTGAATTTGGTGCGGTTGATGTTTCAGGCATAGAGGGTATGTTTAGTAATCTCCAGAACATGGGGATGACGATATCACAACTGGACAAGTTTCAGGGAATATTAAGATCAGTAGCGCCAAATTTTGCAACATTAGGGTTAACTGTAGCAGAAGGCACGAAAGTTTATGCTGAATCAATGTCCAAGATTAAGAACACTAATGTAGAAAAAGAATTAAGACAATTAGGGTTTACATCTGAATCAATAGCTAAAACTTTTGCCGAATATCAGGGAATGATGGGCCGTCAAGGCTTGATACAAGGCAAATCTACTGCGGTTATTGCAAAAGAAAGTGCCGCATACGCAGAAACTTTAGATCAATTATCGAAATTGACGGGCGAAAGTCGTGACGCATTACAAAAGCGAATGGACGCAGATGCAAATGATCTGCGCTTTAGATTAAAAATTCAAGAATTGGAAAGATCAGGAAGAACAGATTTAGCAAACACGCTGAGAAATACTGGAGTTCTAATGCAGGACTTCAGTGAAGACACGGCTGACGGATTTAGAGAAATGATAGCCAACAACGGTGACGCGGTTGGCGCAGCTAGTTCAAGACTAATGATAAGCACAGGTGGCGCAGCCAAGCAGATTGCGGAAGATTTGTTACAAGGGCGCATTTCTCATTTAGAGGCAGCTAGGCAAATGGCTGAAGCTAAAGCAAAAATGGTTGAAGGATCAGGTCCTTTCAACCAGATAGCAAAAATAAGCAAAGAAGCTGCGGCAGAATTGGGAATATCAGTAAAAGACATGGATGCCATCAATAAGTATCGTGGCAAAGGTCAAAAAGAATTAGAAGAAATAGAACGAAACCAAAAATTACAAGCAAAGGGAGAATTAGATTCACAAAGGTCAGCTGAGGTTGTTAGACAAATGACTGAAAGAAACTTAGAACAATCTAAAGATCGGTTAATCAATCTAGTAGGAAAGCAAGTAGTTGGGGCATTCGAGACCTTAATGAAAGTCATCAATGGTTTTGCAAAACGCCTCGCAGAATTGGTATCAGCGTTCGGTGGACCAGATTTTACTGATCTGTTTAAGTCTGCTGACGATATCAAAGCAGATTTATCTAAAACCTCTTCCGAATTAGATAAGACCAATAAACAGATTGAAAACATCAATTCTGCTAGAGACAAGTATATACAAAAAGATAAAGAGTTGCTAGAAAAAGACACACACATTCGAGAATTGGAAGTCCAATACAGCAACGAAACTAATAAGGAAAAGAAAAAAGAATTAAACGATCAGCTAAGGCAATCAAGAATAGACCGTGCTACGCTAGATGCAGAGGCAAAGCAAGCACGCCAAGATTTTAATAAACGAACCACTCTTCTACCTAAACTAGAATCTGATAGAGCAAAACTTCAAAAGCAACAATCAGAGCAAAAATCAAAATTAGAACAATTAGGCGAAGTGTCAAGCGCAGAGAAAGAGTCTCCTGAAGTTAAAAAATTAAAATTAGAAGTAGAAAACTTAGCTGACGAACGTGAAAAAATCAGTAGCGTCATAGAAGATAAGTCCAAATTATTGTTAAATCAAACTCTAGCAAAATTAAAATTGTCAGAGGACGATTTATCTGACACTGAAAAACGTAAGAAATTTGACGATGCATATGCTGAGGCTAAAAAGAAGTATATGGATCGTAGGGCAGAGATAGATCAAAGATTAATAAAAATCGGCGAAGAAAAAGCTAAGTTAGGTCTAGATGAAGTAAATCGAGCAATAGCCGCAGCCCAAGCCCCTAAACAAACAGCCGGTGTTACTACTTCTACACCCGCAGCACCCGCCCAGGCCCCCAAACAGACCGCAGGTGTTACTACTTCTACGCCCGCAGCACCCCCATCGCCTGCGGCCCAAGCTCCCAAACAGACTGCAGGTGTGACCACCCTTTCACCTGCGGCAGCACCCGCCAACACTCTATCTACCTCTGTCGCTTCCCCCAACGGCGCGATGGCTATAGGCAGCAAATCATTAGACGCAACGGCCGAAAAGCCAGCTGGGTCAGTAGACCGGCTTCTGGACTTAATTGGTAAAAATGAATCAGGTGGAAACTATAATATATTAGTGGGCGGAAAAACTGCTAATTTGACAAGCATGTCATTAGCGGAAGTTTTGGAGCTTCAGGATCAAATGTTAGCAAAGGGCCACGAAAGCACTGCAGTTGGAAAATATCAAATAATTAAGAAAACGTTATTGGGTACCATGAAGGCAGCTGGGGTATCAATGGATGACAAATTTGATGCTTCTACCCAAGACAAATTAGCAATTGAATTACTGAATCGGAGAGGTTTAGGGAAGTACACTGACAAAAAACTTGATGCGGAGCAATTTGCTGATAACTTATCCAAAGAATGGGCCAGTTTACCATATAGAACTGGTAAAAGTTATTATGCTGGAGTTGGATCCAATGCATCTCATATATCTAGACCAGAATTAATTAGTAGTTTGCCTGTTGCCGAGACAGGCGGCATTTTGTCTGGACCAAACTCAGGATATCCAGTTATGTTGCACGGCACAGAAGTGGTAATTCCAATGTCAAAGGACCCTTCTGCTATATTGAGTTCTGTGAATAAGTCTGCTCTCCCGTCGGATATCGGTAATCCCCAATTAGATAATTTAAG